CTTCTGATTTTTATCTCTCCTAACTTTTTCATCTTTTTCAGAAACCACAAGACCTTCTTTTGTGTATATCAAAGTTGAAGGAATACCCTTACGCTCTTGTTCTATAGACCAATCAGCTCCTCTTCTTTCTGCTTCTATTTCATTTTTCCAAATAGTATTATATGCTCTCTTTAGAGCCGGCTCATTATGAACTTTATTTCCATAACCAACTGGATTTAAATTTCTATTTAAATTATCTTTCCAATTTATAATATTATTTATTTTACTACCAATTCCTCCACCTTCTTGTTGTTTATTAGAAAATTTATTATCCTTTAATGGTACTTCAAATACTGTATTACCTGGAAATGTATATCTTGCACCTGGCATCATAAGCTTAGTATTACCAAGATTATCTATACCAACAACAGGGTGTTCAACATTTTTCATAGTTATATCTCTTGAGTTAATTTCAAGCCATGGTTCATGTTGATCTACACTTCCTTTTTTATATCCGTTCTTGCTGTATTTTTTCATTATCTAAAAGATGTGTTAAGTTTTGTATTTGTTAATTTAAGAATCATTTTTTTATCTTCAGGTAAATAATGTTCTACTATTTCACCTTCTACCATTTCTATATAATCTAATTCAGGAGCTCTTCTTAAAAGTATTTTATGAGCATAATGTCTAAACTTTTTTTGTTCTTCATTTACTTTTTGATAATCTAAATTTTGTTGATTTAGTGATTTATGATATCCGTCTAGATCTGTAATAAATTGTGTTCTTGCTACATTTCTATTATCTGTAATATCCCAAAATTGATTAAATCTAAATTTATTTTCTATTTTAGAAAAAGCAATTTGATATGCATTAGTAGCTACATCATAAAAAGGATACTGTGTTAAAGTTGCAAGACTTTCTAAATTTAATTTTAATAATCCTGAAATTTGTTCTGTGTTATAAATAATAGCTTCATTAAAGTTATGATTTTTAACATGATATCTATCTTCACATCTAGTATCACTTGGTTCACCTAAATCAGTTGTAGGTGTATCATAGTTTCCAATATCTATTGCTAACTGTTGAAGATATTTATAAGACTCAAGTTGATATTCTACACTTCTTAATGTTTCTACACTTTGTCCAACAGATGCTACATATTCTATTTCCCAAGGATAAGCTTTATCATAATAGTTAGCAAATAAATCACATCTAGCATTATGCTTCCAAATTCCACCACACATAAAACTGGCATCCATAGATATTTCACCATCATAAATACACATTCTAGGATTAGGATTAATATAATCTGAATATCCAACTTCTATAAGATCATCACATTCACCAGTTTCTGTAAGAGTTAAATTACTTGCATCAACGCTAATTCCAGGAGTTTCTGGACAATAGCATTCAATTTTTCTACATTCTACTTGATCAGGTCTACAATCTTCATCAGGTCTTGGATTAGTTGTTAGTACAAATTCTCCATCACTATTTGCCCAAAACATTTCCATATCATCAGGGCAAGTACAAAGTTGAGGTGGTTGACATGCAGCTAATTGTAATTGTTCTCCTAGCTGTAGTATATTATTCATTCCTAAATGCCACTGATTAAGTCCTAATTGTCCTGTAACACCATCCATATCTACATTACTATATCCTGGATTTTCTGAAGAAGACACGTCATCAACATCAATAAAAACTGAATGAATTTCACAAGGAACTTCTGTACCATCTGGTAATGTATGTGTACCACCTTGATAATCACTAAAATTACCACCAACATTTTGTGTACTATCAGATACAACAATTGCTATTTGTTTATATCCAAATAAACCTGTTCTATCTCCTAATGCACTATTTGCTGGATATTTTAATGTAGCATCTAAAATATCTACTGCTAAACTACCACTTGTGCCTCCATCTGCATTAGGCATATATTGTCCCCAGTCTCCACCATCAGCATATGCGTCATTTGACATCCCTATATTCCATCTTTCATCAATAGAATTTTCTGTTGGTATATTAGTATTAGCATCATCACAATAATTTAGAATACAAAATCCTCCTGGAAATGGAAAATTTTCAGACACTTGATCATATATTGGTAATGCTGCTGCTACATTTTCTGCAGGTAAATCATCTGCAAATGTATATAATCTTTGTGCATGTGGAGTACGTACTGCGCTATTAGGAACGTCAGAAGTAGGACTATTCCAATTACCCCAACCTATTTGAACATATCCTGCAAGCATTGCGTCTTCATATTGATCAACAAATGCATTAAGGAAAGTTCTTTGATTATCAATAGCACAAACACCACCTGAGCAAACACTAGAACCTGTTGAACCAGAAGTATCAATTGCAAGTACAAGATCTATTAAACATTCTGATCTTGCTAATTCAGCTGTTCCTGCTTCTTGTGTAACAACATTATTAACAGCTTCAACTGTACTAGATATGTCTTGAATACATTGATCGGTTTCTGAATCATAACTCCATCCTTCTGGACAATATGCCTCATTATTAAGTTTATCTTCTATTGACTGAGTTGTAAGAAAATGATTTAAACTTGGTAATGCAAGTTCTGGATGCCAATCATGGAATGAAATAAATGATTGAGATTTTGGATCATAACTTACAGTCCATGATACATCTTTAAAGTATTCACTATCTCCTAACTCAATTGGATATGTGCTATCTGTTAATGTAACATCTTTACAGTTTATTGTACTAAGATCTTGAAAAGCTCTATAACATATTACATCATATTGTTCTGGTTTTAGACACATTGATTCATCCGCATCTGTTTGATATATTCCATCATCTATTACCATATTATATCCATAAGGACATACACAAGTATCAACTCTTATTGTTTCATATTCTTGTGTAGGAGTTGTATCAGTTGGTCCATCACCACTACCATCAGTAGTATCACCATTACCAGTTGATCCGTCAGTTGATCCATCACTTGAAGGACCGCCAAAAGTAGATCCGTTACCTTGCTGACTAGCTGTAGTGCTACCTTGTATTGGTTCAAATATTCTCATATATTGTGCTAATACTAATCCTCTATCTGGATCACCATCATCAGCACCTTGAGCATAGTCTGCAACAATCATTAATCTATTGTTAGTATATGTTTGAGTAGGGGTAAACTCAACATAGTATTCTTGCCAAACATATTTATTATATACGTAATTACCATTACCATCTTGTTGTAAACTAACATTGTTATTTCCTTCTGCTGATCCAGCATCACTTACATATATTGTAGCTATTTCTTGACGGTTAATAGTACCAGCAGAAGCTGAATCTTTATTTTCTTTCCAATTCAATCCATCTGCTACATCATCACCCCCAAGAAAAACTCTAACTAAAGTAGCTTCACCGTTTGCTATTTTACCAGTAGTATTTGTTCCTACATCACCACAACCTCCAACAAGAGAACCTGGTGATTGTCTAAAGCAACATGGCTCTGCAAAAGTATTAATTCTTTGTTCAGTATCCATTGCATATGCTTTTTTAGGAAGTCTTAAACGAACAGAAAACGCATACGTTTGTCCCACTGTAAGATTAGGAAGAGCATCAACTGTAGTACCATTATCTGGATGATTTAAAGCTGCATCTCCAGTCCATAAAGCTGTTCCTGCAGGTATTCCAGCATAAGGCCAATCACCATTAGCACCAAGAGTACCAATTGGAGGTGTAGCTCTCCAAAAGTTTGGAGAATCTCCGGCAGAATTATTTTTCCAACCTGGTGTAGAAATATATCCTGTTAAACCTCCAATAAACCATGATGTAGTTGGATCAGGAAAAGTATTAGTACCCGCACTATAAAGAGGATTATTTACAGCAGAACAATAATCAGTAGGAGGAGTTACATCATAAATATTATCAGGACAAAATTCGTCTTGTGAACCCCATTGAAATGGTATTGGATCATCATATGGAGTAACGTCAGTTATAAAAAAGAAAGGTTGTGGTGGCATTGTTCCTCCTGCGCCCATTACATTTCCTCCTTCTAATGGGAAAGGGCCCCATGTATTAAGTGATGGACAAAATGGTACAGGTGTATCATTATAGTCATTTAGCCAATTAGTTTTCCAATTCCATGGTCCATTGTTAATATCATGTACAGTCCAAGGTTGACCTGTATCAGGATTGTCTCCTAGAGTAGTAGGATATTCATTTATAGGTTTTGCTCCTCCATATACTCTCCATCCAACATCTACTACAGAATTAGTACTGGGTTTATGATACCATCTAGGAACACAATTAGAATTAGAATCCCAATAAAAATATTTTAAACCCCCCATGCTATTAGCCCAAATTTGCTGATAATCATCAGGGTTTATTGTAGAAGAATTGTTATCAGTAACTTGTTCGCTTCCTGGTTGAGATACTGGATTATCATCATCATCATTATCAACAGGTACCTGTTCATCATAATAACCAAGAATAGGTTCTTCAGTATCTTCTTCTATAATGTTTTCATCATAATCACAACATGTAGGTTCTGCAAGAACTTCTCCTGTTCCAGGATGTGTATCTCCTACATCATACAATATATAACCGGTAGGACACTCCATTGTTTGCTCTCCACCACCACAAAGAGTAGAATTATAAACAAATCCTTGTTCTGGATCATATTCTATGCATTGAGTGTCAATAGGTGCATAATCCTTTTTACAGAAATAAATTAAATCATAATTTGGATCATATATGGATTGACAACCTACACCAACTACTGGGTTATCTGCATCAACAGTTCCTTCTATTTCTGGGAAGTAATGTAATAATGATGAAGGTAAGTATTTATTAAACCAATGTTTCATTCCATAGTTTGCAATATTACTTATACCTTGACCAGTATAATGGAATATTTTACCTTGAGCTTGTGATATATAATACAGTCCTGATGGTGTATTAACAACACTACGCATGCTTTCACAAGATCCATATTCATGAGATAGATCTGCATTAGTTACATTTTGCATTGGATTGCTAAACAAACCTCCGTCACCTATAGTTAACTTTGTTTTAAGATCTGTTGTTAATTGATCTACACCTTGGAACATTTGTGGAGCTAGATGTGGAAATAATATCATAGCACCAGACTTAGATATAGGTTTAACAACATTTACTTGATTCTTAAACTCTTTATAGTTGTTAGGTAAGAATACTTTCCAGAAATCTTTTTTAGATTCTTTAGAAGCTTGATTAGAATAAATTAATCTTTTAGGATAATAATCATAACATACTTCTGCAACTAATGGATCATAATCTCTTGGTTGAATAGTACCAAAAGTTATAAGTTGTGTAAAGAATTTATTTTTAGATAATGATTGATCATACTTATAGAAATTACCATCCCTAATAATCTTAGCATCAAATAATGCTCTTGTATCTGTATACTCTAACCAATCATAATGTGTTTTTCCTGGAACATCTTCCCAGTCTCTTAATGCAGTATTTATTTCTGATTCTACAAAAAAGTCATTTACACCACTACAATGAGTATACATATATTTACCGCTTAATACCCAAATACTAGGAGCACCACTACTTAACTCACCACCACCAGGATTACCACTAACAGCTGCAGATAATTCAGGAAAAAGACCTCCATCATCTAATTGTCTAAATGAACTAGGTATACCTCCGTTCATCCAGTTAAAACTTAAAGATGTTAAAGGCTCTACAAAACCAGACATATCATATCTTTCAAAATTTGCCCAATATCTTGGATAAGGAACATTAATTCTATTTCTATAATCAAAAGGATATCCATCTGGTTGATCATATAAAAAGTCCCACCAGAATGGCATTATAACTTTTTCTGTATATCTAGCTAAATAAGTATCACCACCAAAACATAAACGTGAATTAAATGTAGTATTGTTACTAACTTCAAGTTCACCATCTTCAGTAATTAAATTTCTTTTTATTAAATCATTTTCAAAATCTATATAACATGATGGTGCAGGTATTTGACGTATACCATCTAGTTGTCCATATTGATTGCTAAAAGCTAATTTAAGACCTACATAATGTGCAGAAATTGCTCCAGATAAATCTCCACTAGGATTTCCAAATATTCCAGAATTAGTCCCTAAAGTAAATTTAGAATTATCCCCTGCAACATTACTTGACGGAGTTAAATTTGTACCTTCAGTTTTAAGAGCAACTGTAGCAGGTCTATTAAGATTATTTATTTTAATATTTTGAGATAAATTTTGAAAACTATCTCCAACATATCTTGCTTTATCAATTTTAGCTCTATATACATCTCCTGTATTTTTAGTATTTAAATATAATCCGTGTGAGCTATATTTTAATACATAATCTCTATAACTAGAAAGATTATAAATAAGATCTATAATTTCTTGTCCGCCTGTAGAAACATGATTCATAAACTGATACAGTTTTGAAAATATTTGAACAAAGTTAGGTAGACTTTTATTTCTTGATCCTTCTTGTACAACTTCATCTTGAGGACCCATATGACCAGATGTACTCTTTTTAGCTTTATTATGAGCTTTATTCATATTCCTCATATACTTACCTTCACCTGCTTTTGCAGAAGAAGCTACATTTGTACTAAACGGCCATGCATGTGAATCCATTGCTGCCTCTGGATTTGTATCTTCAGTTGCATCTCCAGCAACTATTAAAGCAATGTCAGCAGGATTTCCAGCCGCTACTTGTTGACCTTCATTTCCATCAGAAGCAGAATTTTCAGTTTCGTGTGCTTCAACATTATCTTTAGCCATTTCCACCATATGTGGCTCTTGAGAAGGAGCATCTCCTCCACCGTATATTGGTGTATTAGCTTGACCAGGATAATTAACTTCTGCAACATCTGTGTCAGTATCAGTTGTATCAATAGTATCTGTAGTATTCCATGTATCTGTTAAAAGATATTTATCTGCTGTTGAAATACCTGTTACTTCACCAGTTACTAATCCATATATTGTTCCTTCTGCGCTTGCAACAAATGGAATAAAATCTACTTCTGCACTTACAGTTCCACCTGTTATTGTACCACCTGATGTTTCTGTTCCTAACGTTTTTACTGTTCCTGTAGTCTGAACTGTTCCACTTCTTTTTTCTGTACCATCTCTATCTGTAATTTCATAAGGTCCTATATTTTTACCAATAGATAATGAACCTCCTGACTTTTGTTTCTTAGTTCTTTTACCACGCATTTCACCTAAAGCATAACCCATACCAATAATGGCTGCAACAAATGCTGATATATCTCTTAATAGTTTTTGACCTGGATGTTTTTCTGATTTATAAAATCTACCTACAGACATACCTGAAGTTACACCATAACTTTTAACTTCATAAGGATTTAAGAAAGGTCTATTAAATGATGTTTCAGGTGAATGAAATGTAAATACATCTTTTTTTACATTAGCACTAGATAAAGGACCTCCTAAAGTACCAGGATTATCAATAGGATTATTAGTTGTTAAATAAGGATCTGAACCTAAATCATTAAATGGATAATTAGGAAATACACCTTGTATAATACCTTGACCATCTGAGTCTTGTTCTGGTATTTGATATTTAAACATATTTCTTATTATTCCTTTTGCTATAATAGATTTATGTCCTTCTCTAGAACCCACTAAAATTTCAAATCCTTTTATATTTGGAATACGTTGACCATAGTTATCTGTAGGCCAAACAATATTTTCAAATTCAACTGCTAATAAATATATACTTTGTGCATCTGATGTTGATCTATGACAAACATCATCTGTTTGTTCATCTGGCATTTTATGATGTCTTATAGGCACACCACATAAGTCTCCCCATATATCAGGTTGTGTAGCAGGATATTTTTCTACTGATTCCCAATATCCCATATAACCTTTACCAGCAATATAACCTCCATCATTTAAAGTATCACCAACAGTATAACCTGGTAATGCATCAAGTCTAGATGCTGTATTTTCTACTTGCCATCTTAAGTTATCACTATCAATAACATTAGAACCACCTACAACATCCATATCATTGCCATCTGGAGCTCTACCTGGTATATGATAAGATGAAGATTTTTCTCCAGTAGTATAAACAAACCTTATAAAAAATGAATATTGTTCATCTCTCATAAAAGTTGTTTTATTACCACCATTAGCATAATAATTAGCAGGATATCTTACAGATACCCAATGAGCTACTATTTCATTTGCTTGTTTTTGATAATTAAAATCAAATTGTGTAGTTGGTCCTTGCCTAATAAGATAGTCATTTACTACATACATCTTATCTGATTTTTCAAAAGCAGGAGTTCTTAATGGTAAAAACTCAATAGGCACACTTTCTAACTTCTGATCTATATAGCTTATTTCAATAAAAGATTGTTCTGTACTATACAAGCCAATTTTTTTAGCTTGCATTTGTCCTTGGTTATTACTAGCAATAACTAATTCAAAAAATTCAAACTCTTTATCTAAATTTGAAATTTCTAATGTTAATGAAGCTTGACCATCTTCGTGTGAAAATAAAGGTTGTAAATTAGATTGTCCAACATAATCACTTATTTTTTGTTCATTGAGTGTATAGGCTATAAAAGCTTGATATGATCCATTTCTTAATTGACCACCTTTTTTTGATTTTTGTAAATCCATACAAGGTATATCAATAAAAGGAGCTAATCTTACTCTTTCACAATCAAGTCTTAAAGGTTGAGCATCTTCATATATGACGCAATCAGATGTTGGATTACCGTCTTCATCAACAGGAGAAGTAATTATTTGTTTCCATGGTATGTTTCTATTAGAAGGTATATCATCTCCAAAACCTAAATTAAGCGTTCTAGAAGGATTTAAACCATCATCCCAATATATTTGCCAAGAGCAATCAAAATTCTCTTTAGAAGCTCCTGTAATTAAATATCTCTTATTAAAGTTTAAACATGTATCATTTACTAATGTAGTATATTCACATTTACTATCATCAAATAAAGCAATCTCACTAGTTTGATTATCAGTGGACATTACTATCCATTTATCAGCATATAAATGTATAGCACCAATAATTGTATAGGGTGCACAACCACACTTCCAATTAGCTGGCTCATTTCCAATAGATCCTACATCTCCTTTTTGTGAATTATTAACGCAGTTTCTACAATGAGTCCAAGCCTCCTTTCCTACCAAAGAGGTATTAGGATCCTTAACCATACCTTTAACAGGCAGTTCTGTATCTACTTTTGTAGTATTTTGAAGCTGTGGACGTTGTTGTTCTGCCATTATACAAAAATTTACCTTATACTAGCGTAGCTCTTAAACATATTATAATAATTATGGTATTGAGCTCTTCTATTAACTTGCCATATTTTTTGCATTTCTTTAAAGTCAGGAGTGTTCACAAATCCTAATGCATTATTTCTAGCAGCTCTTAATTTACCTTCTATTAATCCTAATTGCTGTGCAACATTTTCTCCATTAAATAACATGTTTTCAAGTATTCTTTGTTTAATAGCGTATTCATAATATTCATTACAATAAGGATGATCTAATACTAATAAATCTCCTTCTCCATTTTCCATAGCTCCTTGATAATTTAAATAAACATTTCCTGATTTAAAATTTGTTATCAAATGTTTTCCTCTTATTTCTGCAATATCTACAGCTTGTTCATTAATGTTAGGACAACTATCTTCACAAAAAGTAGCATCCCCACGTGCATGATTTTTTATCCTTAGTGGAAAATATTCACTATACTCTCTATATTGTTGAGCACCTATATTTTGAATGAGCATGTATTGCCCTTCATTTTTTGTGCCTTCACATGTTTTAACTACACATACATCTTTACATGTAGGGTCATCACAAGGTCCTGTGTCACCTCCATCTGGAGAAGGAACATATGCAGGTTGTGTTGTATCAACATGAGTTCCTGATGGTGGAGTGCTAACTAATTTATATTTTCCACAAACCCATGCATAATTTAAATATTTAAAATCTGATGGAAGTTGTGCTTTATTATGTTCTACTTCTATTACAGTATCTTTAGTTCTATTAATTCTTAAACCTAAATCATAATTAACTCTTATTGCAACTTTAATTAATTGCTGAGGTTCTATCATTCCTTCTAATGCATAAGCAGAAAAATCAATAGTTACATCATTTATTAATTGATCAAAAGTTCTGTATTTATGTGATAGTGCCATTATCTATTAATATTTTGTTTATTATCTGCATCTTCAGCAGGTACTTTCATTGTGTTAAATAACTCTTGTAATACTTGTTGTTCTATTTCTGCATATAGGAATTCAGGTATAAATATTCTTTGTTCATGTCTAACTACACAATCATCATCTTCATCACATGTCCATTTAGATATATCACCTTCAAAAATACCTTCTAGTTTAAAAGCTTCCCAATCAACATTAGGCATGTAGATATAATCATTTAACCACCAAAAATATTTTGTTTTATTATATTTAAAAGAAGTTGTTTTGGTCATTGATGTATATGTACCTGGAGAAGTTGCTTGACATTCTACTGAACCATCTATACTAGATACAGTCCTAATAAGTGGTCCCCAATAACCTTCTAAAAATATAGGAAGTTTGTTTTTAGATCTTTTTATTGTACAACCACTTTGTATACCTGTACAACATGCTTCTACTTTATCTACATCTATTAATTCTATAAACGGTAGAGATTGCCATACGCTATTAAATTTCATTAATTTATTAGCACTGTCTTGCCTTCTCATTAAAAGTTGTGCATATTTTTTTAACACACTATATAAAAATCTATCTGTTAAAAATGCATCTTGGTATTCTCCTTTTATTTGACCTCTAAGTCTAGATACCACATCTCCTATTGTTGTCATAGTATGAACTTTTATTTTTTATAAATATCTGCCACTCTTTTTTTGCTTTCCATAACAACGTATTTACTCCATTGTTCAGGATAAGTTTTAGCAACAGATCTTTTAAATTGCCTAACAGCAGTAAACTGCCATAATTCTCTATTTTTAAACCTATATTTGGTTTTTAAATTTGTATAAAATATTTTAGCAATTTTACCATCAGTATTTAGATTTCTATTTTCTAAGACTTTACCATACTGTCTAGAAAGTGAATAATTAGTATTAACACTTTTTGCAGCTGGACAAGTACCTATAAATAAATAACCTAATGAATCAGGAAGCTCAACACCATTTCTATTATCTATTACCTCTTTCCATAATTTTTCATTATATAAGGTAATAACTTTTTTAAGTTTATTATTATCTATATTTTCATATGCCGGATATTTTTCTTTAAATTCCTTAAAGAGATCCGCATTTAATAAACCAAACACCTTTTCTCTATATCTAGGTGCATTTAAATCTGGAGCTTTAAAATTACTTATCATATTACTATACAATATAATTTACAAAAAAAAGAGGACTAATAAAAGTTTAAACGTAAGAGATTAATCTGGTGAATAAGTTAGTTCACATATGTTTCCTTTATTATAATCATGAAGTTCTATAACACCTGATCTTTTAGATCCAACAAATTTATTATGATAATGCCAATAATCTGTTCTTGAAAGACTTGGTAATATTTTAAGCATAAACCCTGTACGTTCATTTGTAGTTATGTATTCTACTTTCTTTTTATGGTGTAAATGACCTGTAAACAAAGTTCTATTTTTAGTTATACCCCACTGTTGTGGAAACTCTGTAGCATAAAGTAAAAGTGAATTTTTAGTATTTACATCACCATGTTCAAAAGCAAAGAAGTTGTCACCCCATGTATATACTTTTCTTTCAAGATATGTTACATCCCAAAGTATATTAGGATCATCTATAGCTCTAGATAAAGCATGAGTTAAATGAAATGAAGATAATCTATCATGGTTACCTGGTATATATACAACTTGAAGATCATCACAATATTGTTTTATAAAATTAATACTCCAATATATTGCATCAAATGCTTGTGTATAAGCTTCAGTAGCAGTAGAACAATTATCTAATGGAGTACCACTTGTAGTAGTACCAGCCCAACTATCCATATTCATTAGATCTCCCCCTACTACATAAAATATTTTTTTAAGATTATGACTAGCATGTGCTCTTTCTACAAGATCCATAATAGTTTCTTCAAAATCTTTATCTATAGTTTCATTACCTTGTTTTCCAAAATGAATATCTTGTAATGATAATACAGCACATACATCTTTTTTACCTTCACTTTTAATTCTTTTAACTGGAGAGAATTTTTTAGGTTTCCAATTTTCAAGTAATTGCTCTATGTGAGCAGTATCATCATTCTTAAGTTTTGTAATTAAAGCTGATATACGCCAGTGATCTGACATTTGTTTATTCCAATATTGTGACAACTTCCATTGTGTTGTATCAATATTTAATATTTGTATAATCTCTTCTGGAGATTTAGGTTCTGTTTGAGATATTCCAGTAATCTTTCCCTGACCACTTTCCATATCATATGAGGATGTGCAATCATCTGTTGCATAACCCATATCTCTTTCTTCTTTTCTTTTTTCTCTTCCTTCTGCTTGTATTTCTTTTTTTACTTTATCAAATTCTTCTTCCGTTATACCTAATCTTTCCGCACAATATTCTGAATTCTTTTTCCATTTAAGTGCATTTTTTACTTTTTCTTTTAAACTCATGAGATAGCTATATTAATTAGTGCTGCTAATATATAAAAAAAATGTTAATAAAAAAAAGAACCCTAGATTTACACCTAGGGTTCAGAGCGTTTTGCAGAGTAAAACCAACAAAAAAATCTCTACGCTTCGCTTTTAATCATTACTGCAATCTCTTGTTACAAAAGACTGTAAAACTGATGCAGGATCAAATACATCTCCTTCATTAGTAATTGTAACAAGCTTTACAGCATATACAGTACTAGGACTTAAACCTGAAAGAGTATAACTTAAGAAGTCACCAGAAGCTAGTTGTGCAGATGATAAATTTCCTGTTCCAGGAGCATTATCATAAATCCAATCATCACTAACTGCTGAATTTTTAATCCATACTTGAATTTCATCTACCTTATCTAATACCCATCCTTCAAATTGTATTACAGCATTCCAACCTGAAGCTTGGTCAAAATACTTATCTGCTATTACAAAGTAAGGAACACCATATTCTAAACTAGCAGAACTTTGATGAAATAACATTAATCTTTGAATTGTCATCTCTACATGTTCACCACAATATCTTCTCCATATACCACCTTTAGTTTCAACTGACATATACTCTCCAGCATAACCAGCTATTGCACCAGATCCTGCACCGGTATTACTACCAAGAGCAACTATACCAACATCCCTTCCTTTTGCTACATCCATTTCTTTGCAGCAATTGCATTTTCTAACACATTCTGTACATGTTAATTCATCACATGGTTCTGGTAAAGCATGTTGTCCACGGTTGTTTGTATTATCTTTACAATCAGTGTATAGTCCAGCACCTGACATTTGTAAAGGTCTGTCTTTACAAGCACAAGGTGATGATTTAGTATGTCCACATGTTTTACAAGCCATTTCTTTATTTTTTAATTATTATGTGCAACTTCCAGCTGCTATTGTTTCATGTCCTGCTGCACCAGCTGCATTACGCCAATAAGGAGCTGAAGTATTATATTGTGCAACTTTTCTACTAGTACTACCTTTAGATACAGGATTATATTGACAATACCATCTTCCATTTACTAATTCATCATTAGTTACACCAGTACCACCATGAAGAGCTCCTGCTAATGTTGCATATGCTCTTTCATCTGATTTAAATTCAATTCCTGAAACATTATATATTCTTGAACAACCTGTAGGTCCTCCTGCAGATGTTGATCCTGCTGTTTGACAAGTAGTATTACTTGCATACAAGTCTACTGCTTGTCCACCATCAGTTCCTGTCATATGTCTAGCAGCTATTACGCTTGTTGCACATTTGTTAAATGCTGAGTTTGGAGTAGTTGTATAAGATTGCATTAATCCTAATACAAAGTTTTTAAAATCTGTATTTGTTGATGCAAAAGTAAAATTACTAGTTATATTAGAGAATAAATTAAACCGAACATTTTGTTTTATTTTAGTTAAACCTGTCATTGTATTATGAGTTGTAGTTGCTCCATTATAAGGACATGCAATAGGAGCTATAGTATCAACCATAAAATTAGCTAGATTAACAGGTTTTTCAACATTACCTATCATTACACCATTAAATTCTTGTTCTTTAACTCTTTTACCTATTACAGCACCATACATTTGTAAAGCTGTTGCAGCTGATTCATCTAAACTTCCAGTAATTAAAGGAACTAATGTAAATTTAAATGATTGTGAAAATTGAGGAACTTGTACGTGTTTAGAAGAAGCCCATGTTGAATGTGCAGTTCCATTAAATAAATCTACTACTGAATCATAATGATCTTTATAAACAGTTGTAGGTTGTGAAGCCCATCCTGCTGGTAAATTTGCACCAGAGTAATCTCCATTTGTATATCCACCATTAGTAAATGCTATAACATTGGCTGCAGCAGGTACAGGTAAAGTAGTACCAGATCCCCAATATGGAGGTAATGATTTCCATGTATCCCAATTAACTGCTCCTACTGTACCACTTGCAACAGTAATACTACCAGTAGCACCAGCTTTCATATCCCACATTGCTCTTATATATTCTAGATAATTACTACTAGAATTAGCACTTGCAGCAGCTGTATTTGAAACAGGTATATAATATACAGTCCCTGTCCAAGTCCTACAATTTTTTAACAATTGACCTTTTATATTTTCAAATTGAGTTTTAATATTATTAGCATCAACATCTGAAATATTATTTGAATCTACAAATACATATACATCTTGATCTACATAAGTTATTCTTGAAGCTTCTTGAATTGGAACGCTGAACATATTGCTAGTACCACAATCATTAGTTACCTGAATTTTAAATGAGTCTGATCCCCAACCATTAGCTGCAGTAGATGTATATTTAAATCTACCTATAGAATTTTCTTCACCTGTTGGAGAAGTTATTTGTTGTACAGTACCATTTACAGGTGATACAACAACTGACCAAGTAGGTGCTGTTTTTGAAGTTGTATTAGTTAAAATCTTAATATCTGCAATAACTGAATTTCCTGCTTCACAATAATATTGTTTTTTATATGATGAATCTGTTGTAGTTATATCAGTAGAGTCAGAAATAAACACCCCTTTACAATCACATGCATATACAACTTTATCTATTCTATGTAATGCATGATTATATAAAGCATATAAATAATAAACTACACCACGAGGAGAAGTTATAGGGGCTAAAAATCTCCATCCAGATCCTTCATTATCTCTAGCTATACCAGTTGCAGGATATAATTTTCCACCAAGATTTATTGAAGTTGTTGGATTTAAACTGATTGGATTTCCATATTTAACAAATACTCCATCTGCACAAGTTCCTCCAATTAATGCACCTTTGTATATAATAGGGCTATTAGTTGCATCAAAACCTGCTACAATTTCTTCTGTTGTTCCACCACTTGTATAACAAGATAATATTTGTGTTGCACCTCCTTCAATAAAAGGTAAAGTTGTTGCACTTGTATTGTAATCAGCATTTAATATTTCAGTAACTGAGCATGCAGGAGCTGTTGTAGTTATACTAGACTTAGGACAAGTTGATATATTACCTGCTTTTGAAGTAGTCTCAACATACACACTATACGTTGTTCCTGGATTTAATCCTTTAATTTCTTTAGTAAATGTAACAGCTGTTGTTCCAGGTCTTGCAGTTTCTATTATTGATCCTCCTGGATCTTCTATTTTAACCGCAAGTTCATAACCTGCTGTTATACTAATGTTATTTACAGTAACTGTAAATTTTTCATCTGTTGCACCTGATAAAACAACTGTTGGACAAGTTGTACTATTTGTAAGTGTATGCGTTTCTGTTTTAGCACATTCAGAACTACCGTTTGTAAAACAATAATCTATAGTTACTTCAAAATTACTTGATGTATCTAAAGATCCAAGTTCATTAATTAAAAATCCTTTATCATTAGTAATAAAGTTTTTAATTTTTACATATTTTACTATACTATTTAATGAAGAATCTTTAACTGTAATTTTACAACCTTTTGATTTATCACAATCTTCCCATCCTGTAGGTAAAACAGTATCTGTAAAAAATATACGTATTCCTGAAATTGTACCAGTAGTATCTAATAAACTACATTTAGCACCAAAAGTTACAGCACTACAAGTTGTAGGAGTTGTATGTGTTTTAAGATCTGTAACAGCCTCTCTAATATCCATTAAAGTTAACCAAACATTTGTCATTGATTGAGATACATCAGCTGGAGCTTTATACCAAGATGGTAAATCATTTAAAGTTCCTTTATCTTTACCTAATAAAGACTCTGAACTTAAATTTACATTAGGAGTTCTAGTTGACTTAAGAAGATTTGCTGATCCTCCTAAAGCTTGTCTAAGTTGACCATAGTCTGCTTCTAATGCAGTAAGTAAAACATTCATGTCTACTGGTCTTCCTTTTTTTGAAGTTAAATATTTAGGAGAAACTTTTGGAGGGTTATATGGTTTAGTTACTGCTGTTCTTTCTAATTTTGAAACTCTTTGTGTTAATTTATTTGTTTCTGATTGTAATTTATTTGTTGTACTAATTAATTCAGATGACTTTAAAGCAAGTCTTTTTAAATAATCTTCTACAGAAGCGTTAACTACTCTTTCTCCTAAAGCATTAATATACTGTAATTGAGAAGGTAGTGCTACACCTGTAGTTGAAGCAGTAGACGTAGCAGATGTAGTAGTAGTAGTTATAGAACTTTTTGTAACTACTTTTCCATTGTATATTGTATACTTACTAGGAAGTTTTATAATTTCTACTTTCATTATCTATTATAAATTACGTTAAAATTTTAATTTCTGCTCCTTCTGCTAATAACTTATTGTATTCATCATCACTAATTTCAGCAAGACCCTTTTCTCTTGTGCCTGCTGGCATACTATGACCATGTCCTGGATCATCATGAGTAGGTCTATCTTCTTTATCACAGCATGCTAATGCTGCACAAACCATTTCATATATTAAATTAAAATGATCTTCTAGTGATGCAGTTCCATTTGACAAAGTAGTAAGATCATGTTGTGACAAGTCATAATCATTTTCTCCAGCCCAATCTTTTATACATGCTACATTACCACTAACTTGCACTGATTCAATTAAATCACATAACTCTTGAGCTAATGTTGCTATTACTGTACTTATTGTATCTCCTGTGCATAAATCAATACAATCAATATTTGGACCTTGCCATACAACACATTCTGATGTTGTTGTTAGACATCCATTTTTACTATTAGAACTGCTATTTGTTGAAATCATCTTAATTCACTATATATTATAATATACAAAACATTTATTTAAACTACAAGTCCTGATAAACAAGATTACACTAATCCTCCTTTTGGTGGGTTAGTATGCCATAGATCATGAAGACCAACATCTGGTACATGATGATCTTGTAAATCTGGTCTAGCAGGATATTCTGTTATTTCACATGTTGTACTTGGGTTTGTTATACTAATCTTTTCTTTACAAGTGTTTATTTTAACTTTTATTAATTGTTGGTTACAGCTTCCTGTTGTTGTAAAACAAAAACAATTTTGAAGGGTATGCTCTCTATTCCAATCAGAACCTGCTTGTTTCATTTCAAAAGCAAGCTCTCCTTTATAATCTGTTTTTCCTATATCTTTTCCATCTAAAATAATATTATATCCTTCTACAAGATCATCATGTTCATCTGTAACAACAACTTTTATACATTCTGAATCATATACACAATTTCCATTTACAATACCACTACCACTTATACCACAAAAACTACAACCATATCCATGTCTCATACCCATTGAAAATGGAGCCTTTGGATCTTGAGGATGACAGTCCAAGCATGTACCTCTATCTTTATATCCCGTTACATATTCAGCACATGTCCAACATTTCTCTGTCATTCCTAATGCCATAATTGCTGACCACCAAATATTAGGTGTAACATCAGGATCAGGAATTACAAAATCCCATGTGCTTAAACTTGAATCCCAATCATATACCCAAAACTCACCATTATCAGATGCAAAGGTTGCTTTTACTTGAGCACCTATAGGAACAGCTCCATTAAAGTTTACAGAATTAAAAGTATCATCTGAAATATAAATAGTATGAACTACTTGTTGACCATCTGGTATAGGAATAATTGCAACAGTTTGAAAATAACTTTCATCATTATATGCTTCAAAATCTGTAGCAAGATATCTGTATGTTAGGTAAATTTTAGTAATGCCTATATTATTTAAACTAATTATATCAGAAGCAGGAATTGTTAAAGTAAAAGATTTAGTTGTAACAGGAACATTTGTAATACGAAGACAACTTCCAGGTGCTATTGTACCCCAACTTGTTCCTTGTAAATCTGCGTCTGTAAAAGCACCTTTATCACAATTTTTTATAACCCAATCAGGTATATCTTCTTTTAAGACAGGTGGGTATTCTGTAGGATAAGAAGCATTACAACCTTTATAATCAGTTATTGTAGGTAATATAAATTCTTCTGTTGAAAAAGTTGAACTAGGAGCAAAGACTTCACTATCTTGCCAATCACATAAATTCTTTTCAAAAATAGTACTATCTAGTTCTTCTATAGAACAACACGGAGCCATTCCAAATTGAACAGATCTCATTTGTTTATAGATTAGATCAGAAAACTTATTTTCTATATCTATTTTTTTAGTTATTTTATAATTTTCTTTTTGCATGATTAGCAACAACTTACATCACATGTTATTTTCTTTAATCTTCCAAGAGCAAAAGTATATAAATCCATACCTTCTTTAGGACTATGACCATATTCTACTTTTGCTTTTGCAGCATCAATCATAGTTCTAATAAATTTCATTTCTGATGTAAGTTTTTTTGTGGCATCGGTAGGTTCACAAGTTTGAAGATTTAAGTCACATAATTTTTGATAATAATTATTTATAATTAATGTGGTTCTTAAAAAGTTATATTCCACATAAACTTTATCATGTGGAGAAACACTATATCTTATAGTATATATACCATCTGGTAAAGCATTTCTACATTCATCACAACCAGAAATTTGAATACCTAATGCGCAAGCACTAAGATGTAAATCAAACATAGGTTTGACTTTTAACAATTTTTGAGGTGTTTCAAACCCAGGAGGTGTTATATATAAATGACCGCAATCTTTATTTAAGATATCTGCTGAAACATATTCACTAGTGTCTTTAATACTAAAAATATCACAATTAGATACACAATCAGGAATCTCTAAACTTAATATATGTTTTGCTGCCATAAGATGAATTTATTATAGTACTCATAAATAATATACAAAAAATGCTATTGATATAAAAATAAAAAGGGCAGGAATAAACCCACCCTTTTTAAAAAGCTATGATTATTTAACTATTATGAGTTAAATGAACCTAGATCTTGAATTGATACTTGACTAGCTGCAGCCCAGGTTTCAAGTCTTTTTAAAAGAACATTTCCACCACCACCCATTATAGTAGGGTCAGCTGCTTCACTATCTCTTGCAGCAATTTCATACACATATTGATCATTATCAAATACTCCAGTTGGATTGTTAAATCTTGGAACTGAATGTTTGATATAATATCTATTGTAATCAGTTGCTGTTCTAGATACTCCTGCTATAAGATCATCTGTTTGTTCAGTTTCTCTCATTCTAGCAAAGTCTCTATTACCAACTTTTAATGGGAATTGTCTGTATCTATTAGTTAAAATAAGATCTCTTAAAACACCTTCACCATGTCCAGTTGCCATTGTAGGAGCAGTAGCTTCAGTAAATGTACCACAAGATGTGCAAACTTCACCTGTTTCATCAATTACACCAGCAATAATTTTAACAGGTTCAGTTTCAAACATATCTCTAGGATCAAATGAACAATCTGCAAAGCTTGTAGTTAAATCTGCAACAGATTTAGCAGTTAAAATTAATTTACCTAAATAATTTGATGGAGTTGCAGGTTCAGCAGTTACAGCAGTATAAGTAGATAAGTTAACAGGAGCATAACCACCACCACCTGTAGTACTTTTTTGAACAGTTGCTGCCATAAATTTAGATAACAACGGATCTGCATCAACACCAAGTGTTGTGTTACCATTAATTCTATTAGCAATGTCAACAAGAACTTTAACTGGATCTTGATAACCATTCATTGCAGTTTTACAACATACATTATCAGATGATACCATTCTGTATAAATTGTGATTTAAAAGTCTCAACGCAGGTGATCCTTTTACATCAACTCTTATCATACCTAATGATTCACATGGGAAACATTGTCCCCATTCAGCAACTAATTCTCCAACACATGCAGTACCAGCTACAGCATCTTCATATGCTAACATATTAACATATCTAGGATTAATTGCTTTAGATTTATAAGTTTCTTGGTATCCTCCAAATGCAGGATTATTACCAACTGTGTCACTACCAAAATGTGACTTTTGAACTAACACTATAGGTTCTACGGGTATTACACCACTTGTAGCCTGTATTGATAGATTTGTTTTTGCGCTAAAGACACCTAATTGTTTTGCAGCTAATGAATCTGATCTATTACCAGGAGTATTATATACAATTACATCACCAGGTGTAAATATCTTTTTAAACGCGTGACCGAAATAAGACATAATTAAAAATTTTATGTGAGGACCATTACCCCCACTGGTTAATACAAATAAATAAAAAAATTGGTTTTCTATATATATAATATACAAAAATTAAATAATACTCTCTGTATATTAATTATTTTTTTCTACTGCTGCTGATTCTCTCTGATATTGATTTACATCAGTAATATCCCCTGCAAGTATACTAACAGCTTCATCAATTAATAATTCTACAATGTCATCTTTAAATTCACATTCTATATTAGCACCTGCTACATGTGTATAAGGATCTCTACAACCTTGAATTTGAATGTATCTAGGTTTTCTATAATATGTAAATTCAGTTGATGTAATATTAAAATCTTTTTTATATACTCTTAAAGTATTACCCTGCATAGTACAAAAAGTTTCACCCCATTCAAAATCTGGATTTTTATGAGGATCTCTCATTATAAGATCTACATTAGCAACTTCAGCTAAATATACTGTCATTGATCTAGGTTCAGTACAACAAGGAATATCTGTTTCTTTTCCATACTCATCTATTTCAAATTTAGTTGCATATGATGTAGTTCTTTTATATTCAAAGTAATTCTCTATTGGACCTGGAATATCATATTCTACATAATCATCAGTTGTATTTGAAGGTAATAAATTATTAGTAACTAATAATCTTTGTAAATCATCTATTCTTTTTTTAGATGCTTCATCACCTTCTTTAAACTGATTAGATCCGTGTAGTTGTCTTCTACACCAATCTAATTGGGCCTTATTAAAAGATTCAACAATTTGCCAGCATGATATATTATCATAGTCTTGACTATCAATTTTATTGATACGTTGCTTAAATTTTATTTGTAAAGTCTGATTATCCATATTAAAAATCTCCAGGTGTTTTTATATTACAAGCTGTTATTTCTGTATTAAAATAGTTACTATTCGGTACATCTGCAATAACTACAGGATTAAATGTTTTATTAAATGTTCTCTCTATATATCTATACATAGAATATAATACATCATTCCCTTTATCAGCTGTATGAGTAAATACTATCCAAGCATTACATTGTTTAAGGTTGATATTAACATAATCAAATACTAATACAGTTTGTGTACTAGATAAAGGAAATGCATTTTTAAAATCTGCCCATTTAAAAATATATGGTCCTAAACTTGTCTTTACCCCTAAATGTATTATACTCGCATCAGGTGCATTTTTACTATATGCCATTTATATATTCCAATATTGTTCAACTTTTCTCATAACATAAGCTAATACCTCATCATTCAATGGACTCTTTAAAAACTCTAATGCATCTTCCATAGTTCTACCTATAAGAGCATGTGAGTCAGTATAAATTTTTCCATCAGATTTAGAAACTATTATACCATAATAATTTGCATCTTTTAGTATAGCTTTTAATTTTAAATCTTCCATATTTTCCCTAGATGCATCTATAAATGTTTTAGCTGCTCTAACAAAATTACTTTCACTACCTTCACCATCTATAAATAAATCCATATTTTCATAAACAACATCATTTGGTGTTGAATGATTATATTCGCTACTATTTACATCAACAACTTTTGCAACATAAAATAATTTTGTAGGATTTGTATCATACAAATTTTGTAATGCTGCAACAGCTTTATTTCTTAATTTAACAAGTTCAGTTCTTGTGCCAGCTGTTTCTTTTACTTCATCTAAATAAAATTTACAACCTGGTCCCTTTTTCTTAGCTGATGCTAAATCTTTTGCACATATAGAAAATCCTCCAGCTTTAATAGCAAAAAGCTTTATTAAATCATAAGGATCTTTACCTGGATCTAAGAACAAAGGTTCATTACCACATCTTAAACTTATTTTACTCCAGAATTCATCATTATTAGGTCTAAGTAATTTAACCTTATTCCAAAACTCTGGATCATCTACTTTAATAACATTAGTTGCTAACATTTTTTCTAACTCTGCAACTGCTGTTCTAATTTGTCTAACTTTAGCTTCTCTTTCTGCTCTTGGTAATTGTTTTATTTCCGGAGCAAATTCATTTAAGCCAGTTATATATCTTCGTACACCATTTACATCTAAACATGTAAGTTGTTCTTCATGATATACATTATCATATAAAGCCATTTTATAGTTTTCTAAACCCATATTTTCTGCACCAGTAATATAAGGTCTTACAGCTATAGTTTGATCTTTAGTTTGTTGATATTTTTCAATCATTGTAAAATCTTCCATTGAAACTTTTGGTTGTACAGTTTCAAAAGTAGGTTCTGCAATTGTAATTGTTTCTGCAACTTCTGCTTTTATAGTTGCTTTTTTAGTTGTTTTTTTCTTTGCCATGATAAGTTTTTTTAAGTTTTTTAAATATAGTTTTTTTTAAAAATTTAAAAGAGGGATGCTAAGATCCCCCTTTCAAATTCAGTACATATTAGAATGAACCTCCTGTAACAGGATTCTTCATAACTATTTTCAATACCTTAGTCGGGTCTTTTACCCATACAGCAGGCATGGTTTGAGTCATATAAACTCTATAGCCATTGAAGTTTCCTGAAGATTGGAATCCTTGAGTTCTTCCCATATAATCCATAGTTCCATTTTGGTAGAACCATTTCAATTGATTATCCCAAGAAAGTTTCAACAAGTGAATGTTGTCATTTCCTTGATCAGTAATATCAAAAATTATAAATGAATAAGAACTTAAAGGTCTTCCGTCTACTAGAGGATTCTCAATATCATTAGTATGTAAGTTATCAAACGCTGGATTCAGTACAAATTGTACGTTAGCCAAGAATGGTATTACAAATGAAGTAAATGAAAAGCCATAACCCATATCCATACCAGAGCCTGTAACAGCACCAACATTATCAGCATTGATAACAAATGGATTTCCACCACCTGTACCACTATTAATCATACTAACATCATCTTTGATAGCTCTGTTAATTAACTGCATACCACCGATACCTGTTTGTACAACTAAAGATCTTTTTGGATCTGGACCATCTAATTCAACTTTACCTTGATAGAAGTTATAAAGTTCAGACTTAAACATATCTAGGTTGAATGAAGACTTGTTGTAAACTCTTTTGTAAGAGTTGTCTAACTGTCTCCAAAGACCAATAGATAATCTAATATCATCTGGACCATCTTGTTTAACTCTACCTCCACGTCCCCACATTAGGTACGTTTCAATGTCACTTGCAACCTTAGAAAGGTGTGCAGCTTCCATATTAGTAAGGAAAGTTCTAGAAAGATTACCATTGTCAAATGCTCTTCTTACATAATCAGGACCCATAATTTCTACCATACTTTCTAAGGAAGAAACAGATGGATCTACATCTTGATCAAAAGTTCTCCAAATCTCTGTAACTGGAATAGAACCGTCAGCATTCATACCTCCTTTGATCATAAGATCTGCTCTAGAAGATACTGAATAATGAACGTGTGCTTCAGCTCCTCCTACAAAGTTGTAGAATTCTCTGAAACCTGTTCCTGTTGTAAGATCTGAAAATCTTTCACCATATTCACCACGTGCAGAACCTTTTCTGAAGTACTTAGTACCTGCAGCTAAATAATCAGCTGACATTACACCTGTTGCAGTATTGTCATTGTTGACTAACTGAACGGTATAAATAAAGCCATCATTAGCTTGAATAATATCATCTGCTGTGATATAAAGTTCCTTACCATTGTATTTATCATAAGTGATGATGTCACCATGTCCAAATGCCCTTTTGTTTATTTTTATTCTAAACGTAGTACCATCTAAACCTAGCTCTGAATCAGCCGCCTCAATATTCTTTACAATGAAAGGAAGGTCTTGTGCAACGGGAGTTTGCCACTTATACTCACCACGAGCATTGTCCACCATAATTGTATTCTTTCCACCAAAAGACGCCATTTGATATAAAGGCATTTCTACCTTTTGAGCCATTGCCCATATATCAATTGGACCCATATCCATAGGCTCAACGTCTCCTAACATATTTGTTAAGTGATAAGAATCAACATGTGAACTAGCTTTATAGTTAGTATCACGTAGGAAAATCCCATTATTTAAAACTGGAGTTGCCATAATTGAAATCTATTTTTAAATTTGTTAAACATTAATTAAACTATATATTAAAATCTCTTAAATATATTTTTATTTGCTCTAGGTAGTGTTCTACCTCTCTTTGCTGCCTTTTGCTCTTTAACTGGAGTTGTTGCTCCTCCCTTTTGACCTTGGGCAGTTTTAAGTTTTCTAACTGTTTTTTCCACTGCTTTATTTTCTCCCTTCTGCATGATATTAGATTTATATCCCTTTGGATCAGCTAATAACCACAGTGCTTCAGTTATTAAATTATAATTTGGTTCAACAAACTGATATTTTTCTAACAGATGTCCAAGCAAATTAGTATTTTCTCCTGTTATAGATGGATAGTTAGGGTTGACTAATCCGTTATATAATAAAGATTGTGTTTTTCTGTCAATCTTTGTATCCCCTATCTTACCATCTTTTAATGTATTATATACATTGCTCATATATTTTTCAGATGCTTGTTGTTGTTGTTTCTGTTTCATTTGTTGCTCTTCCAATCTTTGTGCAACAACTTTTTCTTGCATCTTATCTAATTTTGGTTTAAACTTCATTGCTTGTTTTTCAAGCTTACCTAAGTCTTTCCAAATTTCTATTTCTTCTTGTATCTCTTCTGCATTTCCATAACCAGTAGCTCTTAAATAATCACTTATTATTCTTTCTTGTCCCGCTTCTGATTTAGGATCAATCTCTCTTACTTCTTCAACTTTTGCTAATGCTCCAAATAAACCTTTTAAATCTGTCCCACCATCTGCAACATATCTTGCTGCTATTTGTAATTCTTCAGGTAAACTATTGAAGAATTGTTTTGGTGTTTCTCTTCTTACAGCATTAGTTCTTTCTTCCAGATTGGCTTGAATTAATTCTTCCCAATCTTTTGGTGTATATTCATCAAGAGGTTTTTCATCATCAAAAGGAATAATTTTTTCAGTTTTTATTAATCCTTCAAATACATCTGCAATTCCTTCTATCTTTTTTCTACCTCTTTTTGCACCAGTTTCTTCTATTTCTTCTTCTGTTAAACCTAAAACTTTATCAACATCAACATCTGTTGTTTTAGATTTTGATTTTGGTTTAACATTTACAGTTTCAGCAGCTTTTTCTAAATCCTCTTGTTTAACTTCATCCTTTACAGGCTCTTCTTTTTTTGTAGGAGTTTTTGTTATTTCTTCTACTTTTGGATCTAAAAAACTTACATCAACATTTTTCTTTCTAGTAAAAACATTAGGTTTTTTTTCCGGTGTTTCTACATTTGTTTCAGGCAACGTTATGGAATCTGCTCCAGGTGCTGCGTTGAATATATCATCTAAATTGACATCTACCTTTTCTACTTTAGTATTATCAACAGTTTCAGTTTTATTTTCAGCCATGGTTTTTGGTTTTAATGGTTATATATATAATATACAAAAGATTTATGAGTAAACCTTAAAAATTTTTTTAAATTTAAAAAATTGTTCTAGTATATAGCTATCACTATTTTTTCTTCTTCTTTTTATCTTTTTCTTGTTTTGACTTAACATCATATTTATTTTTATTTTCTCTTGCAATTTGAAGTTGTGTATCTGAAATTTGACGTTGAGTAGTTAATTTTTCTCTTTCAAGATCTAATTTTTTTGAATCATATGATGACTTTCTAGCACTTTCTTCTCTTTTAAAGTTCATTGTATCCTGATATTCTTCTCTTTTTTGTATATCTTGCATTGCATCACGGAAATCACTTTGTTGATTTTGATCAATATCTTGCATTGCTCCATATCCGGATGCTCTAATTTCTGCAACCATAAGATCTTTTTTACGTTCAGCTTCATTTTCTTGTTGCTCAAAAGCTCTTTGTTCAGATTTTTCTTTAGCTTGTGCCTCAATTTGTTGTTGTTGCATTTGCTGTTGTTGTTGCATTTCTTGTTGTTTTTGAGCTGTTTGTTTATCTTCAGCAGCTTTAAGTATGTTAGATACTTCAGCAATTGAATCAGCTTTAATAAGATTTCCTAGATCATAGATACTTGCACCAGAGGTATTATTAGTCATTGCTAATTGTTTTAATTGTTCTAATGTTTGTCTATGATTTGTTTTTGTTGTACAGAAAATATTAAACTCTCTCATTAATAAATCCGTCCCATTCATTTGAAAATTTACTTTTTCTGCTTCACTAGATATATAATTTAATCTTACACTAGGTTTAGTACTGTGATAGTATTGAGAAAGATCTGTTCTCATTTGATGTACTCTAGGCATAAGATTATCTGAATGTTGTATAAAATACATTTCTGTTTGTGAATAAGATGCCTGTACAGCTTGTTGTACTCCTGTAGCTGTTTGTCTTGCTACTTCTTGTCCTAAACGTTGTGGATTAATACCAATAGCATCAAATGCTTGTTGTTTAAAATGATTAGCTAATTGTATTCTAGACATTAATCTTTGTGATTGTTCTAGATTTAAAGTTTGATAATGATTAAAATTTGTAGCATTTTCTGTATTAGTAATTGAAGTATCTAATGGTAACATACCAAAATCCTTCATTGCCACATATGCTTTTGCCATATTATTCTTACCCCAATCTTCTCCCATTGAATGACGTGGTAGTGCATTTTGATCAAACATAATAACAGTACCAAGTTCATCTACAAGTATATCAGCTATTTGATTATTAACCATATTATAACCAACTTGATATGCTTTCATTAAATCAACTAAAGATGTTGATCTAGTATTTCTATCTGAAAATACTCTTCCTTCTACAGGAAGCTTACATCCATATAATGAACTTTCTCCTTTAAATTGAAATTCTAGTTTTCCTGGTTTACTTTTATTTATTCCAATATATATTGGATTTACTTCAGAAGATGTTTGTCTCCATGTTGCAGGAAGATTAGGACCTATTTTAACACCACCCCATACTTCATTAATCCATATCCAATCTATATGTTCTCCAAATACTAAGTTATCTCTTGTTTTTTCTTTAAATAAGCTTGTATTGTATATTGGTTTTTCTGTTAACTTAAAATTTTCGTCAACAATTTTTTGAGTCATTTGACCATCTTCATCTAATCTAATTAAATGACCTACTTTTCTTTGACTTTTCCAATATATAGTAGATACCCTTAACATATCTTTTTCTCCCCATATATGTACATCTTCTCCTTCATTCAAAATCCATTTAACTATATCATCTCCTGATCTTACATCATTTTGCCAAAAGCTAACAAATTGTCTATATCCTAATGAAGGCATTTCTGTATTCCATTTATGTGATTTTGTTGGATCATAAAATGAACCATCATTTTGATATCCTTGAATTGGATATTTAGCGTTCTTAGCAGGATATATATTTTGTAATGATCTTAATTGATCTTCTGTCATAAGATATCCAAAGTTATCTACAACATCTGCAACAGTCATCATTTCACATTTACCTACGTAATTAGAATCAGATATATATCTTGAGTTAGGAGATTTTTGATAGAATGTTAAAGCTGGATTCCAAAGTTCAACTTCATAATCATCTTCTAACATTTTAAAATGCCAAAACTCTCTATCACAAATAAGCATATCTTTAAATGCTCTTTCTTCAAGCTCTTGCATTTTAAATCTTTCTTCATCAACTTTCATTTGATGTGATGCCCATTCTTCAACAAGACTTCTATAATCTTTTGAAAAAAATTCTTCTATTTCAGGAAGTGTTTTTAATGATTCAGGAGCTAATTGTTTTTGAACTTCTTCATTTTGTATATCTGCACCCATAGAATGTAATTTTAATAACATTTTATTACGTGCATCAGATAATAAATTTTCTTCAATAAGAGCTCTTTTAGATTCAATCATCTCATTATATGAAAGATCATCAACAGCTCTAAATTGAACTCTGGCAAATCTTTTAGAAAATTCACCTGATAAAACATTAACTACGTTTGGTATTATAGGATAAAATTTTAATTCTAAAGCGGAAGAATCTTCCTTAGTAAGGACATCCATTAAATCTTTATAGTCATTATCTTCTTCAACTATATAATCTGATTTATCAATAATTCCTTTTGCTAGTTTATAATTTTTTAAAATTTTTCTAGCATTATGTCTTAAGTAATCTAAACCTTGAACTTCTAACCAATCTAAATTCCATGCAGCCCAATCATCATTTTTTTTCTTTGCAGAAATAAATTGCATAGGTTGCGTTAAGCTAGCACTAGAAGGATAAGCTTTATCCGCTTTAGCACCTTTCTTCATTTGTAAGGCATTTAGTACTCTCATGTTTTTATTTCTTTATAATATACTTAATTGATACTTTTCCATACGTAGATATAGTATGCCAAGATGGAATATAACTTGTTGATGTAGTTGTCCAGTAATTATTCATTTATTTGATATTTTTAAAGGGAGAACTCCTTTTTTTCTTCTCAAATAGCTTTTTACGCCTACCTAAGTTTTTAAAAGGTCTCATATTTAATTTATACATTTTTTGTGATTTTTCCAAGTTATCCTTAGACTTATCCTCTTCTTTACGCTTAATATAACCTCTATTGGCTTGTTGAAGCTTTGCAAATGCTATTAATGCAGAAAACGCTACAAGTCTATCCACGTTTAAACCTGGGAAGTATTGCATCATTTCTGTTAGTAACATTTTATCAGGAATTCTTTCAACTCCTAGTTTTCTTTTTATCACTTCTCCATCTTTATCTGTTTCTTGATCTATCTCTTCTCTAAGAAACTCAATAGCATAAGATACTAAGTGATTTTTAAATAGTGTACCTGTATTTTTCCAACCATATTCTTGAAATACATTTGAATTAGATCCTAAGTCTTTTAAGAATACAATCTGTTGTTTTGGAACTAAATACTTTTGTTTTTTTCTAGCAATCATATGTTGAATAAAAAGAGATATGTTATTCTCTACTAAAGTCCAAGCATTATACCATTCTATAATTAATTCTAATTGTTCGTGTGTTTTATTTATATCATCATATCTACCACACCATGCAGCTACAATTTTATCACCTTCAACAAAAGTTTCTAAACCATCTGATGTTTCTCTTGTTATTTCTACGGGATTTTTATAAACAAATATGCTACATAAAGAATCTGATGTTGTTGTTTTACCTTCTGACACAGGGTCAATAGATGCATAATACATACTAAAGTTTGGATCCTTTACTGGTTTTTCCCATACAACTAATGATCCTGTTTTATCCTCTCTTTTTTTATTTACAGGAAATTCAGATATAGGTAGCTTGTCTGTTTTACTAGCTTTAATTCCTTTATCTGTTCTTTCTAATTTTACAAACTCATAAGCATATTCCTTTTCATCAATTCTTTTAAGTTGTTGTGATATTACAGCTTGAGGAAATATTGCTTCTTTTCTATAGGCAAAAGCTTCTGCAATATCTATAGGTTTCTGAGAAATTCTTAATTGATATTGTTCTGGTGTTAAATCTTTTTTCCATTGGGCTCTTTCTTCCTTTATAGAGTTTAATGCTTGCTGTAATAAAGAATTTCCATAATCATCTATATATGGAGGCATTGACCATTGTTCTGGTATAAATAAACCGCATTTACCTATAGTTCCTTTATCATCCATTAGGTTTGTTTCTACAGCATATATATCATTTCCTTCAGGATTTAATATCATTTGTTTTAATGGTTCGCATTGATCAAGATCACCTACTGATCCTGCAGCAATAAACATACCAGTAGTTATCATACCTGATGTCATTGCAGGTCTAATATACTCAAATGTTTGATCCATTTTAGGAGCAATACCAGCCTCTTCATGAAAGAAATAAGTACAAGGTCCACCAACACCTGTTGTTGGATTCTTTTCAAAAGAAGCACCTTGTATTTTAGACATAAGACCTTTATTAGTTTTTCTATTGTTTATTCTAACTTCAATTTTTTGTTCCCATAATAAAACCTTTTCTGGAGTACAAGGTCTATACCAAGCAGTATGTTCATTAAGAAATGTTTTATATTCATCTAAAAATTTCCATGAACCTTTATCATTTATATAGTCTTTAAGTGATGCACCTATTTTACATATAGATCCCTCTTCAAACCAAAATTGATTTAATACTTTAGCCATATGAAAATAAGAAGAAGCTATCTGACGTTTTTTAAGAATAGCCACATGTCTATGATGTAGTTCAGCTAACAGTTCATATAATGCCATATGATATTGTGCATCTCTAACTTTAGCAAATCCATACTTTTTTTCTTCTTTATCAAAGATTGGTAAAAAGTTTAACCACATATAGTAATCTCTAGTTAAATACCATACTTGTTTTTTACCTATATATATTACACCTTCTCTACATTTTTCTTTTTCAAAATTCCAATATTTAATATAGTCTTTAGATCTAAAAGGTTTATTACAATAAAAACCTTGATCATTAAATATTCTAGCCTGTTCATTAAACAGCAGAGCAGTACCATCAAATTGATACTGCCCTGGTTCTATAAAGATTGTAAGAAGAAAATCTATAAAGTCATCTTTAGTTTTAAATTCTCTATAAGACCATTCTCCATCTTTGTATGTAGGAATTTTTTTATACATCTTTTATTTTAGCAATAATAGTAGAATCAGAAAGAACTAAATGTAATTCATCTTCATGCATAAATTCAATTTCATCAGTCATAGCCATAAGCCATCTAACTGTATCTCCTATTTGAAGTTCTTTTGTAACTTCGTCTCCTCTAGCTACAATAACTCCTTGTGGAGGTTGTTTCTGTTGTGATTCAGGAAGATATATCCCACCTTTAGTAGTTGTCTTCTTTTCTACTGGTTTTACTAAAACCTTTTTTCCAATTGGTATTACTTGCATAGTTTTAAAATTTAAATTTATAATTGATCATAAGCTAAACCCTGACCACCGCGGACAGAGCTTTGTTGTTCATTTTTCATATCAGTATATGCTCCTTTAAAGGATTGTCTTATTTGATCAAACTTAGCAGCAGTATTAACTAATGCAGTTAAATTACCATCTCTACCATGATCAATAGCTGTAGTTTCCATATACCTTGCTAGTCTATCTAGCATACTTTTTATTCCCTTATATGCTCTATATGTTGGAGTTTCATATAATTCTTTACATGTATCTATAGCATGCCTTATAGCTCCATCTTCTGATGATTCTTCAAATCCTATTTCTTCTATAATAAGATCTTCTTTTTCATGTTCAGGAAGATTAAAAAAAGGATTTAAATCAGGGTCAGGACATGTCATATAAAATACATATTGGTATACAGATAAATATGTATCTGGATATTTTTCCATAATATTTTTTAAAGACTTTAATGTGTAACAATGTTCACTAGGAACAACCTTACCATTTTGTATATCAAATAATTTTATTAGCATATTGGGTTATCTTTTAACCACATTATAAGACTTTGTACTTCATCTTTTAAATATGGTAAATTATACATTTTAATTTCTTTTATTATAGGTTCTCCTTGATCATTATATTTGTTTATTGGATATCCAAATTTATCATCTTTTTCTTTTTCAAATATAACATGTTGAACTGTTAACTCTCCTATTTTAAGTTTAGGATTATGTTTTTTAATAACATAAGCATATAAACTTAATTGAAGATTATAATGTTTAAGATTGCAATCATCTAAATGACTAACAGGATTATACATTTTTGATGTTATACCTTCCCAATTAGTAAATCCTTTTTGTTTTATTTCTTTGTTAGTTTTATAATCAAGAATATTTATTTTACCATTTACTATTGTAACAAGATCAGCTTGTCCACATAATCCAGCAGATTTTAAATAAACAAAATGTTCTGGGTAAACTCCTTCAGATAACTTTTGTTCTGGTGCAATTTTTATTCCATTTTGATCTACTATAGGTTTTATTATTGGAACTTCTGTACCATCTCTTTCTATTGTAGAAAACTCTAATAATCTTTTTTCTCTTTCATCATGATACCAATTACCTAAACCTATAGCTCTTTGAGATTCACCATCCCAAGCAGCTAATATTTCTTTTGGTGTCATACCATACCATTTAGATCTTTTATTTTTAGAAGATTTTTTAGCTTGTTTTTCTGCATCAAATTTAGGTTTAAACATTCCTACAAATGATGTTACACTTGTCCATTTAATTTTATCTTTTTCAAGATCTTCATTAAGTGTTTCATATACGTGTCCGTCTGCTTTAAATATTACTGGCATCTTTTTCTTCTTTTATTTGTTCTTTTAACATTTTTTCTGATGCAGGATCCATAACTGCTTTCCATTTTCCTTTAGGACAATCAGATGATAAAGCTCTTAATTTAAGACCTAAACTACAACCACAATCAGCGCAGCAAGGTTGAGTTCCATTAACTGCACATTTTGATCCTACATTATCTAGTGCTGGACACATTGAGCATTCTTGCCATCTTAATTTTGCAATAGCTTCAACATCTTCATTTTTAAAAATTTTGTTTTTAACACCTTCAGCAATTTGTTTTACATTACCAAGTGCGCTTATTAATTTATTTATTCTCATTTTTAAATTTTTTCTTTTTACTTATTAAAGTATTTAACTTTTCTAACATTTTTTCCATTTTTTCTAATTTAGCTTTTACAGGTACATATTTATCATAATCTTTATATTTCATTTTTTGAAGATTACCTGCTATATCTTTATTTTTTTTAATTGCTTTTTCTAGTTTAGTTTTTCTTAAACTAAAAGTACCTAAATTAGAAACAGATATTGAAGTATGTTCTAAATTAGATAATGTTTTTCTTACTTTTGCATAGTAAAATGTAACTAAATCATCTACAACATCTTTATGCACACCAACCTCTTCTGAAACAGATTTAAAAAAACTTTTATGATTCTTTGGTATCAACTCCTAAAATTTTATAATCCAATAAAATAGTACCTTCTGTTTGTATATTCATACTATCATTTAAATATATAGTTTTTTTATTAGATCCATCTTTAATAATTAGTTTTTTCTTTTCTGCTTTTGCAATAGCATTTCTACAAGACTGAGAGCTTTTAAATATATTTTTTTTAGATATATACTCACAAAATTCTGTTAACTCTTTTCTTCCTTTTTTAGCTAATTCACATAAGCAATTTAAATCAGAATTACTTATTTGTATATTATTTAAAAAGCAATAAGTAAGGATTTGGTATTTAATAACCTCATCCTTACTTGTTTTTACTCTTTTATCTACTTTATTAACTACAGCCATGTTTGTAATAGTTTATCACTTTCTAGTAGTGTATATGTAAAATTATTATTCCATGTATCTCTAGCTTTTCTACAAATTTTCATAAATAGTTTCCAATCATCATTACTTGCTATTACTTGACAACCTGCAGACCATTTATCTACTTGTGTAGATTTTTTTCCAGCCCATTTAGTTGCTCTATGAATATTAATACCAAATAAACCTTCTTGCACAGAATCTTCATTTAAGTTATAATATCCATCACGGTTATTATCTCTGTAAACTTTAACAGGTTTTTGCTGACCTAATGCTTCATATCTACCTTGATGTTTTCTAATTTTATGACTACTTCTATACTGTCCAGGTTTTAATATAGCAACACCTTCCTTTCTCATTATGTTTTCAACCCAATGAGTTCCAGGATCTGTTGTACAATCAAAACAATGGAATTGCCATTCACCATCTACTTTATAAGACAAAGTGATCTTGTCATCAAATCGGTTTGTAACTTTACCTTTTGTATTTGAGTTTCTTATACCCACAATATTAAGGTTATAGTCACCTTTTTCAAACCATTTGTAATCAGTCATTTGCTTAATAGTTTGTTCTATTTGTTCACGTGTAACTTTTAACATAATTAAGTAGTTTTTTTAAGAGTTCTTTTTTTAGCTTCTAATTCCTCTTTGCTATCTTTTTTAATTTGCTCAGCTAAATTTCTAGCTCTAGTTTCTATTTCTGCTTTTTGAGCAGCATCAAATTCTTGTTTTGCAGCACTAGGTGCATCAGGAGGTCCAGCCATTGCATTTTGTACAAACATTTGAGCTTGTAATCTTTCAGCACGTACTTTTTCAATATCTTTTAAAAGAGTTTCATACTCTAATTGAACTTTTAAAGAAGGAATATGATCATTATAATACTGAGTAATTTCTTCTCTCTTAGTTTCCAGTTCTTCTTTTGTAAGTTCTGGGTTTGGATTTTCATTTGCCATTTTATAAATTTTTAAATTAATAACTAGGCAAATATATATAAAAAAAGTTTAAATAAAAAAAGTTTAATGAAAAAATTAATTATACATCAAATGATCTTACTATTTCATAGTTAAGAAAACTTGCTGCAGTATGTCCAGTATCTGTTGATAATCTTAGTTCAAAAGTACCATCATATGAAAAAGGTGTTTTATCAAATATATCAGCACTATAATTTACTCCCATTCTAAACCATGCTCCAGTACCTCCTAAAATATAAAAATCATTAGTTCCGTTTGTTAACCATAATCTTAATCTAATAGAACTGTTATCAGTATTATTAATTACTAAAGACTTTACATCAAGTTTTGTTGTTGAAGTATAGGTATTTCTAACTGGTCCTATTACGTTTGTTGCTCCTCCTGTATGATTAGTCTCTATTGTTTTCATTTCTTATTATGTTAAAATTTGTGTTCCTGTATATGTTACTGGAGCTTTACCAGTAATATCTGTAACAGTCCATATTAATACTGCAGTTCCTTTTTTTTGTCCCTTTTGTGGAGGCATTAATCTTACTTGTACGTCTAAAGAAACTCCTACTGCTATAGTAACTGTAAGACGTGGTATATTATTTCTATTAGTTGCTATATCTGCTATGTTAGTTGAAATCTTACCATTATTAACAGTAATATTTGTAGCATTGGCATCTATTCTTCCTTTTTCTTCAGTTCCAGAAAATTGTCTTAATGCATCAATATCATTTGAAATATTTTGTATTTGATATGCTAATGCTGCTAATTCCGGATGTGAATCTTTCATTTCTGAAAGTGTATTAAGATGACCCTCATCATAAAGAGCTTTTAGTTCATCTTTATCTGATCCTGTCATAGAGTGTATTGTTCCTGTTTCTTTTGCTGTTAATGCCATAATATTAATCTGTTAAAGTTACTGATAAGTTTGCACGTCCATATATTTGCGTTCTTATATTTCCTGATCCACTTGTTTGTCTCATGTAAAAAGTTAATGCATCTCCTACATCTAAAGTTCTATTAGCTGTTGTACCATTAAATGTAAAAGTTTTTTTGTATGGAACATTTTCATTATAAGTTGCAGAAGCTATATTAGTTGCAGTTACTGCTGTTAAAGTTACTGCTGTTGTTGTTCCATCTCTTAAAGTATGTTTTGTAAAACCAAACTCTTGATCAGCAGTTGTAGGTGTATAAGTAGAAGAAGCCCAATACCAAGAAAATAAAAGTGAATCTAATAAAACCTTTTCTGTGGCTACAAAACATGGCATTCTAGCTGAGTATTGATCATAACTTGTACTTAATGTAGTATTAGGAGCAACTCCACTTCCAAAAATAGAAAGAGTAGATGTACTACTTGTAGCCCAACTACTAGCATTCCATAAATAGAATTGATAAGAGTAAGGACTTTCTATAGAAATTATTTGTTTATAACCTTTAGATTGTAAAGCAAAGGTTCCGCTTTCTTCTGGTAAAACTATTGCTTTATCAGCACTTACAACATCTGGAACTTTAACTGTAATACTATGAGAACTATCTTCATCTTTAAATACTAAATTAGCTCCACCACTTCCATTATTTCCATATAATGTTGTAATACCAAGTTGTATTTTAGACATAGGGGTAGCACCATCCTTAAAATCAACATCTCCACCATCAGCATTTATTTCTATATCACCGGCAGAATCTAGTATAATAGCTGGTGCGGTTATTGCTACTTCAACTGGAGAAGAAATTTCAAGTTCTCCAACAGTACCTGGAAAAAGAGATGCAGGAGTATTTCCACCTTTTCTTAAGTCTATACGTCCATTAAAAGCATCTAAATCTATAGGACCTGCAGAATCAATTGTAATTCTACCATTAGCACCTCCATGATCATTATTCTTCATTATAACTGTTCCGTCAACTCCATGATCTATTCTAAAAAAGTTTCTACTATTATCTAGATTCTTCATAAAGAATACATTATCAGTAACTATACCATTAGGATTAGCAAAAAAACTAAGCATTTCTGTCAAACTTCCAACAGAACTTCCTCCTCCAGGATTAGGAGCCTTATGACCCATAAACGTATAATATCCACCAACTCTTGCTCCTGTACCACTACCACTACTAAACTGCATTCTTCCTGCTCTTATATCTGTACCAGCACCACTATTACCATTTGTTAGAAAATAATCTGTTCCCCTATTTCCAGTAGATTTATTTGGAGATGAAAGATTACAACCTATTGCAACTGTATCTCCTATTACTGCTGTACCAATTGTACCAGAAATTGAATATTTAAAAGTAGCTTCATCAGTAACTGGACTTGTACCACTTCCTGTAAGTACACTATTAGAACCTAAAGTATTTTTTCCTGTACCTCCGTTAGTTACTGGTAAAATACCTGTAACACCATGAGTATTATTAGCTGTACCATCAAAACTTACAGCAGATGTACTAGCTAAATCTGTTTGAAAATCTCTTGCTGTAGCTAAAGCTGTTGCTGTAGCAGATGTACCAGAATATCCTGCTGAAGTTATACATCCTAAAGATGTACCATGATCTTTAAAGCATATATTACCTGTATCAGCATCTAAAGTTATATCTCCATCTGCATCTAATGTAATATGACCAGTCATTGCAGTATGATCATGACTACTTATTGTAAATGCTCCTGTATTAGACATTGCTAATTTAGCATAATCAGCAGTACCACTAGCAATAGTATGTCCAGGACCATATAAAGTAAATGAAGATTCAGTAGTGGCAAGTTGTTGTAATGTAGCTAGATCAAATATATTTTGTGCCGTAACACCACTGGCTCCTAGTACATTTGAACTTTTAAAAGTAAATTTTCCAGGAGTACCTGTTCCAGTACCTAAACCTGCTCTAAAATCAATATCCCCTCCAGCTACATCAGTACCTGCTCCATTACCGCCTATTAAAGTTAATTCACCTCCAGCTCCAGTTGTATTAGCTGATCTTTCTATTTCCACCCTGCTAGATGATGCATTAGTGCCTAATGTTAAGGTACTACCTGAAAATCTAAGTCTTCCTTCAGCAGTTAATGTACCATTACCGTTTGATGTTAAAACTTTATCTGCAGCATCACCAGTAATAATTTCTGTAATATCTAATTCTATTGTATCTGCAGCACTACCATCCCATGTAGATCCTCCAGAAGTAAGATCTAAACCAGTTCCTACAGTTAATGCATAAGGTGTAGCAACGCCATTAGGTACCCAACTTAATGCACCACTTCCGTTAGTTTGTAATACTTCTCCAGCATTTCCATCAGTAGTTGGAAGAGTTAAAGTGTAACTATAAGCATAGGGATCTGGTGGTTTAATAAGAACCCCACCAATTAATAGATCATCAAAATATTGATGTTTTCCTAACCATCTCATTTTTTAGCAAATTTCTCAACGCCGCTAATTCCAAAGCAGCCAAGAACTACCCAAACAAATGAATCATAAACAAATTCATTAATTACTAAGTCTTTACCTACCCAGCCTGTTACAAGATCAGCAACCATTATTAAACACATTATTAAAAAAGCTACAAAACCTATTATAGACTTTTCATTCCAATTGTTATTATCTTTAAATATATTCATGATGCAAATATAATATAAATTATCTAGTTAGCAAATTATAAAACATTATTAGGACCTATTTGCATTCCATAAGGACAGCCGCAACCTTGAACAGAACCTCCATGCCCTTTTTTATACTTGCTAACTCTACCTTTTGTTTTCTTTTCTTTTTTAGCAGCAGCTTTTTCTGAGTCACTTAATTCACTCCACGTAGAAGGAGTATCTTTACTTACTTTTTTTGTAGGTCTAAATGTAGTATCTCCACCACTATAATCTTTATCACCAGATGGTGTTCTCCAATCCTCTTTAAACCAACGTCTAAGAGCAGCTCCTTTTGCAGATTTACGTACAGCCATTATTTTTTCTTTTTATTACCCCAGTTAGCAGCACCAACTTTACGGCATTTAGCTAAGGCACCACTAGCATATGCAGATGGCCAAACACTATATCTAGATTTTACTTTACTATAGCATGCATCTTTAGTTGCACCACCTTTCTTTTTTTTATCTTTTAAAACTTTTTTAAGTACACTCATAATTAACAATTCCACTTTTTTAGAGATAGACTTAATCTGTCTTTCCCTGTGTTATTACTAGGTTTTTGTCTTTTTCTCATACCGCGCATTCTAGCACAAAATGATTTTTTTCTTTTTTTCTTTTTACCTTTAGGGTTTTTTTCAGTTACAGGAGGTTTTAAATTATCTCCTTGTTTTTTTGCAGATGCCCTGCCTTTAGCATTTAATCCACCAGAAGGACTTTGACCTTCTTTACGTTGCCATGCAGGAGTAGATCCTCCTTTTTGGTACATACCTGGCACACGCATGCCTCTATCATTATAAACTGGATTCATCATTTCTTTTTCTTTTTAGGTTTATCATGCCCCCAACCTTTAGCACTTAAATCTAAATGTTCTTGGCAAGATTTTGTCATTTTACTTTTACCAGTTTTAGAATCATACATCATATGATTTTTATAACCTTCACAATTTACTTTATTTGCTATTTTTCTTTTTTCTCCTCCTTTTTGATATTTTTTAGAACCACCCTTACCATAGGTCATTCCAGCTTTTTTCATGTTATTTGGCATAATTTTAAATTTTAATTGTTAAAAACTTTTACGTTTACCTCCATCATATTTAACGGCATGACCTTCTTTTACGAGACAGTCATTTACGCAAACTTGAGTGAGTGTTTCTTTCCCAGCTAGTTTGTTTATATGTAATCTACCAATAACTCTACCAAATTTACCAAGCTCTGTAGATTCTAATTCAAAACAGTTAGCAGCTCCTTCCATTAATTCTTTTAATCTTTCTTTTGCAGCCAACCCTAATTTCTTTTCAACTTTATTTCTTGTTCTAGACTCAGGAGCGTTAATACCTCCTAGTCTTATTCTTTTAGTAACCTTAATATCAAAACCAAGATCTATTTCTGCATCAATAGTGTCACCATCCACTACTCTGATACATGTTGCATTATAATTATACATTCTTCAATTCTTTATTTTTTAACTTTAGCAACTCTGCACACTTTTCATAATCTTCATGATATTCAAAATGATCTATCATATCATCATAAAGATCTTCATCAGGCTCTTCACCTGGATCATGCATAAGCATTGCCTTCATTCCAAATTGTGATTTTTTTTCCATCAACACATCCATTGTTGTTTTTTTTGTAATTATAAGGTACGAGTTCTCAAACGCTCTATCAAGCAACATCTGCTCAACCTCATATTTTTCTGTTTCACTCATTTCCGGGAGGAAATCATCTGGATCCTGATCTTTAGACATAGTTTATTTTTTTAAGGTTGCTAATATAATGAAAAAAAATTGAAGAAGTAGAGACTTGTTAGTTATATAACTAGATTGGGCCCGCCCTAACAGAGGTCTCTATAATCTTCAAAAAATGTTACGGAGTAAGATCGTTGCCAGCCTCATCATTAAGAGCTCTTCTGTCAACGTTAATACTAGCACATGCTGAAATACTTGACGAAAGGAACTCACCAGCACCTTGCGAATCTGCAACCGTAATAAAGCCACTTGCATCAGCAGATCTTTTCCATGCAGGATCATCTCCGCTAAAACCAGAGTTAATTGCATTTACAATCTCTTTAAATACTGCAGGGCCTAAACCCGAAGCAACAGTTAAAACAACTTCAATGTTACCTGAAGTCTGTATAACTGGATCAGTAGCACCAATAGCTCCGGCTGTCAATGTTTTCTTTTGGGCCAGATGTCTAATAACGCTCCCGTCAAATATTAAACTAAGTGATAAAGCTGTTTTCTTACGCATAGCTAATAACTTATCTGCACGAACACAGATACTGTTATCATTAGCCACCCTAAAGAATAGATACTTATCACTAGTTCCATAATTTATGTTTGCCATGATTAAAAATTTTAAAGTTAATAAATATTTATATACTTGTTGTTTTTTAAATATACGCCCCCGTCAATTATCTACGATGTTATAAAAAACCCAATCACACACAATATCAAGGTTAATATATTATTTCAAAGGGCAGCACAAACCTTTTTGTAAAGGATGGGTATGCCCCAAAAACTCTTTCTATATATATAATATAATAAAAAATTGTCCCATATAAAAACAAAAGTTGTGTGTTTTGCATTCTGAGTGGGTCCCTCTGTGCTACTCCCCTACTTAAATTCGGTGGGCATGGTGCCCCCATAATTAAATATTTATAAATTAAAATCTTAAAACAAATGAAAAATTTATTAGAGCTTGGTAAACAAGTAAAACAATGGTACGTTCACTCAATTACAGATAAAGGTATGATTACTTTGAGATCTACAATTGATAAACCTACAGAGAATGTAGTGGAATTCTTCAACACTGATACAGGCAAGAAAGAGAAGTTATATACGCCATCAGGCGGGGATACTATCTATGCTTGTGCTGTAATTAGAAAGAAGTTAGCACAAAAGGTTAAAGATCCTAACACAGGTAAGATGGTTAACAAGAGAGTAACTCGCACAAAGAAGGAACTTCTTGCATTAGCTTACAGTAAGAAAGGAGAGAAAGTAATCCAAGTAGGTAAAGAACCATTAGGTCCTAACGGTGATCCATTATTTGTTTGGAAGAATGAAATGTGCATGGACACTATTGTTGACAAGGAAACAGGTGCTAAAACCAAAGTTCCTTCTGATACTTTCCAATGGCTTAAGTTTAACTCTTAAGTCTATTGCCTGTAGTTAATTCTACAGGTTTTGGTGAAGAAGATGGATTATACATACTGAAAATAAAAGAATGAGGTATTTAATGTTACTTGAGTACTTTATTCTTTTATTTTTTTGTGTGTGTCTCACAGTGTGGGAGTCAATATATCCACATTTTACCACTTTGTTACACATCCAATCAATCAACTCATAGTAATAATTAATATAGCTATAACTAGAGTAATGACTCAAGTAATGGCTCATATTACCAAGAACATAGGTTATTGTTCTCTCTCTATAGGATAAGAGACATAGTAACCGCAACTCAATAAATAATAACTCACTTAATAGGTAGTGGCTCACCACTAAAATAAAAATGGCAAATCTTAAATCAAAACTAGTAGATGAACTACTAGAATTAACAGCTGATAGTCCAAAGCCTAACCTAGATGGTTACTTAGACTATAAAATGTTTTTATATACTTTAACTACTAACCAATTGTTAGATAGTATAGAGTATGAACAAAAACAATTAAAAACCCATTAAAGGTGACACCAGTGTCATACTAACAATACCAGAGTATTAAACCTTTGGTATTGTTGTTAATGGTATAGTTGAGTAGACAATCATGTCTATTCTGTTTGAGTGAGTAGCGATTGAAGGGATGATTATAGCTACTTCATCCCTTTAGTCCAGCTTGCTATTTAATAAGAATCACTAATTTAATAGATAATAATAAGATGAATATAGAAAGAATAACATATAAACTGATAAGTGATACACTTGAAAAAGGAGAAATTACTCCATTCATAGTAAAAATGATGATATCGTATCTTACAGATGAACAAAGAGGTACAATCCTAGATGAAATAGTAAATGAACTTCCATCCATAGAATATAAAAAAGATATGAAAGTATGGTTTAATCCTAAAGATAATACATATGATCTTAAAGGTTTGTTTGAAGAAGATATGATGAAAGATAAAAAACTTATGGATGAACATGGTAATATTAAAGGCACAATTATAGATGATTGTAGTTATAAAGATGGAGTTAATCCATATGCAACAGAGTATAAAGTAAATGCTTGGATAGGGTATAATGATGATGGATTTGCTAATACTAAAGAAATAAGAGTAAAAAGATCTAATATTTTAGCATTATGGAAGCCTTTGGGATAGTAAATAAAGATGTAGTTACTGATCCAGAGCTATCAATACAAGCAAAAGGTGTGTATGCAATCATATGCACCTTTGCTAATAAAGAAAGGTCTTGCTTTCCTTCAATCAATACAATTGCAGACTTGGCTAACACACATCCAAGAACAATTAGTAGAAAATTAAAGGAATTATCATCAAAAGGTTACATACATAGAAAAGGTAGAAAATTATTTTTAAAGTGATAGCTATACTACTATTAATTATTATTAGTAGTGACTGAAAATCATTAGGTAATATCTGTTCAATCACATATATTTGCGTATGATTTATCAATTACCAAATGGACGTATTATAGAAATGAGTCTAGAAACTTATCTTGATCTTGATGATGATGAGATAAGAGAACTTAATGGTCTTGGTAAAGAATTCACTTCAGATATAACTAATCCTTTTCACAAATCTACTCTACAGTCTAATAGGACTGAGAAGCCTGAAGAACCAGAAGTATGGGAATTTCAGGAAAGAGAACCAAGTCTTGATGAAATCAAGGATATAGAAAAAATGGAAGACAAGTACTTCCATCGTGATGACACGTAGTCATCAAAATTAATTAATTATTTATAAACTCAAAACAAATTTTAAAAAGATGAAAAATCAACAAGCTGTCAGCATACAAGCTGATGAACAAGGAAACGTAGTAAGAGTATCTAATAACAACCCAGAATTTGGTCATGTTAGATTAATCCAAAGCAAACGTGTAATAAGAGGTGGATGGGTAAACAAAAAAGAAAGAAGCGCATTATTACAAGGTACAGTAGAGGATTTAACTGCATGCAGCTATGAAGCTGGTGAAGTATTAGATGGAAATATCATTATAAAAGAATCTTTTACACCATTTAATAAAAAGAAACCAGAAATGCATCTTAAAGTAGCAGGTGACAGTGGTGTTACATGCAAAGGTGTAGATCAAGAAACTGGTGAAGTAAGAGACATTTACAGAACTACTGAGTATGATGACACTGGTCTATTAAAAGATCAGTTAATTCCACATGTTAATGGTGATGAAATTAAAGCAGCATTAACTGGTGAAAGTATGTCTAAATCAGACTTAAATGATGTTCTTGCAAAAGGAACAAAGAAAACTAAGTCTAAAGAGACACCTGTAAAAGAAGAGGAGGTTATTGAAGAACCTGCTGAAGAAGAAGTAGTCATGGAAGATGAAACTTTTGAATTATAATTAATACATCCTGAGTAAATACGGTATCTGCAGTACCTGTTAATAAGCTTAAGTATTTACTTGTATCAGTCCTGGCCAGTGTTAAATAAGGTAAAAGAGTTGGATTAAACTCCAATGTTCCCTTATTTAAACGAGAGGTACCAGTGGATGTATAATTATAGGAATGATCAACCTTAACTGATCACACGTAATTTTAATAGTATTACGTTTAAATTTTTTTTACTGAAGAGGGAGTGACCGGAACCGGTTGCTCCTTTTTCTATATATAAACCTTTTAAAAATTAATAAAAATGCTCACTCAAGAAGAATATCAAAAAATAAAGCCTGGTTTAGATAAACTAGACGAACAAAGACAAATTGCAAGATACACATATTTAGGTATCTTAAATGAATATCAATTATACTTAAAAGAACCAAAACAAAAACTCGTTTACACAAAACTTAATCCACATCAACATTTCTTATTTAAAAGAATATTACATGGATTAAAGATGTATAAGCCAAAAGAAATAGAGACTATGCATTGGGATAAAAAGAGAAGAATAACTAAAGTATGGAAGCGTGGTCAAAATGTGATAAATGAGTTTAAACAATACGTTGCTTGGCAACAAGTTAAGCCTATTTTTCGTATATTTGCTCAATCAGAATTAGGTAGAGAAATATATGAAATGCCATTTGAATATTTACCTGATTATAGGAACAGAATGACCTTACAAGAGTTAGGTATAAACTATGAAGACTTGATCTTAAAGTTTATAGGTTTAAAATTGTTACCAAAAAACTATTTAAGTTTAAAATGAGACAAAAATCTAAAAAAATGCAGAGAATTGATGCAAAGTATAGTCAATTGAGGAGGGTATTCCTCACTGATTATCCTTTGTGTCAAGCTGCTCTGCCTAAATGTACTAATAAATCCACTGATGTACATCATAAAAAAGGTAGAGGTATACATCATAATGATGTAAATACCTGGTTATCAGTATGTAGAAGCTGTCACAATTGGATAGAGTTAAATCCAATAGAGGCAGAAGAATTAGGATTTTCAATTAAAAGAATATGATTAAATTATTAAAATACTTAGCAACAAGTTTACAAAAGGAAGATTTATATAATCTTGCAATGTTTTTGTCAGATAATCCTGACGTTATAGATCAAGAAACTTTACTACATGTAATAAATGAAGTTAATGACTTTGAAATGCATGTATTACCACAAGAATTAAATGAAAAACTTGATAAAATTCAAGAACATTTTAATGAAATGGATAAACATGAAGAATTACATAAAATATTAAAAGATAATAATATAGGTTTAAATTAAATGGAAGTGAAAGAAATCTCAAGAGATAAAGTACAATCAGATGCTTTAGATGTAGCAATAAATAATAATAGAGCAACGCTCGGTATATCTATGGGTGTTGGTAAAACAAGAATTGCTATCCAACATCTAATGAAACTATATGATCCCTTTATAAGGGTGTTAGTTGTAGTTCCAAAGTGGTCTGTAAAAGACTCTTGGGAAGATGAATTACAAAAGATGGGTAATCTTAAACTTATACATCATATAGAATTTTCAACATATTTATCATTAAATAAACTTAATCCACTAGACTATGATATAGTTTATTTAGATGAATGTCACAGTTTATTAGAAACACATGAAACATTTCTCTCTGAATTTAAAGGTAGAGTATTAGGTTTAACTGGTACACCACCTAAATCCGGTGAGAAATTAAAGATGGTCAACAAGTATTGTCCTGTTAAATACACATTTAGTGTAGATGATGCAGCTGATAATGATATACTTAATGATTATCAAATTATAGTACATGAATTAGAATTATCTAGAGTAAAAAATGTTAAAAAATCTACAAAAGATGGAAGAACATGGTATACTTCAGAACTATCTGATTATCAGTACTATACAGGTGCATTGGGTGATTCTCAAACACCAAAACAAAGACAATTCCTATCTATTATGCGTATGAAAGCCATGATGGACTATCCAACCAAAGAAGCATATGCTAAAGGTTTGGTAAAAAACATAGGACAGAAATGTATTGTCTTTGCTAATACACAAGCACAAGCTGATAGAATGTGTCAACACAGCTATCATTCTAAAAATACCGCATCAGAGGATAACTTACAGTTATTTAGTGATGGTAGAATAGATAAGCTGTCTTGTGTATTACAATTAAGTGAAGGAGTTACTATACCTAATTTACGTCAAGGTATTATTATGCATGCATATGGTAATGAACGTAAGTCAGCACAAAGAATAGGACGTTTGCTGCGCCTAAATCCAAGTGAAACTGCAACATGTCATATATTATGCTATAAAAATACTCAAGATGTAAAATGGGTAAACTCCGCACTTAATACTTTTGATAAGGATAAAGTTAAATATTATAATCCACTAAATAAATGATAGAATTAATTACACACGGTATAGCTCTTATTATTGCAATAGGAGCTGGTATCGCAATAGGAATATATATAACAACACAAATAAGTTGTTGGATAGATAAGAATATAAAAAATAAATAATATGGGGTTAATGAAAGAGATTTACCTAGAAATGATACGTAGAGAGTTTCAAGGTACACCACATGAATTTATGAATATATGGTTTAAAGAAAATAATATAAAAAGAAAATACAAAAAAAATGCCAAGAAACACATACACAAAAAAAATTAATGAATGGGATCTAGATATAGAATATAATTACGTACCAGCTGAACCATCTACACATGACTATCCAGGTTATGGATCACATGTAGAGATAGAGGCTATTTACTTATGGAATGAAGACATAAATGTATCAACAGATGAACAAGTTGATATGTCTGATTTTTTCTATGAATTATGTCCAGACACAATGAGAGAGTTAGAAGAAGAAATAGTAGAAGATCATGAAAATTCTTAAATTATGATTAAGTATTGGAAAAATTTAAATGAAGAAGATAAAATTAGTTTTATAATTGTATCAATAACATTGATATTATTAATATCATTATTTGCTTTAGCAATATTATGAAAAACAATTTTTTCTCAATATTAAAGAAAGTGGATAGGAAGCTCATCCATACTATAAAGGCTAAAGGTACACTCTATGACAATTGGATCAAAGAGTTACCTGAAGGAACTAAAATAGAAATATTTGCCAGTGTATCTGGTGAAGATGGAACTAATGCACAACTTGCAAAGATTCATGCTATGATTAGAGAATTAGCTAATGAAATAGGTCATACATTTCAAGAGTTAAAACTTGAAGCTAAAAGAAAAACAGGTTTATGTTTTGTTAGAGATAAACAAGAATATTGTAAATCATTTAAAGATTGTAGTAAACAAGAGTTAAATCTTGTTATACAAGCATTAATAGAGATGGGGGATTTTACGGGGGTTAACTTGAGGTAGAGATATCTTCTCCAAACTCTTTGTTACTAAAATCCCTTACATCATCTATTACTGCTTCCATAGTTTGTTCATTCATATTATTAAGAACATTAGTTAAACTTTCTTTAACTGTTTCTTTAACAGCAACTGTTTTTCCTTGATCAGCAGCTTGTAAATTTATTTCAGATAAAAGTGACATGAGTGTCCATACTGATTTATCTATAATAGTTATTTTATCTTCAGGTAGAAGTTTACCTTCTTCATCTCTAAAGTTTGCTTTAATTTTGTGCATAGTAGCAACTATTTCATCTGCTTGCATTGGAGCTAATATAAAATTTAGAGTATCTTCAATGGCTTTTCTAAAGTTTCCTGAGATAGGTATTTGAATTATAGCGTCATCTGGAATGATAACCGAAGCAATATCTAATTCTGATAATTTTTCTTTATTATCAATAGTATTTTGAATAAGCTCATTAGCTTTTTTAGTTTTTGTAATAGGTTTTATTTCCTTTGATTCTTTTTTCTTTTTAGCCATTATAAATAGTATTAATTATACATAAAGATACAATAAATTTAGTATCTTTACAAACCTTAAAAAATAAACCATGTTCAAAGAAGATATTTTAGAAATGACAAATGAGATTCAAAGATTTAAAAATGAATTTGAGTCAAAGTATGAAAAAAATATTAATATATTAGTCAGTGATAAATCTGACATAGTTGTCAATGTCAGACAATGGGAGGATGAGTTAATTGCAATGAAAGAAGCTCATCAAATAAAAACTATAGAAATACTTGAAAAACTAGTATTAGGAACAATGAGAGAATTGTATCCTGAATTTAAAGGTTGGAGATCTTTAGGTAAAGAATGTAGAAGAAGAGAGTTTGTAATATTCAAACAAATCTTTTGTTATATATGTAATAAAATAGGATTTACATTACAATACACAGGAGCATATATTAATAAACACCACGCAAGTGTAATACACAGTATTAAACAAACGGAAGGTTTATTAGATATAGGTGATCCACAAGTATGTGAAGCTTATGATAAATTAAAAGAAAATATTAGAAATTATGTTAGAACTATTCCAGAAGATATTAAAAGACAAACTTACACCGAACCAATTACTTCTCTTGTATGGGATTAAGAATAAAATCTCTTTTCCTATACAAAACAAACAATATGATGTAGGAGCATTAATTAAATTAGGTTTAGTAGTATATAAAGAAGGGCCAATGTATTCATTGACACCAAAAGGTAAAAGTATATGTGTTAAATATAATCAATACTTTAAAGTCTCTAAAAAGAGAACTACCACACAACTATTAGGTAAAGGATATGTAGAAATGCTTAAAATATACAGAGAAGCATGGCCTGCAGGTAAATTACCAAGTGGTAAACCAGGTAGACAAAATGTTAAAACATTAGAAAATGCATTTAGATGGTTTTTTGATACATATGATTATACTTGGGAAGAAGTTAGTCATGCAACAGTTATGTATCTTACTGAATATAAAGCAAAAGATTATATGTATATGAAAACTAGTCAATACTTTATATGTAAAACAGATAAATATAAAGTAAAGCATTCAGAATTAGCTGATTATTGTGACATGGTTCGTGATGGTGTTAAAATAGAAGATCAAGATTATTTTAAAGAGAAAGTAGTATGAGTAAAATAAAACCAGCATGGGACGGACAATATCAGTCTTTTAATGAAGCACTGAAATATATGCTTGCTAGGCAAAGTGGTAAAGAGAAATCTATACAAACACCATGGCCTAAGTTTAATGATGCTATCACAGATGGATTAGAATGGAACACCCTTACTGTTATCGGGGGAAGACCTGGATCAGGTAAAACTTTGATCAAGGATCAGATAGTAAGAGAATCTTTCATTCTAAATCCAGCTGAAGATTATAGAGTATTAGAATTTAGCTTTGAAATGGTAGGTAGAACTACAGCATTAAGAGAGTTTTCATCTTTAACTGGTAAAAGTTATAAGGAATTATGTAGTGCAGGAACAAAACTAACTAAGGATACATTTGACAAATGTCATATATATGCTAAAGATAGAATAAAAAGTCCTGTAGATATCATTACTACACCAATGACTGTAAATCAAATGAGAGATCAAGTAGATATATATATGAATTTACATCAAGGTAAAAAGACTATTATAACTCTTGATCATAGCATTTTAGTAAAAAGAGCACCGTATCAAAATAACAGATTAGATATGTTATTTGAATTAGGTGAATTTTTTACTCAATGTAAAAGAGATTACCCTTGTATGTTTATATGTTTATCACAATTAAATAGAAATATAGATAATCCAGACAGAGCAGTAAATGGTAAGTATGGTAACTATGTATTAGAATCAGATATATTTGGTTCAGATGCAATGCTACAACATGCTGATACTTTAATAGGTATCAACCGACCTGCTAAACAAAAGATTAGATATTATGGACCTGATAGATATATAATAGAAAATGATAGAACTTTAGTATTACACTTTCTAAAAGCAAGAAATGGTGATACAAGAATGAGTTTTTTCAAAGCAGAATTTGAAAGAATGCAAATAACTGAGATGGATACACCACCTCAAGAACAAAGAAGATAATATATGACACCACAAGAGCGTAAAGCAAAAGTATTTGAATTAAGAAAAGAGCATCAAAGTTATTTTGAAAAATCAAATAACAAAAATGCATTATATATACCAAAGATGGCATACAGACCTCATGGTAAAGATGAGTTACATGTATCTTTCTTTCCAAGTGAATTACAAAAAGGTAGAGATATATTTACTGAATTTGTTAGTATTGATTATGACTCAGAAGATCCTAAAAGAACATTGTATTTATTTAAACACAATGCTCATTGGGCTGAAGAATATGAAATAGTAACAAGTAGTTCAGGATTTGAAAGACATATTGTACCTGTATCTGAATTAAAAGTAATTAATGATGTAACTGATAGAAATATACCTATTAAAGAACCAGAATTAGTTAAAAATCCAGAAAAAAGAGAAATAGTAGATGTTCTTATTGGAATTGAAAGAGCATTATTAAGTATAAATCAAAAATTAAGTAAATAATGGCACAATCAGTATTAGTTATAGCTGACTCCGGGTCAGGTAAATCAACATCAATTAGGGACTTAGAACCTAAAGAGACATTTATTATTAACATTGCTAATAAACCTCTACCATTTAAAGGATGGAAGAAAAATTATACAGTAATTGGTAAAGATAATTTAAAAGGAAACATGACAGCAGTGTCTAGTTCTGCAGGAATTATTAAAGCCATGATGCATGTTAATGATAAAATGCCTCATATAAAAAATCTAGTAATAGATGATTGGCAATATATGTCAAGTTTTGAATATTTTGACAGAGCCAATGAAAAAGGATATGATAAATTCACTCAAATTGCAGCTAATTTAGCACAAGTAGCTAAATTACCTAAAGATATGAGAGATGATTTATATATATTCTTTTTGACACACTCTGAAGAATCAACAGATGTGAATGGACATAGAAAAGTTAAAGCAAAAACTATTGGTAAAATGATAGACAACACTTTAACTTTAGAAGGTTTATTCTCTATAGTTTTATTTGGCAAAGTAGTCAAAGATGAAAATGATAAGTTAAGTTATGTATTTGAAACAGTTAATAATGGAGAAAATACTTGTAAATCACCAGACGGTATGTTTGATGATGCACGTATAGATAATTCATTAAAAGTTGTTAAAGATGCAATTATTGAATATGAAAATTAATTAAAAGATGAACGAAACAAATTTAAAAAATAAAGTTATGTTAAATACTAAAGACATGTCTGCAGGAAGTGGACGAACTAAACCAGTTTTAGAACCAGGTAATCATGAAATAAAAATTAATTCTATTACCTTAGATCAAACACCGTATGATGCTGATTCATACAATATACATTTACACGTAGAAACACAACCAGTTGGTGGTGATTTTGAAGGTTTCTTTAGAGATTATAATAATCAATCATTAGGTAGATATGATGGTCAAGTTGGAAGAGTAAGAATAAGTCCTTTTCCATTTAAAGACACTACATTACCAAGTGGTAGAGAAATTAGTAGAGATCAAGAGATTCTAAAACATATGATTACTCTTGCTGAAACATTAGATATGAGAGATGGATTAGATTCTATTGAAGCAGAAACTATAGAAAAGTTTATGACTGAATGTAATACTTTATTTACAGGTGAAAAAGGCTCTAAGTTTATAAATATGTGTATAGGTGGCCGTGAATGGGAAAATAAAGAAGGTTATGTAAATAATGATCTTTTCTTACCACGTATATCTAAAGATGGTATTGCAATGGAAGCAGTAGATGCAGAAAACTCTAGATTACTTAAGTTTGATCGTGCTATGCATGTAAAAGCTTTAGTTAAGAAAAGTGTTAATCCAAATGGTGCTGAAGAAATACCATTTAAAGCAGACTCAGGATCAGGTTCTGATTTTGAGCTTTAATAATTATATTAATTATTAAGTTAACAGGAAGAAGGGAGGTTTAATCAAGTACCTCCCTTTTTCTATTAGCCATGATAAGTACAAAGAATCTCATATTAGATGGATCTAAAGTTCCAAGTACATGGGTGTTTGAGTTCTATCTGGATTTACCAGAAAGACTAAACGGACAGAATGTACAGATTAAATCTGTATTTCATCCTACTGAAAGAACTCCAAGCATGTGGGTATTTGTGGACAAAGGTCAATATAAATTCAAAGATTTTTCAACCGGTAAAGGTGGTAATAAAATTGATTTAGTTAAAGAACTATTTAGTGTAGATTATTCTAAAGCAGTATTTAAAATAGGTCAAGATTATAATAAATTTATCACAGAAAAAGGTGAATATTCTCAATCTACTATAAAACCAGAAGCTAAATATAAAGTTGATAGTGTAAAAATAAGAAATTGGAATAAATATGATAAAAGATTTTGGTTACAGTTTAATATAGGTGAAGATATATTATATAAATATAATGTAAAACCACTTGAATTTTACCATATGGTTAAAGAAGATAACAAGATAACTATCCAACAACCTTATATATATGGTTACTTTACTAAGAATGAAATTTATAAGATTTATCAACCAAGAAATAAGAAGTTTAAATTTATCAAAGTTAAACCTCATCTTCAAGGTATAGATCAATTAGAATATAAACAACCTTATCTTGTTATATGTTCTTCTTTGAAAGATGCAATGTGTTTAAAACAATTTGGATATAATATTGAAGTTATTGCACCTGACTCAGAGAATACTATGATAAAACCATATATTATTGAAAATCTTAAGAAAAAGTATGAAAAAGTTGTAACTTTATTTGATAATGATGTTGCCGGACATGCAGCTGTAAATAAATATTTACTGCATTTTAACATAAAAGGCACATGGTTAGACAGTAGCAAAGACATTGCTGATCTTGTAAAAGAGAAAGGTTTTGATGCTGCTCATAAAGAAATTAAAGTTAAACTTAAAAATGTTTTATGAAGTGGTTTATACCAGGTAACGTTCCAAGTAGTAAAAATGGAAGAAGATGGACAGGAAGATATTTTGTGTCCAGCAAAGCAACAACTAAATATAGAAAAGCAACAGCTAAGTACTATGATCAGTTTAGAAAAGGCTTTAGGAAGCAATTATCTAAACTAGAATTACCGGTAAAAATATCATTTAAGTTCATCAGAGGATCTAAGCATAAGTTTGATTATATTAATCCTGCACAGACAGTGCAAGATGATATGGTTAAACATCATTGGATAGATGATGATAATTGTGAAAACATTCTACCTGTATTTGAACCTTATGAATATGATAAGGAGAATCCAGGCGTAGAAATTAAGTTAATTAAAAATGGAAACAAAACTAAAAAGAAACCTAGCAGTTCAAGTGATTAAAGATCACAATATATCAAAAATAGAAATAGATTATAGTGGTGGTGGTGATGACGGATGTTTAGATGCAGTTAGATATGAAGACATTAATGGTAATAATATTGATGTTAAATTAGATGGTGAAGTAGAAGCAGAATGGGATGACTTACTATATAATATGTTAAGTGAAAACATAGAGTGGGATTGGATTAACAATGATGGAGGATACGGTCAAATGACAATTGATTGTACAAAAACTCCATGGAAAGTTAATATTAATCACACACAACGTGTTTGTGAAGATCATTATTATGATTGTGATTTTGATACTGAAGATAAACAACATTTCTTTTAATGGCACACCCAAATATTCATGCCAAATCTTCTGTAAAGAAGTTTGGTGGGTGTCCTGATGATTACATACATATACATAACTGGTTAGATGCAACAAAAAGTTGGGTGGGCAATCACTTACACAGAATGTTTCGTCATCACAGTGAAGGTATATTTGAATGTGAAAGAAAATTTGGGCCAGTATTTAAAAATTCAGATGGTAAACCTGTTTATACAAGATATGTTGCAGAGCAGCATGTAAGAGAGGATTGTAATAACTACATTCCCTCTGCAAAAGAATGGTTGGACAATATACACAAGGAAAAACTACCCTTGTGGATGATTAAAACAATGAAAATCAATGATTAGTTTAAAAGAATATAAAAAATTAAGAGAACTCCTCCACGGATCTGATGAAGATTATAACGTAGGCTGTGAGAATATAAAAAACATGAAAGAAGTAACATCTATTACAAAAATGCTATTTGCTAAATCTTTAATGTTTGGTAAAAGGCAAGACTTTTGTGAAAAGTTTAAAATAGACTACCATAGTGTTAAAGAATGGAATGATATGTTTAAAGATCTTAATGATACTTTAGGTATAAGAATTGAACAAGAAATTATAGAGTTTGAAGTACACAAACAGATGCTTCCTGTCTTTACAAGTACTTGGAAGTTTATTAAAAATGTTAAAATTGAACTTGATTGGGATCATCAGAAACCAATTGAACCAGTTAGTAAAGAAGAACAACGTGAAATAGACAATATAGCAAATAATTTATAATGGATATACAAGATAAACTAGCAAGAGCTTGTAAGTCACTAATATTAAGAGAGCCCTTTTATGGGCTCTTTTTAATTGGACTTAACAAGAAAATAAGAAAAGACGTCCCAACAGCGGGTGTCAGTAAAAATGGTATAGGTATACAATTATCTATTAACCCGGATTTCTTTATGGGAATACCAGATGAGCACCAGATAGGTCTACTTAAACATGAACTACTGCACGTTTCATTTGGGCATCTTATGATGAGAGACTCTTATCCTAACAAGAAGTTGTTTAATATTGCTGCAGATCTTGAGATCAATCAGTATATAAGTACAAGCATGCTTCCTGAAGGTGGATTAACTTTAGATAGTTTTCCTGAGTTAAAATTACCAAAGAAAGCCGGTACTAAAAAGTATTATGATTTATTAGAACAAGAATGCAAGGATAATCCTTGTCAGTCACTAGAATCTATACTTGATCAAATGGATGGTGACAGTCAATATGATCATAAAACATGGGAAGAGTTTGAAGATCTTACAGAAGCAGAGAAGAAGTTAGTTGAAAGACAAATTGAGCATCAACTAAAAGAAACTGCAGAACAAACTGAAAAAAGAAGAGGAAATATTCCAGGTGAATTAGCTGAATTAATTAGTAAGCTAAGAACCGTGCTCCCTCCATCATTTGATTGGAAGGGCTATTTAAAAAGATTTGTGGGTAACTCCGTGTTTACTTTCACAAAGAAGTTGAGAAGAAAATTCAACAAAAGGTATACAGATAATCCAGGTCTAAAGATAAAACACAAAAATCATATATTGATTGGTGTTGATACTTCAGCATCTGTTAACACGAAGGAACTAGAACATTTTATGAGTGAAATGGTTCATGTTCAGAAAACGGGACATCAAATAACTGTAGCACAATGTGACACAGGTATAAGTGATATATCCCCTTTTAATAGTAAACAGGATTGGCAAATAAAAGGTAGAGGAGGTACAGACTTCCAGCCGGTTATTGACCACTTCAATGAGATGAGAGGTAGATATACTGCCCTTATATATTTAACAGATGGTGAAGCACCAGCTCCAGAGAACTGCCCAAAGAACACATTATGGGTTCTTAGTGCAGATTCTAATTGGACTGATCATTTACCAGGAAAAACAATTCAATTAAACACACATTAAAATGGCACAAGTAAATTTAAATATAGATGAACTAAACGGTTTTGTAAACCATATAATAAAGAATAATAGATTTATTCAAGAACAAGGAAAAAATCCAGTTGCTGTAGAAGTAGTTGGTGAATCAGGTATAGGTAAAACTTCAGCTGTACTACAATTAGCTAAAGATAATGATTTAGATTTTGTTAAACTTAATTTAGCTCAGATAGAGGAATTAGGTGATTTAGTAGGTTTTCCTGTAAGACAATTTCAAATGTTTACTGAAAAACAAGTTACAAAGAAGATTGATGATCTTAATTATACAGTAGCTCAAAGAGCTGCAGCATCTGCACAAGTTGCAAATGCTTCTATGACTAAGAAAGTTGGACAATGGGTTGATGAACTAGCAGTTGAAGAGTATCTTAGAAAAGGATGGAAGATGACCGGTAAGAATAGAATGTCTTATTGTGCACCAGAATGGATTGCAGACAAAAAGAAAGGAGGTATACTTCTTCTTGATGACTGGAACCGTGCTGATGTTAGATTTATTCAAGCAGTAATGGAGCTGGTTGACAGACAACAGTATATTTCTTGGACATTACCTGAAGATTGGCACATAATTTTAACTTCAAATCCAGATAACGGTGATTATATGGTTAACAGTGTGGATTCTGCACAAAAAACTAGATATATCACTGCTAATCTAAAGTTTGATGTAAACGTATGGGCAAGATGGGCTGAAGAGCAGCATATTGACACTCGTTGTATTAACTTCTTATTACTTCATCCTGAATTAGTTAACAAAGAAACAAATGCAAGGGCTATAACAGCATTCTTCAATTCTATTTCAAGTTTTGAAAAATTTGAAGATGACCTGAGCATGATCCAAATGATTGGTGAAGGTTCAGTTGGGGACACGTTTGCTTCTATGTTTACTACGTTTATTAACAACAAGCTGGACAAGCTGGTCACGCCTAAAGATATGTTGACACATGAAAACCAAGATTGGGTTATTGGAGAACTAAATAGTGTTCTAGGAAAAGGTGACACATATAGAGCAGATATTGCATCTACTCTTGCAACAAGGTTGGCTAACTATTCAGTTGTTTATGCTAATGAAAATACTGTAACACCAAAGATAAATGAAAGATTAATAGCATTATGCACAAAAGATGTATTTGCTAATGATCTAAAATATCTTATTGTTAGAACTATTTTCAACGGTAATAAAACTAAGTTTAACAAAATGATGATGAATCCAGAAATCATCAAGATGACAATGAAATAAGATGAGTAAAGTTTATAATTGTACTTTGGGTGCTATTAAAGAGCAGTTAGAAGACTTTGGTTTAGATGGGCAGCCTGTATATCAGGTTGCTCTATCTAGACAAAGTTGGGATATGGGTCAAGCCATATTCTCTGATCTAAATAACACTTATAAAGTATTTCAGAGATATTTTAATGATGAGATAGATGTAGTAGATCTAACTCAATATAAAAAAGCTTTTGTGTTTCCAGGATGCCCGGTATCACTACCTAGGTTAAAGGAAGCATTAAGAGAGCACAAAATCACTGTAACAAATGATTTTAGTAAAGCTGATTTCTTTGTAACCCATAACGAATGGAGTAAATACCATAGTGATGGTGAGTCAATTAGAACTAACACCATGATGTTTAAAGCTATGAACTATGAAGCTATGGATATTAGTGCAAGTGAGAACTTAGCTCTTAAAAATGAAGAGCCAAATGTTGATCCTGCTATTCAAATTGTATTTGATGATAAGATGGCAGAGACATATAGTAGAAATAGTTTAGATTATGAAGCTGATTTGTATGAAAAATGGGTATTTACACCATTAGCTATACAAATTGCATATCGTATTAGACATGAACAAATACCGGTTATATATGCTGAAACATGTTTAAATGAGTCAGCAAATAAAACAGTTCTTGATGAACAACTATTAGATGATGTTATTAGAATGATTCAACATGGTAGTGAAGAAGAAAGAGAAATGGTTAAAAAAATTGTACCAGCTATTGACTATAGAAAGAAAAAACATCTTCTATGGAAACTAGCAAAAGAGACAAGTGGTTATATGTATAGGTTTAATAGAGATAAAGATTTAAATTATTGGGCAGATAAAGCTCGGTTTCATACATATGGACGCCATAATGCTGAGGACATGATTAAACAGTTAGAGGAAGAAGAATGTCTTGATGCAGAATCATTTAGATATCTTGAACCTATTGTTCGTAAAGAGATTAGTATTAATAATAGAGAACTATATACCTTTAAAGTGCAAGTTAAAGAGGAGTATAGAAAATATTTAAAAATTAAAAAATGACAGATTTAAAACAAATATGGTTAATTAGTATTGACCCAAGTAAAGTAGATAAAGTAAGTAACGCTTTGGTAATGCAAAATGGTAGTGTTAAAGTAAAACAATTGGGTCATTATATAGAATCAGGTGATAATAGTGGTAGGTATAGAAATAAAACTAATAACACAAAGATTAAAGAAATAATGGATGATATTCCTACTATTACATCTGATGATCTTAAAAATGCCACGGCACTATTTAGATTTCCTAGACTTAGTTTATCAAGAGATAAGGTAAAAATACTACAAGAAAAGTTTGATCTTAAGTTGAAAAGAGATTTTCACCAGGCAGACTATGGTATTGTATCTGAAAAGTATTTTGATGGATTATTTGTTACTAGATGGTTAGCATCAGCAGATCCTGCAGATGTACTTTCTTGGGCACAAGTTTATCAAGATTGTTTTGAAGAGGATCTTTTTGATGAAATTGTAAATGAATTAAATAAGATACCTGCAGATGCTCATGTTGTATATGAATCAGAATGGTTTAGTTCATATTACCACGAGGGTGCTAGTAATCTTGATAGATATTCTAAGATGTCAGAAAAAGTAAGAAATGTAGGAGGTAGTAGTAAGTATCATTATTACATTGAATCATTAGATCAATGGAATGATATACAAGCTAATTTACCTAAACTTGTTTGGGATAGTAATATTAATGAACTTGCTACAGAAGACTCTGAAGTATTAACAGAAGAAATGTATATACAACTTAAAACTATGCTTGGTTGGGAAAAGACCGAAAGTGGTTGTGGTTGGCAAGGTACTAGAGACAAAGAGAATATGAATCTAGCTTTGAGCATTATTGCTAATTGTAATATTCAAAAGTCTCATACATATTTAGCACTATTATTTTCATTCTTAAGTGACTCTATGAAAGATTCATCTGTTTGGAATACTGTTAACTTTAAGTCCGTAAGGAAGAAGTTTGAAAAGTATATACAAATGAATGGTTGGAACTGGTGTCATAATTATAATTATTTAATTGAATATTTAGTTAAAGATAATGCATTAACTAAAATTGCTTGGAAAGAAGTTGCTCAAAAAATGTATGATGATGTATTGTCATCTCAAATGGGTGTTGATAGTAAAAATGTATTTAGTATCAGTCCTGAGAGTATCCAATTAAAACCGGAACTTAAAAAAAGAGTAATGCCAAGTCAAGAAGATCTACAATATATGGAAGATCTTGTTGATATGCACACTGAATCACATGATTATGCAAGATAAAATTAAAGAAGGCTTGTTTTACAAGGAAGAGTTTAACTTCAGTTACTCTTCCTTAAACAGGTTATTATTTTCACCAAAACTTTTTTATAAAGATTATATCCTTAAAGAAAGGGAAACCAAAATGGAAAAACATCTAATAGAAGGTAGGTTAATACACCTGCTACTATTAGAACCAAATAGGTTTGAAGAAGAATTTGTTATGTCACCATTAAAAATGCCAACAGATTCAGTCAAAAAAGTATTAAGAAATGTCAGCAGTAAAATTGTTGACCCAAATAATTATATGAAGTTAAAAGATTTAGATGTTCAGATACTAGAAGCTTTAAAAGAAGAGAACTTGTATCAATCATTTAAGGAAGACCAAAAAAGATTAGATAAAATAATAACAGAAGAGAGTGAAGCGTATTTTAAATTCTTACAAACAACAGGTAAAACTATAATTGATGCAGATACATTTGCACGTTGTATGGATCGTGTTGTTATAATCCGGGCTAATAATGAAGTAAATAACTTATTGATGGAAGAAGGCACTGATTGGGATTTAGATCATATTCAAGTATACAATGAAAAGAAATTAGAGTGTAAATTAAATAACTATAAATTTGGATTAAAAGGTATAATAGATAAATATATAATAGATGATGAAGAAAAGACAATAACCATTGTAGATCTTAAAACAACAGCAAAACCATTAGAAAATTTTGCTGAAACAGTAGATTTTTACAATTATTGGTTACAAGCGGCTGTATATTCACTACTTGTCATGAAAAATGTTGATGAAAATCAACAAGATTACAAAATTATTTTTAAATTTGTTGTGATAGACAAGTATGACCAGGTCTACGTCTTTCCTGTATCGGAAGAAACCTTACTAAAATGGACAAACGGATTAAGAGAAGCATTAACTGAAGCAAATTATCATTACAGTGAAAGAAAATATGAACTGCCATATGTATTTGCTAACGGTAATGTAACCTTATGAAAAAAATTTATGCAGATTATTTCCAAAAGAGCAAAGTATTCTTATACCCTTTGATAGGAATAAAAAAGGGTGTAAGATTCGTGCCTATAGAAACATATATAGAGTGGGATCAATTAAACAATCCTAATACTTTGTATTGTTTATACATGGTTCCTAAAAAAGAACAAGACAAAAAAGTATTTCAAGTATTTATTGAAATGCATGTAAAAAATAGAGAATTTTTTGATCAATATTTTTATTTAAATAATGATAAATATATTCTTTGTAGTTTTAATTTAAGTTTATTCAAAAAAGATTTAAAAAAATTTAGAAATGGAAAGTATTCAGAATTTTCAGAATACACCAAAAATATTATTATTAAATTTTTTGGAAATAAAGGAACAATTTCTGAATATATTGAAAGTTATTTATATCCTGAATATTATCATGAAACATATTCTAAAATATTAAACATTGATGTAAGTGTTTTAAAAGAAGTAAATGAATTGTGTGATATACCAGATATAGCTAGAGAAACTTTTATAAAAGAATCAATTGAAATTAAATTATTTAAATAAATATTATATATTTGTGTTTTTAAAATATTATTAATTATGAGTATAGGAAAAAATATGATTATTGTAAATGCTCCAGATTTTCAGAGCATGGAAAAATCTTTTAAGTTAGTCCCTATAACAATGGACTGCCCTTATGTTGAATGTTTATTTTCAGCAAAAGATAAAGTTTTAGCTGTTATAAGTAAGACTATGAAACAAACTTATCACATGGTCCCTAAGTTAGATGACAATGGAGATCAAGTACCTGTTAAAGGTAAAAGGCCTGGAAACAAGCCACCATACAAAGAAGAGAGGAGATTAGTAGATACATTTTCAGAATTCTACTTAATGACTCCTGAAGAAATTAATGGATTTATTGAATCATTTGCAGTTAATGCAAAAGAATTTGATTATAAGTCTTTTACACAACCAAAAGAAGACAAAGAAAAAATCATTCAAATGAAAAAACCTGATTTAGTAACTAAACCAGAATAAGTTTGGTCAACTATAATGACTTTGTTTTGAGTGGGCCTTAGATCAGCCTTAATGATCTTTTCTAAGGGAGCTGGTTTGTGTGACAGCTCCCTTTTTTTTTAAATTAAATTATATGAATCACTGGGTAATGGATTATGAAACATTATCTAATTGTTTTGTGGGCGTATTTACACATTACAAAACTGAAGAGACTAAGATCTTTTCAATATGTAAACTGCAGAATGATTTTGATAAGTTCATAGAATTCTTAAAAGAAAACATACGGAATAAAGAGTGGCATATATCCTACAACGGATTGGCATTTGATGCACAGATCACTCATTATATAATAAAAGAATATGGGAATTTAAAACTCATGGATGGAGAAGAAATTGCTCAAGAGATTTATGGTTGTGCACAAAAATGCATAGAAAAAAGTAATGCTCATGAATTTCAAGAGTTTCCTGAGTGGCATATGTCTATCAAACAAATAGATGTATTTAAATTAAACCATTGGGATAACATGGCTAAGAGATCTAGTCTTAAATGGATAGAATATACTATGGACTGGGATAATATTTTAGATATGCCTATACATCATGAAACATTAATAGAAACTCAAGGTCAATTAGACCTTGTTATTGAATACTGTATTAATGATGTAGAAGCAACTAAAGAGATCTTTAATAGATGTAAACCTTTAATAGCATTAAGAAAGAACTTAACTGAAAAATATAATATTAACTTGTTTAGTGCATCTGAACCAAGAATAAGTAAAGAGATCTTTGCTTACTATCTTAGTAAAGAGCTAGACATGCCAAAATATGAAGTTAAAAAATTAAGAACTTTTAGAAATGTAATTAAAGTAAATGATCTTATACTAGACTATATTAAATTTGAGACACCTGAATTTAAAACTTTATTAGAAAAGTTTAGGACAGTAGAAGTAAATCCTAATTACACTAAAGGAGGGTTTAAATCTTCTGTAAAATATAAAGGTGTAAAAACTGATTTCGGATTAGGTGGTGCCCATGGTGCTACTAAAGCTGGAGTGTATGAGTCTGATAATGAGAAAGTTATAATGTCTTCAGATGTTACTAGCTTTTATCCTAATTTAGCTATTGTTAATCAATATGCACCGGCTCATATACCTAAAGAAAAGTTTTGTGAATTATATAAATGGTTCTTTGATGAAAGAAAGAAAATACCAAAGAGTGATCCAATGAACTATGTATATAAAATTATCTTAAACTCAACTTACGGGTTAAGTAATGATAAGAACTCTTTTCTATATGATCCACAGTTTACTATGTTTATTACAGTTAATGGTCAACTTACATTAATGATGTTGTATGAGATGATTATGACCAGAATACCAGATGCTGTTGCTTTAATGCAAAATACTGATGGTGTTGAAACCATCATACCAAAAGAATATGTTAATACATATATGGAGGTATGTAAAGAATGGGAACAAATAACCGGTCTTAATCTTGAACATGATCAATATAGTAAACTAGTATTAGCTGATGTCAATAATTATATAGCTGTTGACACTAATGGTAAAGCTAAATGTAAAGGTAGATTTGAATATGACGGGTTAGCTCTTCATAAAAACAAGTCTAAACTGATCATTCCAAAAGCATTGTATGCGTACTTTGTTGATGGAACTTTACCAGAATATACATTAAAACATAATAGAAATATTCTTGATTATTGTATAGGAGCTAAATCTAAAGGTGCATGGAGGCAACATGCTATATATGTTAAAGATAAAATTGCACAAAAAGATGAACTTCAAAAAATTAATAGATATTATATTTCAAATAAAGGTTGTAAAATTGTTAAGATAAATAAGAATGATCAAAGAGAAATACAGTTAGAATCTGGGCAATGGGTTCAAACTGTAATGAATAAGATAGAAGATAAAAAATGGTCAGACTATGACATTAACGAGAAATATTATCTTAATGCAATTGAGAAAGAAATAAATAACATAATTGGTGTAAAAAACAACCAATTGTTATTGTTTCAATAAGTTTTATTATTATATTTGTAATTAAGTCCAAGGGGGTCAAGGTTCCATTCGTGCATGGCCCCCCTCTGGCAATTTAAACCAATAAATTATGGGATACACAAGACCAACAACTACTACAAGAGATATGTTAGTGGCAGCACCACTACCTAATCATGGAAAAACTTACACAGTTATTCCTCATAAAGATGTCATAGATGTTACTAAAACTCTATTAGGCAATAGCGGATTTACAATTACAAAAGAACTTTACAGAGCAAATATGAATGCTAAAGTAGCACAAGGAGTATATCACCTTGCTTCAGATCAAGATCCAGAAATGGGCATGATGTTTGCTTGGACCAACTCTTATGATAAAAGTACACGTTTTCAGTGTGCTGTAGGAGCTTTTGTAAATGTATGCAGCAATGGTATGTTATGTGGAGACATGGCAAATTACGCTAGAAAACATACAGGTAAAGCAGATCATGATATTCATGCTCAAATAAGTTCACAAATTAAATCAGCTAATAAGTACTATACCAAGTTAATTGATGATAAGAATAATATGAGAAAAATATTCTTACCTAAGAAAAGTCAAGCTGAATTAGTGGGCAGATTATTTTTAGATGAAGAAATCATTGATGCATCACAGGTTTCTATTATTAAAGCAGAAATGAAAGATCCATCATATCATTATTCAGCAGATCTTAATAATGCATGGACATTTTATAATCATGTTACACATTCTTTTAAAAAGTCTCACCCAAGAACATGGATGAGTGATCAAGTTAAGTTTCATGAATTTATGACTGCAGAATTATTAAGTCAATCCGGTTTACATCAAGCAGATAAAAATTGGATAGATGAAAATGGTAACGGACATATACCTGGACCACAATCTGCAGGTGTATGGAGTCAAGCTATTATGACAGGAGGAGATTTTGATGCTGATATGGAAGCTCAAGATTATGATACATTTGAAGAGTTTAAAATATGATAACTAAAGATATAAGAAAAAGTCTGAAGATTAGACCCTCTGGTAGGTCTTCAGACTTTATATCTCCTAGCTTTGGATGGGGCTGTCTATATGACTGTTCCTATTGTTATATGAAAAGGCACAAACCTGAAGGTTTATCTATAGCCACAAACACAAATCAAATTTTAACAGAAATAAATACTCATGCAGTATTTGCTAAACACGAAATAAAAAAACCAAATCAAACACATCCAAAATATTTAACATATGATATAAGTTGTAATGAAGACTTTGCTCTTCATGCTAAACATCATGAGTGGGAAAAAATATTTGATTTCTTCAAACATCATGATGATATACTAGGAACATTTGCAACTAAATATGTTAATAACAACTTACTCAAATATAATCCAAAAGAAAAAATAAGAATAAGGTTTAGTATGATGCCTGAAAACAAGCGTCAAATACATGAGCCAAACACATCAACAATATTAGAAAGAATACAAGCAATAGATAAATTTAAAGAAGCTGGTTATGATGTTCATCTTAATTTTAGTCCTATCATAGTATATGAAGGATGGTTAGATGATTATGAAGAACTATTTTCTTTAATTAATAATAATGTAAGAAATGAAGAAGGAGTTTTTGCTGAGTGTATATTTTTAACACATAATGTAAATAGACATTTTAAAAATCAACATGAAAGACCTGAAGTTGAAGAAGATTTATGGATTCCTCAATTTCAAGAAAGTAAAATGTCACAATATGGAGGTAAAAATATTAGATATAAATATAAGATTAAAAATCAACTCATAGAAGCTTTTATAAAAGAACATGATAATGTAATTCCATGGAATAGAATTAGATATATATTTTAAATTATGAAAAAATTTATAAAATTTTTATTAACTTGCATTAAGATTACAAGTGGTACAATATTACTTTTGATCGTTATATTATTTTGGGCAACAGCCCTTGTGTTAACCACATTAACTGAACTTATTACATGGGTTGAGTTAAAATTAACAAAATTAATGAAGAAATGTTATGGCGAATTATGAACTTTGGACTTTATTTAGACCAAAAATAAAAATAATTAATAAATCTAAAAATCCTAACCCTAGTTATGAAACATCTGATTCAGCAGGTATGGATATTAGATCTAATGTAAACATTACTATTAAACCTGGATCTTGTGAAATTATATCTACTGGACTGTTTATACAACTTCCTAGTGGTTATGAAGCACAAATTAGATCTCGCAGTGGTTTAGCTGCTAAAAATCAAGTAATTGTTCTTAATGCTCCTGGCACTATTGATGCTGATTATAGAGGAGAAGTTAAGATTATATTAGCTAATTTTTCTGCAAAAGATTTTGATGTAAAAAAAGGAGATAGAATAGCTCAAATGGTAATTGCTGAATATGAGCAAGCACATTTTGAGAATGTTGATTTTCTTGACACTACTGATAGAGGAGCAGGCGGATTTGGAAGCACAGGTATTAAATAAGCTATAGGGATCTTCCCTTTTGGTTTGTTTTCCGTTTTCCATTAGGGCCCTATAGTATTTATTAACGGAAAAAAATTATTAAAAATGAAAAAAAACATTGAAATAGTTGACAATACTATTGATCCAACAAAAACTACTAACGTAGATAACTTTATTGTAGAAGATGAAATGGAAACTTTAGATAAAGTCAATGACAATTAAGGAGTTTAAAAAACTTCTTGAAAATACATTTGAGAAGAGTAGAAAAACTTATGACTACAAAATGAACGAATATGCTACTGACCTAGATGTATTCCAATCATTTAAAAAAGGAGTGGGTTTTTCTTTTCAAAATACACCAGAAGGTGTAGCATGGGAGTATGCTTGTAAACATTTTGAGTCAATCAAAAATATTATTAGCAAATGTCCAGGTGAAGTCCCAACAGATGAACTCTTAGATGAGAAAATAGGAGATGCCATAAATTATCTTATAATCATTAAAGGACTCATCAAAGAGAGAGGTGATTAAAACCAATACCTCCATATATGAAGAGAGGGACGTATGTCCCTCTTTTTTTATGCACCCATAGCTCAACTGGATAGAGCAACAGCCTTCTAAGCTGTAGGTTGTAGGTTCAAGTCCTACTGGGTGTACTATCTACCTTGTCCTCTGTATGGTTTTTTATAACCATTTTGAGATTTACTAGCATTTTTGCTATGTACACCTTTTCTTTTCTTAGTAGCGTTAGATCCTCTAAATACAAATGTGTTTCTTACTGCCATTATAATATTCCGTTAGGACCTCTACCTGTTGAACCGCCTTTTCTTTTTGAACCTGACTTTAATTTTTCAATTTGTGAATCATAGTCTTTCATTTCTCTATAACTAGCTATTTTAGGACTAGAAGTATTATATTTATTACCCATAGAAAAATCCTCATCAAATTCACTCATTTCTTCTTCTGACATGTTAAGAGGATCAATTGGAGTATCAGGATCATAACTAGGATTTACATCATATATTTCTTCCATAGAAAGACCTGGAACATTAACTTCATTACCTGGGGTTCTTTCATACATATTTGGATTACCAGGATAATTTGGTATGTCAGATAAAACATTACGTACTGAATCAGACTTAGCTTGTAGATCTGCTATACGTGGATCAGGAAGATTTTTTAATTCATCACCATCTTGAGCATACATACCAGGAACTTCCTGACCTTTAGCATTTTTAAAGTTTTTATAATTGTATGTACCACCTTTACCATATTTTATTTCAGAACCTTTTTTTACATAACCCATTTTGTTACGTACTGCTCTAGGTAATTTTGGTAATCCTTTGTTTCCTTGTGGAATAGATTTAAGGCTTCCGCCTGTGTTATATTTTATTCCAGCTTTTTTCATATTTGCAGGCATAGTTATTACTTTTTAAATTTTTCAACTGACCTACCACCAAAGTAGGCTCCAATTACTGTTATTAATACTAATTGTAGAAGATCAGTCCACTTTTCTTCTACTGTAAAGGTTAGTGCACCAGCATCAATAAAGATTAATAGCATAGTACACACAATTAAAAATATAAGAACCATTGGTCTTACATTTTTACTCAACCAAGAATCAGAATTCATATCTGCCGTCCAGCGGTCAGTAATCTGTTTCTCCATTTGAGCTTCATGATTTAAGATAAGTTCTTTGAGCTTCCTCTTAGCTTCTTTTCTTTCATCATCTGTTGTTATTAAATCATCTAATACACCACCAACTGATTCAACCAAAGTGCTTCCGGCACCTGAAAAAATCTTCTTTAATATACTCATTTACAAAATACCATTTGGTCCAACACTACCTCCGTGTTTATATTTAGGTCCGCTATAAATATTTGGAGTTCTTACATTAGTCTTTTTCTTTGTCTCCTTAGGTTTAGAAATTTCTGTCTTAACATTTTTAGACATATTTTGAATTCCAGCTTCTATTTGTTCAATATCATCAAACTGTTTTGTATTATAAGACTTAGATGTTAAGCTTGTATCTACAGTATTAACTTTAGGTGTACTTGCATCTACTGAAGTACTAGTCTTATTTACGTTTACTTTTGGTGTAGGAGGATTTAATCTTGCAGCTTTTTCTTCTTTAAGTTCAGTGTTATATTGCTTACCTTTCCACTCAAAATAACCCTTTTCATCACCAATGTGAGATATACCCTTTTCAATATTCTTTTTTCTTGCTGCTTTAAAAGCATCTGAGAAAGAAGTTTCTTTCTTAACATTAGGTGTAACAACTTTTTCTGTTTCTTTCTTTGTTACTGAAGGCGGTTTAGTATTATTTTTTTGCGTATTATCCCCTTTAATCTGATCTTTTTGAACTATTTTTTGTGTATCAGTACCTTTGTTAATCATATCATTTCTTTTTTGATTAAGAATAGGGTTTGTAGATACTTTACCAGCCATTTGCTGATTACGTGCAAAAACACTTTGATCAAAGTTAGGATCACTAGTCTTAGCTTTAAACCTTTTTATGTATTTACCTTTAGCTTTTCTTTTAATAAGATCACCAGCTCTGTTATACCTTTCTTTGGTAGTAATCTGATTTTTCTTATCTTTAACTTTAGTTTTACGCACTGTTCCTCGGTGGTCAGTAACTGTAACTTTCTTTACACCAGTAACAGGATCTTTTTCTTTTGTTCTTTTTCTGAATACTTTTCTAAATATGCTCATGACAATTTAATTTAATTTATTAGTAACTATAATATACCGTTAGGCCCCACAGCTCCACCACACTGGAAGCCTCCGCCACATTGTTTTTTATTTTTAGCCATTTTTTTAAAGGTTTTGGCTAAATTATACCTTTTACTTCCTGGGGGACACGTTGGGCCACCAAATTTATCACCAGTACAAACACCTTCAGTGCCTCTTTTTTTTATACTAGCAGTAGCCTCTTGTATCCAACCCATTATATTTCTATCTCCGAAAAGCCTAGCTTACTTAATAACCATAAAGCCGGTTCAGTTTTAAAGAATGCACATATAAAGAAATATGCAAACCCGTACCAGCATGTATATATTAAGCTTAAAATAGCACATATCACATATAGTGCTCTTAAAGCAGTCCAAGCTCTCCAATTTTTAAAGTTTATCCATTCCAACTTTAATAAACCTTTTAAAGTTGTCCATCCGTTATTTATTAATTCTTTTATTTTTTTCATATTATTTTATTAGTTTATCAGCAAATGGTACATCTTCATTTTGATCCAACCTGTCATCATCACACACATTAGAGTGAGATCCATCACAAGATCCATCATTGTTAGATGTTTGACCGCATATGCAATCTTTATCAATCATTTACTTACTTTTAAAGAATCTATCAAAAGCACCTTCTTTAACTGTTTTTACAAAAAGTTCAAATTGATCTTTTGTAAATTCAGTATATCCTTCATCTTCTCCTCCTACCACTACTTTATCAGATTCAGTTGAGATGTCAATTGCTGGACAGCTCTTACAGCTTGCACAAAAGGTCATCTGTGATCTATGCGCAGTTACTTTTACATTTTTTAATCCTTCTAGTTCCATTGGTTTATGCTTTCTTAAAGGTTACATATTCAACAACACATGCTGCAGTATTTGCTTGTACTTCAAGTCCATCACTAGGATTAACACAAAAGAAAGCAAACTCTCCAGGGTGTAATATTCCCCAAACATTTCCTGCATCATTTTTTAAATCAACAAAATTAGCAGCATCTGTATTCTTAATATATACATATGTAGCATCTGTCACAGCAGCAGCTACAATAACACTTGCAGATGAGTGAGATACAGAAACACTACTTCCTGTTACACCAGCATCATCAAATGATAATACATCACTAGGGTTAGCATCAATTTCAAATACTCCATTGACTCTAGCATCAGAGGTTATACTAAGACTTACATTTAGTGCTTGTGTTGCCATTATATTTCAAATCCAAAATTTAATATCATGAACCTAAACTTTACGCCCGGGTTCCATTTTACTTGTATTAGGGTAAAATACCCTACTCTATGCGTTATTTCAATAATATTTTTCTTATTGCCTTCACGCCAACTGTTTATCCAGTTCATAGTTTTACGTTATTGGTTATATTATAATATACAAAAAAAATACTAGAAATTAAAGTATGATGTAGTTTATTCCAAACTTGAAATCATGCCAGTCCCTGTTCCAATATTTGTTGTATTTACCTTCAACAAAGACACCAAGGTTCTTATTTATCTTATATCCAAAGATTAATCCCCCTGAATAATCTATCCAATTGCCTCCATTGAAGTTATGGTATGAATAGTTTCCTCCAGTATTAAGATGATAAGGAAGTATGTTGGCCCATGAGTGTAGCCAGATCTTTTTAGTGTAATAGTAATAGTCTGCACCAATCACTACAGAGTGACACCATTGCACCGGTAATGCATCTTTACTTGATTTAACATAGTCATTAAGAACTTGTGGTATAACAACCTCTTCCCAAATTTCTGAGCTTGTAGCTACAACAGCTCCACTAGGGTCATAATAACTTATTCCTGTTGGGTCAAACCCAATTGAATATCCTTCCTCTAAAGCAAGGCTTGTGTAATGTAGGTTCCCGTTGGATAACACCCATTCTGCTAAAGGATCAAACCCATATGGTTCAGATATTCGTTGTGCAATTCCTGCAGTAAGTGATAATCTTTTTCCAAGTTTATGTCTGTATCGTTGAGACGCTTCCATGTATTCTACATCAGCAAAACCATCTTGTAAGTACTCTACCTTAACAACCCATTTGTCTGCTAAGTATCGTAAGAAATGATGTTGGTCTATATATGTATTTCCAAACCTTCTTGAATAATCTGCTTCAAATAAAAACTCAAAACCTTTAGTTCGTCCTATTGTGGCTCCATCAGAATAAGATGATTCAGTTCCATCTTTAAAACTCTTAGCCTTGTTTTCGTATCCAAATCTCTGTATCTTTCTTATACCTAGGGTAAGTGCGTAATCAAAAGGAGTTTCTACTATATCTGTTTCTAAACCGTTAGTAACAGAATATACATCTACATCAGAAATGGATGTACCACCGTTAACTGCAGCATAAAATGTAGAAAACTTGAAAGTCTTTTTAAGTTCTTTCTTAAACTTACTTTCTTCTTGTGCGTTTATCGTAAATGATAGGAGTAATAGTATATAAAGCAGTGCTTTCATTATAATTTGATTATCTTTTTAGTTATTCGTATTTTATCATATGTAATAATCAGATTATACATTCCGTTAGGGTAATCTGATAAATCTATTCTCTTTATATTGTCTATATTAATAATTTCTCCTATCATATTATATAGTTCTACATCAACATTTAATCTTGTTTCTATAGTAAATGTATTTGCTGTAGGATTAGGATAAACAGCTATATCACTACCTGATAATTCATCTATATTAACAGGCCAACCATCTTCACAATAGTTATACATAGACTGACAAGTTTCATCCCATATAGAAGTACAACAATAACTATCTATATCTATAACCCAAGCATAGCAAGGATCATTTAACCAATAAGGTTCACCCGGTCCACCATAACAACCAGCATCATAAAGACAAGTAGAATTATCTGGTAAATTAACCAAAGGATCATAGTTGTATGCATTAGGATCTGCACATCCTTCTATAACTTCAATACATGACCCATCATCATAACAGGCATTTATGTTATAATTTAATGCAGCTGAGTCAGTACAACCACTAACATAACAACACGGTACATCAGGATCTAAAGTATTTGCAGAAGCATCATAATTAAGAGCATCTGAATCAATACAACCATATGCAAAGTCTATACAACTTTCATTATCTACATTAGCTAGTTCATTATAGTTAAAAGAATTAGGATCTGTACATCCATATACTGGATCAATACAACTAAAATCATCTAAATTAGCCAGCTCATTATAATTAAGAGCATTTGGATCAGTACAACCTTCTATTATTTCTATACATGAATCATTGTCTGTATTAGCTAATTCATTGTAATTTAACGCATTAGGATCTGTGCAACCGTATATATAATCTACACATGAAAAATCATCAACGTTTGCATTTTCATTATAATTTATAGCTGTACTGTCTGTGCAACCATAAACAATAGCAATACAAGAGCCATTATCTGTATTTGCTAGCTCATTATAGTTTAAAGCAGTACTATCAGTACATCCGTATACTATGTCTATACAACTGCCATCTTCTACATTTGCATTTTCATTGTAATTAAGTGCTGCAGAATCTGTACATCCTGTTACTATTGCAATACATGACCCATTATCTGTGTTAGCGAATGCATCATAATTTAGTGCAGTAGAATCTGTACAACCAAATGTAACTGGTACACAAGAACCGTTATCTGTGTTAGCAGTTTCATCATAATTAAACGCTACTGGATCTGTACATCCATAAACTATACCTATACAACTACCGTCATTATCAGTTGCTTCTGGATTGTAGTTAATAGCAGCTACACTAGTACAACCTAGTATTTCAAGCTCATCACATACTCCGTCTGCGTCAGCATCATTTATACATATATCACTACAGTTATAGTAATCATCAGGATAAGTACAACCTCCACTATCTGCATTAGCATTAGCATTATAGTTACATGCATTAATATCTGTACATCCTAAGTATATACAATCACCACCATCTGTATTAGCATCCTCATTATAATTCCAAGCTATCTCATCCATACATCCAACAACTACAGCTTCACATGACCCATCATCATAGTTAGCTTCTTCGTCATAGTTGAAAGCTAATTCATTAGTACAACCCTCTATAATCTCTATACAACTACCGTCATCTGTATTAGCCTCTTCGTTATAGTTCAGTGCTGTAGCATCTAAACAACCTTCTACTGTAGGAATACAGAGTGTACCACAGAAAGGCATTGCTTGATATGTTTGAAAGAATGGAGGTTCAAAAGCTTGAAGTGCACCTTGACCATTATCTGCAAAAGGATTCCATCCTTCATATAATAACACAGTCCCATTGTCATTAGTTAACTTAAATGAATTATGTAGTGTTTGAAAAGCCACTTCTTCTGGAGGAGTTTGTGCTCCACCTACTTCAAAGTAAAATATTTTTACAGGTTTATCTGTTTCTAACCAAATAGGAAAAGTTTGTTCATATTCTCCTGGACCCATTGTAAATGTCCATTGATTGTCACCTTGTACAACTCCTAAGAATGAATTACCCCAACCATCAGCAGCTGCATCTCCTATCCACAGTTCATAGTTACAATTAGGATATATATCCATTGCTGTTGCATTCTCATCATAGTTAAAGGCATTTTCATTTATACAACCGTATATATGCTCTGTAACACATGAGTAATCATCTATAACAGCTTCTGGATTAAATTCTTGATATGCTGGATCAGTACATCCTGCAACATCATCTGTCTCACATATAATAGCTTGTTGCCATCCTGAATAAGCTACACTACCAAAACCAACTCCTACATTTTCTTGTGCTGCATTTAACCAGGTTCCAGAAGATAGTTGAGTTATTGTATCTCCATTACAGCCTCTAATAAGAACATCTCCATCTAAGTTACCACCTGAAGTAGAACCTGCTAGTCCATCACCATATGTATCTGATATGATAAATTCAAATCCAGCTTCCATTACACAATAAGAATATGAAAATGTTTGACCTATATCTTGATAGTCATAATCTCCATCAGCATGTTCATCTATTACACCACCACTAATTATTGACCATCCTGTTTCACCTGGCCAGTTATCTAGAGTTATATCTACTGTTATAGAAGTGTATCCTGCATCACATGCTTGACCTCCACAAGATCCGTCATCTACTGTAGCCCATGGATTATAATTAGGAGCATTATCATCTGTACATCCTTGTGTACATGGATATGGTGTATGAAATAATGTATCTGACATAGTACTATCAGCAAACATTGCTTGGAATGAATATTCTTCTTCCCAGTTAGGAGGCATCTGACCATTACCAGTATAAACACCCCATATACCATTGTCTATATCAACATCAAAGTTGTAAGAATTAGTATTTTCACCGCTATAAGTTATTTGAATTACATTACAATTAGGATTATCTGAAGCTTCCCAATTCCAATAAAGAAGTGCTTGACCACCATCACATATTTGATCTACAAAAGGCTCACCCCAACCTTCACATGGTGGATATTCACACAAAGACTGATCATTTACATCAGCATCTGGGTTATAGTTTGTTGCGTTTTCATCCATACAATCAATTACTGCAGGCTCTGGAGGAGCACAGGGAGCAATTGTAAGAGACTCAATTAAACCCATACCGTAATCACCTTCTACAAAAAATAAAGTGTCTTGACACTCATTAGTTATTAGACACCAACCATCTTCAGGATATGATAAACCATCACCCCATGAATCCATTAATTGAAATGTATAATCTCCTGAATTTAATTCTATAAATTCATATGCATTAGGTTGTCCTTCTGAATAAAAACCTGTATCAACAGAAATAGTATCAGTAGAGCTATAAAAACCCCATGATACTTCTTCAGCATACCCATCAAATTGAAACTCCATTTCAATCCATGAGTCATTAGATTGTGAGTACGCTATACTTGATAGCATACACACAATCAATATTATATACCTAGTCATGTCCTAAGTCTTAGCAAAGTAAGCGTATTCTACCAAAACGTCATGTCCAGAACCGTGAACAGACATACCTGTACCTGCAGGCCATGGGAAAAAAGCAAACTCACCTGGTCCTAACTGCGCAACTTCTGTTCCAGCAGCAAGTTCAAGTGCAACAGAATTACTTCCATCTGTATTTTTAGCATATACATAAACTACAGGTGTAACTGTAGCTGGAAAAACTGCAACTGCAGCTGATGATGTAGCTAAAACTGATCCTGAATTTACCAAAGGCTTGTTTACAGTAAGATCTTTGCTTAACGTTAAAGATAACGCTTCATTACTTACTGTATCTTGACTTCCTAAAGTTATAGTAGCTGTTAATGTAGCCATAATTTAATTCTTTTAAATATTAATATTAATTGTCAATAGGTTTTTTTTATTTTTTACAGCATGATTTACCACACCATTTCATACATATAGTATTAAAACTAACTGTACATAATAATTTACATAATAATTTTTTCATTTTAAAATTTGTTTGCAACTAGTTTATCTATTTCTTTTTGAACTTTAACTGGAGTTTTTTCTGGACATAAACTAAAAGTTATATCTCCTTCAAACCTTTCTATTTCTTCTCCTTCATCAAATATAACAACTGTAGGCAATACAGTTACTTTATTTTTTTTAGCTGCATCTGTACTAAGATCTACTCTGTATACTTCTGCATCTGCTATATTCTCTAACCAAACACATTCATTTTTTGAATTCCAATCAGCCCAAAACTCTACAACAGTTACACCTTCTTGAGACATATCAAAATCTTTATCTGTGAGCATCTGCTGACCGTTACAAACTGCTGATAAACAAAACAATAATGTTATCAAGAGCCATTTCATTTTAAGTCATCTATTTTATCCTCTATCCTAATTAAACGGTTTTCTAAAGAGTTTACTTTATCCTCAGTATTCTTTATAGAAAGTCTAATGTTTTCATCCTTCATCTGAAATTCCATTCTTGTTACTTCAGGATCAGGAGGCATTGGTAATTCTTTAGCTTCTGCTATATCAGCTTGTAGCATAAACCACATACTAATAATAGTAGTCATTCCAAAACCTATACCTATAAGAGTTTTAATACTAACTTTAAATCCAGTATCTTCATTTAATTCTTTCATAATTTAAAAGAATTAAGAAGTGAATATACCCCACTCTAATGTCATGTTAGCCTGAGAACCAAATACTGCAACATCACCTGTACCAGTCCATGGAATCCATGTAAATTCTCCTGCTTTTAATATTGATATAGCTGTACCATCTGGAATTTCAATAGTAATAGTATTACCACCTGTATCTTTATTTCTCATATAGATATATGCAGGTGTAGTATAATTTGCTGCTAGTGCTACTACTCTTGCTGTACCAGTGTTAACTGCAGTTGTTAAATCAATTGTAGAAACACCACCAACACCAACAGTTAGAAGATTCTCTACTGTTATAGACATATCATCTGTTGTTACATTAGGACTAGTTAAAACTAGTTTTGCTGTTACGCTTGCCATAATTTCAAAATTTATTAATTAATTACTTTTTTCTTTTCTTATGAGATCCTCCATACTTTTTAGGGCTTGGTTTAGAATCTCCGTCTTGTTGTTTTTGAATCATGGTTTTGTTATTTAGACTATTTATAAGATCTAATTTTTTCATTCTTGCTGCTAAAAGTTTTGTAGTATCTTTTAACAATTTATTTTCATCTTGGATACCATCTAAAGCTTGCATTAATTCCATAGGGCTATGGTTTAACATCATTTCTTTTTTTGCATTTAATAAAGCATCTTTTCTTTGTTTAAACAGCATAGCTTTTTTTCTCATCATCATAGAATCCATCATAAGCTTTTTTTCAGCATCAGTTAATTCTTTTTGAGTCATATTAGAAGGCTTCATTGGACCAGATCTAGAACCACCAGGTGCAGGAGAAGAACCTCCTTCTTGAAATTTAGGTTTACGCATTGGTCTTCCACCACCCATTGAATTACCAAATGCTCCACCTTCTTCATACATTCCTGGAACTGAGTGACCACCAAATTTATATTTTTTATATTTCATAATTAAAACCTTCTTATATTATAATATAGTAAATTTTCATAGGATTAACAACTGTTAATAGAATTAATTAAACTATCCTACCATATGAATCCTATACCTGTTGCACTATCCTCTACATCATAACTATCAACACCCCAACCATGCATTGTGCCATATTCAGCTATAACGTCTGGATATTTAAAGTCTAAATAACTTTTTACTTGAGCCTCTTCTTCTTCATTTAAAGCTTTATTAAAAACTATAATCTCAAATATTCTACTTTCAGTGTTTGCTGAGTTTGTACCCCAACCATATTTTGTAAATCCATTACCTCCTGATGAATTTGCTCCTATACTTACTCTAGGTTCTCCACTTACAACACTGCCGGTTCCCAGTGTATTAAGACCTATTTTTATTTCAAAACTTCCACTATTTCTTTCTGATGTAGCAGTCATTTTATTTTGATTATGTGCATAAGTTTCCGTATAACCAGATCTAGGAACGTATCCATTTCCTACAGTATCAGTTACCCATATTGGCATACGTGCTCTTATATTACTGGGATCTGCTTCGGGACCATTATTATGTGAGGTATAAATAACTCTATTACCAGAAGCAAGATAATTTGTTTGAACATGATTAAACCTAAAAGCATGATTTTTATTAGTACCCCCAAGTTCTGCATGATTAGAAATATCAAATGCAGGACCCCATATTCCATTAGAATTGGTAGCATGTCTATACGCAGACCACCATGAATGACAAACTGCATTTCCGCTCATATCATTACCTTCTATTCTAAATAAAGTTCTTGCACCTAATGTATTAGAATCAGAACCATCAATATCAAAAGAAGCTGCAGTAGCAATTATAAATACAGTCATATTTTCCTGTTCTAAAATTAAATCAGAAAACTTATTGGTTGCTACACCTCCCCAATCTGTCATATTTCCATTGTTATTCATATGACCACCTATTAAACCCTTATTTTGAGTATTTGAATCCATATTTGGTTGAGTTGTATCTTGACAATCAATATAACCCAACCCTGCTCTTTTTCCACTAGTTAGTGTTCTATACGTAGGTTTATATTGATCTTGATCTGCTAGTGCGGGGAATCCAAAAGATCTTAAAAAAGATCCCATCTTATCTCCATTAGCATCACCTGGAGCTTTATTATTTACTCTACCCACAAGCTGACCTGAAGTAGTAACAGGCGTTGAACCTAATACATCTTGAAATAAAGTTGATTTATCATTAAAATCCCACCAACCAACTAAGTTATCTATATTTGATAACCAGCCTGAAGCTCTAAATGGATATCTATATTTATTAGCAAGATAGTTAAACAACCAGTTTCTTTGACCAAATGTAAATCCTGATAGTCTTCTTCTTTCATGTCCAGTATTAAATGCTAATATTTCATATATTCTTCCAGGAAAAGTATTTACACCTGTTGTTATATCTGCACCTGAGCCAACATCTTTATTTGTAATTCTTCCACCAAAACTTATTTGTGGTCCATATGCAGAACCACTAGAAGTAGATCCTGTAGACCAATTAAGAATATGTTGAGGTAAAGTTCCTCTACAAACTACTTTTTGATTTACATATAAAGCAGTTGCTTTAGTACCTGGTCTAGCATCAAAAACAATCCAATAATAATGAGCTGCAGATAACCATGAACAATTTGTACAATCTTCTTGAGTGAAAACTCCTACTGATGACATTTTTGTAAAGGCACCTAGATTACCAGCATTATCTCTTTCTTGAAATTTAACAACTAATTTTCCTGTATCCTTTTCTACATATAAAGTAAGAGTGACCTTACCTATATTAGTAATAGAAATCCATCTAGGAACATCTGCTTCAAAAATTACCCAGTCTTCAGAAGGCATTGCTCCTGTTATAATTCTATTATCCGGCTTTACAACTACCGCAAAACTAAATTCATGAGATGTTTGATGTCTGCCTGAACCACTAGTAAATTGTGTATATCTATTATATCCACCGGTACTATAATTTTCTCCTCCCCAAGTTAATATGTTATTGTTAATATCTCCTGATGCAACTCCTGTTCCAGCATAATCATCAAACATACCAGTAACCAAAATACCTTTTCCAGATGTTGTAACAGAAGGTAATTCTTTTTCACAATTTTGACATACTGTATATATATTTGGAATTGAAGTTGTATTAGTATTTAAGGTAGGTCTATATCCAGCAGCATCTTTTTGTGCTCTAACAAAAGAACCAAGAGCATATTTAGTTTCCGCAGAAGCAGTTCCACCAGTATAACTAAACCCTGGAAAAGAATCAAAATTTGGAGCAATCCTCCAATAATGTGGAGATCTTTGAAAAGGACTTTTACTGTTTCCAGCTTTATTAAAACAATAAGCAATTGAACTTCCATGATCATCTTGGTCTACATATCCTGCACAAGTCTCAGGACCTTGACCTGCTCCTGGAGCACATGTTGTATCAACAGTTTTCCATAAAGTATTTAAATCAGTAAAGTCATACCACATTAAACAATTTCCCCATGAATTAGGATTTAAACCTCCAGTTCCTACATCCCAACATCCATTTTGTTCACTTCGCAATTTTACAGAATTTGATGCTGTAAACCATGTTCCATTTGATCTATATTTTTCTTGAAAGTATAAGTTAAATTGCTCTAATTCACCCTTACTTAATGTTCTATCTATTACAATAATTTCGTATATGACTTCTTGTGCGTTTGTTTCTTGATCTTGTGTGCTACATGTATTATTTGCACAAGCAGATCCTATATTAAGCCATCCTGCTTCATAATTAAAGTTAAGAGGTGTTCCTATACTTTTTTTATTTCCTAATGCTTCTTTACTTTGTGAATATAATTTTAAATAATGTGTTTTAAAACCACCTTCATAAGTTGTAGCAGGATGATCTTCTTCCCCTTCCATAATAGTATGAACCATTATTGCATTTCCAAGATCATATTTTTTATCATTTACAAGTTCACTATTAGCACCAAGATGTGCATCTCTAACAGAAAGAATATTATCTTGATCAGGATCAGCGGTTTTTGTATTATTATTAGTAAAAAGAGATTCCTCTTTAAAAAAATTAATTTTTTTAAGGGTGCTGTCTGCTGTATTTGTTCTGTGAATACCAAATATTTCCATTTCAGATGTTGGTGTGGCCGTACCAGTAGTAACTGTTAATCTTTTCTTTACAACAAAAGTTGTCATTCCTCTTGCAGTACCTCCTGTTAAAGTTGACCATTTAACACCATCTTGAACTCCTCCAAATCCTGCAGCAGCAGAAGAAACCAAAGCTTCATAACGCTTAGTAGCCCAAGTTGATTCTCCATAAAATGTTGCTCCTTTAGGATCGTGTCTTGCTTGAAATGTATCAGAATATCTGGGAGTATCTGTTGTGTTTGGATCACTATTTAAATAAGTTCTTGCAAAATTTCCAAGTCTTTTTGTTGATGTAGATTTGTTATCTACCCTTCTAAAAGCTTTATCTGCACCTGTAATAGCACCTGTTCCATCCGCATATTGCCACAAAGTACTTTGATCTCCAAAGTCATACCACAATACAAGTTCTTCTGGATCTACAATTGTACTTGGACCAAATAATTCTGCACTACCTTTTCTTTTTGCATATTGATTAGTAGTATGACCTGACTTTAAAACCTTTGAACTTCCTGCTGATATATTTGGCATAATTATGTTACTATTTTTAAACCAACGTCTATATTATTAACAGCTGGTGATTGATTATATTTCCACATAATATATTGTACTATATGATTTTGTTGATTAATATGCAATGCATTCATATTAGCGGTTTCAAATATCATAACTTCATATATTCTCCCAGTCCATTGATTAGTTGTGACAGGACTTACAGCTTGGTCAGCAGTAACATCAAAGTTAGCAATTTTACCACCTATAGCCATCATAGCTTCACCAGCAGTTGTTGAATTAAGAGAAATTATACTAACAGGATTTAGAGTACCTGTATCTTTTACAGTTGAATTAAGAGTTACTTCTCCATTCCCAGGTATATACATATAAAGTTTATTATTATCAGTTCCTGCAACCATTTCTACCTTCATTACTGTTAAAGCACCTCCCGAGTTTCCTCCTTGATCTAAAGTTAATGTACCCAATCCACAACCATTTTCTATAAAGTTAGTCTTATAATGAGCAGGTAATGGTGCACCTCCCCCGGTTAAACTAGGTTCTTTTATAATATTATATTCATTTAAAGTAGTACCACAAAATCCTTTTCCTTTTGCATTAAACAAATACCGGTCATCTTGATGAACTCCAATATTACTGTAAATAATATACATAGTAAAACGGTTAGTTAAGGCACTACCATTATTAAATTGAGTAGCTGAAATACCTCCCCAATCTGCAGCAGAAACTCCTCCTGTTGGATAGCCACCAATAAGTGCTTGTTGAAATCCATTAAATCGTAAATAACCTTGACCTGAAGCAACATTACCAGTATTACCTGTAGGACCATACCAAGTTCCTTTGTTATTAGCACTATCATTGATTGTTCTTAAAAAATTACCATATCTCATAGGGTAATCTACACAATTACCACAATTACTAGCAGCTGCTTTATTATATACACGTCCAACTTTACTACCATTTGTTACAGCACCACCTGTCCCATCAGCATTTTGTGTCATCCAACTTGGATCAGTAAAGTCATACCAACCAAGCATGTTTCCCCATAAATTGGGACCACCTAGATTAGCTGGATAATCTTGGTTCTGAGCATATTGGTCTGTAGCACATTTATATTTATCTAATAAATAATTGTGTACATCTTCTAATTCTGCTTTAGATAATATTTTATTATAAATTATAACTTCAAAAATACAACCATTAAGTTGTGTATTTGCGGTTTCTGATGTACAAACATTATCAGTGCAATCTGCACCAAATTCCATCCATCCCCCACCATGGTTTTGAGTTTGAAGTTTTGAAGTAGTTCCACTAACTCCTATAGTTCTATTACCACTTTTATACATGTAGTATTGGTCATTAGGACTACCAGCAACACTTTCAGATCCTTGTTCTACTGTCCATATTTGAGTAGCAGATTGTAAAGGCATTCTAACAGAACTTGACTCTAATACGGTATTTGAAGCACCATTGCTATGTTTAACATCTAACTGTATTTCATCATTACCAGGAGATTGAGCAAAATATCCAATATCAAATTCATCTTCATAATATGTAGCACCGCTTGAATTGTTAGCAACAGCAACAATCCTCATATCAACAGTGTGACCTTCTTTAGTTGGTCCATCATTAGGTTGAAACACATAAAAAGAAGTTATAGCTCCTGTGTTTGTTGTTTGCCTTGTCCATATTCCTGGTGACATTCCTCCAAAGCCAGGTGCTGCAGAGGTAATAAGCCCTTTATCTGCACCTACACTCCATCTAACAGAACCATTACCATTACAAGTAAAGCTGTTAATCTTGTATAAAGGACCCCCTAATCCATTAGCATCAAATGTTCTTGCAAATTTTCCAAATTTATCTGGTTGATTGGCAGTTTCACCAAGAGTAAATGCTTTGTTATCTATTCTAGCAACTCTATCATCATGCGTAGTAACAGCAACTGTTCCTGCAGCATCTTTCCATAAAGTACTTGTATCACCAAAATCATACCACGCTAATAAATATTTTTCGTCCACAATAGTATTAGGATTAACAGCATCAGCTGCACCCTTTCTCTTTGCGTACTGATTAGTGGTAAAGCCACTTTTGGCTATTTCTGAACTTCCAGCACTTATATTAGGCATGATAAATTAATTTATTTAAACTATGTCTTCACTTCTATTAGGTCTTCCAATTGTACCAGATACATGAACTTTACCTGTAGATGTTGCTATTATAACTTTTATGTGTTCTTTTGGAAACATATTACCATGACCCCCTGCATCAAATGTATATGCAACTCCTGTAGGAATTGTTACTGCTGTTGCTAAAGATCCATTAGGTTTTAATGTTTGAACTGTAACAACATCTGTACCAGCACTTCCTCCTATATTATATATTGTAACATTGTGCCATGCATTACCTAACACATGGGTTCCTACTGCAGAATACTCTTTAAAATAAGGATATCTATACTGATCATCAGCAGCATTTACTAGAGTTTTTAGTCTATCTATAATATAATTTATAGCCCAAGGCCAATTTAAATTTTGTGATTGTCCACCTTTTCCCATAATTTTTATATCTTTGTAGTTAATACTTTATAGTATAATATACAAAAAAAATTGTTCATATGAAAAAACTTCAACAGCTATTAAATCATTTTCATTTACAATTTCTTCCTGAAGAACCTCTTTTAGGTATATCAACAGAGACAGGAGGAATAGAACTTGAAACTGATATTTATAGACCTTATTGGCAAATACACTTTGGTTTAATATTTTTTAAACTTTCTTATTCAAATATTGATTACAACAGTAGGTTATAATCTAAACTTTGACTATATTATTATTACCTGTCTATCTCAGGGAAATACATTTATTAACTACTAAATAACAAAAAACATGGAACTAAATAACAAGATCCTGAGTGATATCACTGTCCATATGAAATATGCACGGTATAATCCAGAAAAGAAAAGAAGAGAGACCTGGAATGAGTTGGTCACTAGAAATATGGAAATGCATATTAAATCATATCCAAAGTTAATGAATGAAATCATAGCTGCTTATAGTTATGTAGAAGAAAAAAAAGTATTACCATCTATGAGATCAATGCAGTTTGGTGGTAAACCAATTGAGATTAGTCCTAATAGAATATATAACTGCGCATACCTTCCTATAGATCATATAGATGCTTTTAGTGAAACCATGTTCTTGTTACTTGGTGGAACAGGTGTAGGATACTCTGTACAAAAACATCATGTAGATAAACTCCCATTAATTAATAAACCATATCCAAAAAGATCAAGACGTTATTTAATTAGTGACTCTATTGAAGGTTGGGCAGATGCTATTAAGATGTTAATGAAGTCTTACTTAAATGGTAAAAGTTCACGTATAGTATTTGACTATTCAGACATCAGACCTAAAGGTGCTAGACTTGTAACATCAGGTGGTAAAGCTCCTGGACCACAACCATTAAAAGAATGTATACTTAAAATAACAGGTATACTAGATAGCAAAGAAGATGGAGATTCATTATCTACATTAGAAACACATGATATTGTTTGTCACATTGCTGATGCTGTGTTAGCTGGTGGTATTAGACGCGCTGCTCTTATTAGTTTATTTAGTGCTGCTGATGATGAAATGATATCTTGTAAAGCTGGTGCTTGGTGGGAACTAAATCCACAACGTGGTAGAGCTAACAACTCTGCTGTGCTTATGAGACATAAGATAACTAAGTCTTTCTTTATGGATCTGTGGAAAAGAGTAGAGTTAAGTAAAGCCGGTGAACCTGGTATATACTTTAACAATGATAAAGACTGGGGAACTAATCCTTGTTGTGAGATTGCTTTACGTCCTTTTCAATTCTGTAACCTTTGTGAAGTTAATGTAAGTAATATTGAATCTCAAGAAGACTTAGAGTCAAGAGTTAAAGCTGCTGCATTTATAGGAACACTTCAAGCAGGATACACTAACTTCCACTATCTCAGACCAGTATGGCAAGAGACTACAGAAAAAGATGCATTGATTGGTGTGTCTATGACTGGTATAGGATCTGGTAGAATACTTGGTTATGATATGGAAGCTGCTGCTAAAGTAGTAAAGAAAGAGAATGCACGTGTTGCTAAATTAATTGGAATTAAAAAGGCTGCTAGATGCACAACAGTAAAACCTGCTGGTACAACATCATTAACACTAGGAACTAGTTCTGGTATTCATGCTTGGCATAATGACTACTATGTAAGAAGAATCCGTGTAGGAAAAAATGAAGCTATATATGGATATCTTGCTAAGAATCATCCTGACCTAGTAGAAGACTGTGTATTCCGTGGTCATGACACTGCAGTTATAAGTATACCCCAAAAAGCCCCGGAAGGCTCTATCTTAAGAACTGAATCTGCCTTTCAACTATTAGAAAGAGTAAAGAAGGTAGCAAATGAATGGGTAAAAACTGGACATAGAACTGGGTCTAATACTCATAATGTTTCTGCTACAATTAGTTTAAAAGATGAAGACTGGGAGTTAGCTGGTGACTGGATGTGGAAAAACAGAGATCACTACAATGGTTTAGCTGTTCTTCCATATGATGGTGGTACATATACACAAGCTCCGTTTGAAGATATTGATAAAAAGAAGTTTAATCAAATGGCTAAGTCACTAATGGACATTGATCTTTCTAAGGTCATTGAAGAAGATGATGAAACCAATCTAACTGGAGAGCTGGCATGTGCTGGAGGAGCATGTGAAGTCAAGTAAGTATTATTATTTTGAAAAAGGAAAGGTAATCTTTACTGCAGCATACCTTCGTAAAAGAGGGTATTGCTGTGGTAATGGTTGTAGGCATTGCCCTTTTAAACAAATGGAACGCCAGGATCAAGACCCACGCTCTTAAGATCCTCAAAAGTTCCAATGACATAATATGTATTATCTGACATATATAAATCTAAGATGTATGAATATTCTTTATTAAGTTCATCATACTCTTCTTTAGTTATTTTAAGAATCTTTTTGTTTACAGGCATATCCCCAATGTAAAAACTGATACTATCAGCAGTATATAAATATAAGGAGTTACATCTATCTTCATATATATAAGATAGTAAACTCATGTTAATTAACTGTAAGTTTTATGTTAAGCTTATGTTAAATTATTTTACCCAGAAGTTTCTTACGGTATCATAACTTTTAAATCTTTCTATTGTATATAGTATTGGTAATGCGTCATACCAATTTTTCTTTACTTTCCATTCACCTTTTCTAGCACCTCTTTGATACACATATGTACTGTTTGTATTAAACTTTACAGTATCACCCTTAACCCATGCTATAGTATATGCTGCTGGAGTCATAACTGTTGAACCAACTGCTTCAGTTATTTCAGCTACCCATCTAGAAGATGCAAAAGGAGACTTAACTAAATTCCAAGCTTCTTTCCAACCAAACACAGGTACAAATTGAACAAATTCTCTTTGTTGTCTGTGTAACTGATACAATATTAAATTTTCTAATCTTTTTCTAGTTTTACTTTTATCATCATCATCTTCCCACACTTTGCTTAATATATCTCTAGTAAGAAGAGATAAACTAATTACAGCAGCTTCTCCTGCTATTTTCCACATGTTCTTCATTCTAACTTGACCTTCAGGTCCGTTAAAGTAATCTTTCTTTAATGAATTTTTTTCAATATGATTTTTAATTTGATACATATATTTCATGTAGTTCCATAAACTTATATATCTTCCTTCCATCCATCCTAAGTTTTCATCAAAGTATGATTTTCTAAATCTTGCATCATAAGCAGGAACAACCCATTTATGAAACTGTGCTGCTAATTGTCCTAACCAATGAGACTGTATAACCATTCTATCTTCATGAGCATAGTTACCATGAATTTGTTTATTTGTTTCACGTATATAATTTCTTATCTCATATCTAGTTTGATCATTCCATTCTCTTTCTTCACCAGTTCGGTAGTCAATTACTGAAAATTTATTTCCATCTAGACTTGCTTCTCCATCCTTAGTGTTCCAATTAAATGCATCTAACATTGACATTGTTTCTCCTGTTTCTTTATCTTTAACCATCCATGAGTCTAGAATAGCCATACCAACTTTAGTTTGTACATTATACTCCATACCATCTTGAACTGCAAACCCCCATTCAGATGCTCTTCTTAACCAACTTTTTTTATTTGCTGAATCAGGACCTTGCTCACGTAAATCTGACTTTGCATCCATCATTCTAAATAAATCAACTAATGCTTCATATTTACTTATAGCTTGATGCTTATCATATCTTGTTAATCTACCGGCACCTGTTAAATCATTAAATGCTGTTCTTCCACCAAGTCTGTGTAATAAGTCAGGAAGCAATCTTTCATTAAATAGTCTTTCTGCTTTATAGTAAGATTCTCTTCTAAAATAATGACCCTGTCCTCTACCAAAAGTTTCAACAAAATTATTTAATCTACCAACCATATAGTTATTAATATTACCCCAAGTATTCCAACCAACATAAACAAGAGATGATTTAGATATAAGTTCACCAACAAGTTTATCCATATATCCTCTAGTTTGCTGATCGTTATCATAATAAACCATATGCATCCATTTTTTTACTCTTGCTATCATTCTTGGCTCTCTAGCTGTACCTTGTTTTCTAAATGCATCAACTACCTTTCCACCAATTCTTGTGTATATATTTCCATCTGGTTCTCTATATTCTCTTCTTGATATTGTATCAATAAACGCTTTCATTGTATGCTCAATCTCATACATTGTATCATAGTTTTGAGCCATAGTTCCAAACTTTAAAAGACTATCTGCTAGATCAAGACTAATTTCATCTCTTGAAGGAGACATTTGAAGTTTTATTATTTGTTCTTTTATTCTTTTTCTTTCTTTATTATATTCTGCCTTTTGTTCTTTACTGTTTAAAGTTCTTCCATCTTTTCCTTTTAAATTTCCAGAATTCCATTGTTGTTCTAATTCTTTTAATCTTTTATTTAATCCTTCTAAGTATTTTTCTTGTCTAGGTGATCCTGTATAATAAATAGGAAGTGAGTCTATAAAGTCTCCATTTTCATTAGTGTATACGTGTTTACTACTACTAGTACTATTTATAAACTGATCCCAAGCTTTCTTTGGATTTAATTTTGCAAACAACTTTGCTTTAGCTCCTGTATCAGATTGTGCAAGCTGTTGAGTAAATGTATCTAAAATTAAAGGAAGTCTTCCTGTCATTTGACTTCTGTCATCTGCAGGAAGCATTTCTAAATACTTATCCCAGTATTGAACATAAGTTAAATAAAAAGTTAATTCAGCTTGCTTTAGTTCATTAGACATATCTGGATTAATAATGTCTTCATATCTTTTACTTAATAAACTTTCTCCTGTAGACTTAACAAAATCATTTGCTTCTCTATAATCATTTTTTACAAACCAATCTGTATCTTTAACAACAGTACCACTTGGATTACCAAACTGATCAGGAATCATTCTGTATATAGTCTTTTTACTCATATACTTATTCCTAAAAGATCTATAGTCATCTTCTGTAACACCATCTTTTTTTTCCCATCTTTTATATTTTCCTGTAACAATAATTTCTTGAACTTGATTTCTAGCATCTATAAAATCTTGTGTGTAATGGTGATACTCTCCTTGTTCTGATACACCTTCATCAGTAATTTCTTCTGCATTAAAAAATGCACCAAATTCTTTTTTTATTTGTTTTAGTTTTATATTGTATTTTACTTCTTCATCTGTTAGCTCTCTGCCATCTTCATAAAGTTTATATTCCATTAAGTTACCTTCAGCATCAAACATTTTTTGCCTTAAACTTTCTTGTAGTTCCTCATACTCTTCTCCAATTTTTTGAACGTATTGATTTTTAAATTTACCATCTTTATCAAATCTTAACATATATGAATACATTGATTTAGCATCTGTAGGTAATCCTAATCTTTTACGCACTCTTAATAAATTTCCTGCAGCTCCGCCTATATCTTGAGAATCAATATTTATCCTATCTAAAAGCTCTTGCTTTTTAGCTTTCTGCATCTTCTCCATTATCTGAACTAAAGTATCATCTGTAACTGCCAAACTTCTAACAGAAGCGGATATAGCTCCTATATCAGTACCATACTTCATAATGTTATCCATTTCTATTCTAGAATCTAACCATTCTTTTTGAGTTTCATTTAAACCATCAATGAACTCTTGCTTTTCTCCAGGTAATAAAGTTTTATATTCTTCCCAAAGAGGAGCAAAATCTTTTTGTTTTTCTTTTCTTAAAGGTGCTAGCTCAGGTTTAATAGACCATTCTACAATTTTTTCTGATACATAATTATCTATTGCTTCAGATATTGCACCTGTTGAAACTTGTTCTACCCCGTCTACAATTCTTCTTGTACCATTTAATTTATTAATATTATTTATTAATCTAAATATAGCATCTTTTGTTTTTGGAGCTAACTTTGAATATATAGATTCTTTATCAGATATCCCATCTGCAATTTTAGATAAACCTGCGTAAGACTCAATTATACTTGGGTAATTTAATACTTTCCTTATATACTCTTCTTTGTTCCAGTTATCAGGATTCTCAACATATTCATAAAATCTCTCTATTGTAGCAGACGTTTTATTTAAAATTTCTTGATATCCTTCTTCCATATACTCTTCTTGCTCATTAACAATGTGATTAATTAAATTAACACTTGTTTGAATATCATGAACAATTTCTTGATCTCCTTCTAATAGCTTTACCTTATCTCTTTCTTTTTGTAGTACATCTCTTTTCTTTATAAGAGTTCCTTGGTGTACCATTAATACATTGTATATTGCATCATATATTATACTTGAATCGGCATCATCTAAAGGAGTTTCAATTCCATCAACAAAGTCTTCACTCATAATACTATCATCAGTTTTATCTTGTTTAGCAAACTCTTCTGCTTGTTGTACTAATTTTGCATTTGGATTTAAAATAAGAATCTTATCTAATAGATCTCTGTTTTCACTATCTCTATGTAACCTTTGAAGTGGTAATCCAAATTTTCCTGAAAATTCTTGTGTTTCTTTGTCTATATTAAAAACATCAGCATGAATATGGATTGTTTCCATTTCATCAAAGTTAACTTTTAATCCAAGATTAGCAGCTAATCTACCATACATAAATAGTTGCATGCTGTGTTGTTGTTTAGGTGTAAGTTCAAACTGATGAATTTTTGGATCATACTTAACACCTTGAGCTTTTTCTTTTTTAGTTCTTTCTCTGTAGTTTCCTGTTTTCCAAAATTTACTTTCAGGGCCTACTGCAAAACCTTCAGTTTCATATATTTTTTTTCTTTTTTTATTTCCAACTACATCGTGCTTACTTACTTTTAAATCTTTAATGCTTACACTTCCGTCTGGTTTAATAATAAAAATATCTGAAGCACCAGCTATTCCCGCTCTAGTGTCTCCAAGAATTACCTGAGGTACTACAATTGATCTATTATTTTTTTCACTCATTCCTCTGAGGTTTGCAACTAATTGTGACATAGATTGATATGCAGCATATAAAGTTCCTTTTTCAGAAAGATATTTAAAATCTAACTTTCCATCATTCATATCTTTTTCAATATCATTAAAGCTTCTGTATAAACTTATTTGCCCCATGAGAGTATCAAATTCATTTCCTATATCTCTATTTATAGTAAATCTTTCATCTGGAAGATATAAATCTTTTAATCTTGATCCTGTAGAGTTTTTTAAATTTTCAATATCTGCTAAAGAATCGTTCAATGCTTTAATTTCATTTATTCTATCTTCTTTAATTTTATACTTTTTTAAAATACTTTTAAAAGTTTCCCCAGGTTTAACATTGTGTTTTACTTTCATTGTACCTTTAATGATAGTAGTAACAGATTTAAAGTTTTGTTTTGGATCTAATAAATTATTATATGTATGAGTCTCTTCATCTAATGTTATTATACCCCCTTCTCCTTTTTCACCAGATACATTATAATTTTCTATCATTTCTTGATGAGCTTCACTTATTTGAGATATAACATCTAATGTTCTTTTTTGTTCTGGTGTTGCTCTTTCTTTGTATTTTTTTAATGCTGCAGCCAACTTGGGTTCTAAAGAAAATTTTATTCTTTCTTCTGCAGGAATAGTTGCTTCTTGTTTTTTAAATGTAAAACCTATATTAGTAGTATTTAATACTTTAGCAATATCAGACAAAGTAGTGTTATAATTAATATCACTAACTTTTATTTTTAAATCAGTTCCTGTAAGATATTTAAACCATTCTTTTATTAAGTTTGCAAACCATTTCATAAACTTAAATCCTAGCTGATCCCATTTTTTTCTTGGTTTATCTGAGTCTTCAATTTCTTTATAGTCTTTTAAAAAGTTTACAGATAATGCTTGAGTAACTAGCTCTCTATTTTGATCTTCTACTCTAAAACCTTTATCCTCATTATACGTATCTTTAATTTGCTGATGTAAAATAGGAAAACTTAATTTAGCTTCTTCTAATAAATTATCATATAACTTAGGATTGTCTTTTGCAAGAGCATCAACAAAAGGATGTAATACTTCTTCTACAGCAGAACTATCAGTTATCTTATTGCCTATAAGCATTATCTTATTTGCTTTAGGATCATAAAAAGAATTTACTCTTCTCCAGTCTATTTTTTTCTTTTTCTTAACTGTACCCTGTGCAGTATATTCATAAGGAGCATCTGGTCTTTGCTTTGCATCTAATTTATTATAATATTTTTTAGCTTGTTCTTCAGTAACAAATTCTGTATCTGTTAATGGAAACTTTTTTTGTAGAAAGTTTAGTACGCTCTTTATGTATGTTTTATCTTTAGAAGGTTCAGTAGATATAACATCTTTATTTCTAATTTGAGAAGGATCTAATTTAAAGATGAAAGTTTTTCCATTTTTCATAAAGATAGCAGCATTAGTATTAACACCCCATAGCTGCAATTGTTTTAATATTCTAATTCTATGATTGTCAGCAACTTTAGCACTTCCTTTAAATTCATACTTTTGATTTCCTAAATATCTCAACCTCATACTTTTATCTGTACTATTAACAGTAAAGTTATTGGTACCACCTATTCTTCTTATAAGCTTTTGTCTTCTTAAGTTAGAATATAATGCGTCAATATATTTTTGTTTCCTTATAGAAAATAATATTCTTTTTTCTTCTAAATATTCTTCAACCTGATCAATAGATGGGTATATTTCTACATTGTTTTGATTTTGCCAATCTTCAATTATAGAGTCAACTAATATAGGAGAACCATATTTGTTTTCTAAATTTTTATAAGCTTCCGTATTTCTATTAAAACATTTTGCCATTACTTACATTTCTTTTTTATTTCTTTCATAAAATCTTCTAAATCCATTTCGTTATATATCTCTATATATCTATCAAATCCTTCTTTAAGTTCTTTTAAAGTAACTTTTTTAATCCCTAAGTTTCCTTTTATGTTTTCTATATTTTCTGTAGATAAGTTTTTTAATTGCTCATTAAAAAAGTCTGTTATCATTTTATCATCTACAATATCTTCTTCTTCATAAAATATATCTTCTGCATCATCATCATAATCCATTTCATCTCCAACCTCATCCATGCTTAAACTTTGTACAGACTCATCTACATTTTCAGGATCTGTTGTTGTTAAATCATTTTCTGATGAATCGTTTGCATCATCCCATGTAGCTTCATCATCTGCTTCATCCATAGATAGCCTGTTTGCTTTATCTTCTAAGGATTCAAACTCATTCATTGTACCATCTTTCTTAAGACTGTCAATATATTTTTTAATTTCTTCATATGCAGGAAGCTGACCATCTAATACATGTGAAGTAGAAAATGTTGATGTACTTCCCACCGGTTTATATTCTATATATTTAAACCTTGTTCCAAATATATTCCCTCCTCTTTTTTTAATTTCTTCATTATCTATATCATAAATATTATTCATGTTTATACCTAAAGGTGTATCAATTTCTGCTAAGATAAAAGTTTTTCTTCTATACTCTCCTGATTCAGTATATTTTTTTGGTATATCTAATTTAAAAACTATAGGAGCTCCTATAAGTTTAACACTTTGAGTGCCTTTTGATCCTGGAGCAATAACATTTGTACTACTAAATATTGGTTTATTAGAAGATTGTGCTTTAAGTATTTTTTCAATATTATCATTTATCCTTTCTTGGTTTTCTATTTCTAAACGTTTTAATTTTTTATACTGATCTTTTTTAGGAACATATCCTATACTATCATTTCCTTTTATATTTTTCAAAATGTTTATTTCTAATTCAGCCAATTTATATTCATCTTCAGATGCGTTTTGATAATTGTTTTTAGCATCATAAACTATTGGTTCTTGCTCACCTAAGAATTGTCTTCCTGCTTTTTCAGTTTCTCTTTGTCTAGTTTCTATATCCCATCCAAATGCATATATTAATTTGTTTCTTAAATACGCATAAGTTTTTGGACTTTGTTCTTTTACAGACTTTAACCTATTAACATAAGGACCTTCAGTATAAAATACAACATCTTTACCATACCTTACTATATCATTTATTATTGTATCAAAAAAATCTTTGTTATCATTTAATGAATCATCTGACCAATACCTACCTTTTTCAAACATTACTGGAATTTGAATAATATCTCCTGTAAGTTTATCTCCAAGCACTTTTTCTAATCTATGTTCTCCAGTACTTACACCTTCAAATACATGAAGTTTTTTACCAGTATTTATTGAAGGTAATATATTATCCCAATTACCTTTACCTTTTACAACTTCAATGTTTTCATCTTTTAGTTGACTTGGTACAACATTCTCATAACTTACAAAGTATTCTTTTCTTTCTGTTTGACTATTATACTTTGATCCAATTAAAGGTTTAATATATTTTTGAGTATTTATATGTTTATAAAATCCAACAGTTAAATCTTCAATCAAAGCTTTTTTAGTCATCCCTTTACCAAATACATTTTCAAATGCTGCATCTGTTTGTGCTGTTGATTTAAATAACTGATGTACAGTTTCTAAAACTCCTGTGTTTGCATCTATAATATCTCTATATAATATTGGTAAAATAGCTTGCATGAATGAACCTCTAGAAAATTGCATTCCGTCTTTTACAATAGAGTAGTTTACAAGAGCTTGTGCATCTTGCATTGTGTGAGGATCTTCAAACAATAATAATAAATCTCTTTGCATATCTTGAAGGTAATCATCATGTACTTCTGCAAATGAATTAAATTCAAGTAAATCTAATCCTGTCTTGTTAGATCTGTTAGATCTTGTTTTTACAAATAAACCATCAATAAATGTATTCTTTTTATTATTTTCATTTAAGTATTTTGTAATTTTATCATATGCTTCAATGGCTTTATAACCACCTACTTGATCATATATTAATCCATTATTTAAAGATGCTTTAACCATAGCACCATTAGTTTGTTGTGTATCTAAATAATTTTTATAAGCTTTAATCATTAGATAACTAACTATATCTTTACTATTCTTATCAATAAACTCTTCTTTATCATAAACATATAATTGTGAGTTTATTTTATTTTGAATATCTTTAAATGTATCTGTAAATGCAAGATGTAATGCAGGTAAAACATTGTCATTTATATCATTAAATATATCCCAATACATGTGATACATATTAGAAAAACCTTCTTTAGATTTGTATTTAAATATAGGTCTAACATCAAACGGAATCTTATGTTTGCTCATTTCTTTATCATTCATTTCAACACCCAAATACTCTGCAGCTTCTGTAAATTTATTTATATCAGCTTGATTTGTACCAGTACCTGCTGTTAATGAAAGCATTGTTGATAAGTTTCTTATTGCTTCAGCAAATTCATCTGCAATCATCCACTGATTTAGTATAGCTAATTCTCTACGTATTAAAGCTTCTGCATTTTCTTTTTCTGTTATATCAGAAAGTTCATATAGATTAAGATCTATCTGTTCTTGTAGGTTTGATAATAATACACTAGTATTTTCCATTTCATTTGTTCTTGCTTTCTTTAAAGCTTTTTTTCTTTTTTCTGAAGCGTTTTCAGGCATATTAGCATTTAATAAAGATTTTATTCTTTCTTCAACTAATTTTGTAGTTCCTGGGTCATAAAAACTAGCCTTATCTGTATAACCTGCTCTATATGCTACTCTAATGCTTGGTTGTTGTACCATTAATAATGATGTGTCAATATCAACACCCATAGCAATTAAAGTTCCAACAAGTCCTAATGCCTTCTTGTTTAGGTTATGTTTATGAGCTAATCTATCTTTTGCATTATCTACAATAACACTTACTAATGCTGAAACTAAATATTGAGTTCTATATCCTGTTTTATCAATCTTACCTGTATCAGGATTTATTGAATATCTATTGTTAAACACTGCTCCTTTAAATTTATAATTATTAAAGTTTAATGGAGATTGATTTTTATGAACAGAAATATTAAACTTACCTAAAGTATTAAAGCTAATATTACTTAATGCTATTGCTCCAATAGAATTTATTGCAATATGATTAGCATCCCATGATAATATTTTTCCTAATATATCATTAATATCTAAACCTTCTTCTTTTACAATTTCTTTTATTGATGGAAAAGCATTTGAAATTTTTTCCCAAGCTATGTCAAAAGGTGTGTTAACAGCAGGTTCATAAGCAATTGGAACAGTTCTTCCTTCTTGTACTTCTGTTATTCCTTTATTTCCCAGTAATGCATATTTTAAATCTAATATTTTATTATCTAATGCAGCCTTATAAGGTTCTGGAGTATTATCTATTTGACCTATAGATTCTTTTCTATTTTTTTTCCATTCTTTATATTCTTTGAAGTTTTTAGGTAAATTTAAAATCTCAAGAGATCCTTGTATCATAGAATCATCTTCCATATATTTTAATATTTCTTCCCTTGTATAATTTTCATCTGGAATAATAACATGTTCATAGTAATCTTCAAAAGCTTTTTCTTCTCTATTATACCAAAAACCTTTTGCATTAGCATATTCTCTTTTAGATCTTTCTTCATTAAAATCTTCTAAGTCAAATCTTTTTATATATTGTTTAGCTCTAGGAGACCATTGTTTAGTAGCAGCCCAAACAAACCACATTTTTTCTAGCTCTCCTGAAGTATATACAGGCTTAACTTCTTCTTCTTTCTGAGCCATTTTATTAGACTTCCATGTTTGTATAGCATAATGCATGTCATGCTTTTTATTTTTAGTATTACCAAACATGTATCTCATATAATCATAATACTTATCTTTTTCTTTTGTAGCATCACCATATCTATGAAAACCTAGTTCATCATAATAGAAATCTGACATTTGTGCATAAATTTTATCAATATCAAAGTCAGATCCTGATATCTCTATTAACTCATATGCTGTCATTATAGTTGAACTATACATTGGTGGTAAGAAATCTACAATTTTTATATTAGCTGCAGAGTGTTTATCTTGTGTAGGAATACGTATAGCAAATGCTTTTGAAAATACTGATGGTAAAGGGTCTTCAGGTTTAATATTAATAGCTGAAGAATGATGAGCAGCCATCATTGATTCCATATATTTTCTATCTAATTTTTTACCTTTCTCATCATACTCTTCTATATTAGCTCTAAGTCTATCTAAAACTATTTCACCTGGACTTACTTGATAATCATTAGGAAGCATTGATACATTGGTCATATCTTTTAATGCTGGAGCTGTTCCCTCATCAAACTTTTTATCCCATTCATCCATTCTCATTATTTTAGCTTTTCCAAGTATAGCTATTCCATCTTTATCTATAGAATTTTTATCAAACACTCTAATGATTCTACCTTCATCTGGCATAAGAGCTGCAGCAACACCAGGTTGTCTTTCTGCTGTAACACCTTTTGTAAAAAAGTTTAAAGTAAACTTTAGAAAATCACCCATTGCTTCTGGGTTATTAAGATTAAATTTAGGATTTCCTTGCTCATCAACGTCAAACATTTCTAGCATATGGGATTTAGCTTGACTTGCTGCTAAAGATATTCTAGCATATTTTATAAATGCTGTTAACTTTGGTGTAAGTTGATCAGCGTGTTTACTTTTTTCTATTTCATTAACTACTTGAGAAAAAGTTAAATTCTTTTTACCTAGATACCCAGCCAATATTCTATTAGCTGTAGTTTTTTGATATGCTCCTCTTATGTCTCCAACTTTATAAGCTATAGGATCTTCTGATCCAACCCAAACTTTTACATCATCAGATTGCTCAGAATCAATTAAAGCTTTTATTTGTCTTGGGTCTACAATTTCTGTTTTACCTCCTGGATTACGTACTTGTAAACCTAACCAACTAGCATCTAATTCTGTATATTGATCTTCATTAAGTTCTACATTATCAAATACATTTTTAACATCTAGTAGTTTTGGTTTAATAGTTTTTAATGCTGATCTTGGAACAACCATTGCAACTGCATCTGGATACTTAGCTTCTTGTGCTTCTAATTTTTCTAACAGATTATGAAGTCTTACCATTTGAGGTTTAGCTACCCAACTTTTATTTTTCTTATCCCATTTAGATGTAAGTTGTCTACTTAATATAAACGAAGCTGTTTTAATCATTATTCCATCAGAACCTCTATAAACATACTTCTTAGCATTAATCATTGCTCCTAAATGTTTTAATCCTTGTTTTTTAGTTACAGTTCCTAAAAATTCTGTTAAGTTTATATCTTCACCTTTTCTTACTTTCTCCATCATTTTCTTTACAACCGGTGTTCTATATCCCATTGCATACCATGTTGCCTCAAAAGCTTTTGGAGTCATCCATGTACCAGCATCACCTCTTTCTGCTGATTGCTCTTCTATCTTACCTTCTTTAGTTAGCTTTTGATCAACTATATATTTTTTTGTATACATCTCATCATTCCAAGCAAACATGTGAACTTTTTTAACTGGAGCATTTACACCTTGATCTATTGTTGCATTTTTATCTGTAAATTCTGCACCTGCATTTTCAAAACCTGCAACTTTAGATTTACCTCTTTTAATAGGATCTTTAATAGGGTCTCCATATAACCTTTCTTGTCTTTGTTCTTCAAGAGTTCTATTTAAAGCTATACCCATTAATCTTTCAGAAAAAACTATTTGTCTATAGTTATATTGCGGATTGTCATTAAGATTTAATTTAGACATGGCTAAATCTAAACCTTTATTGTTTTGTTCTTTTCCGTGATTTGTAAGATTATCTTTAAGTCTTGCATTGATTCTATCAAGCATGTTATTTTCAAGAAGATATGAGTATAAATCTTCATATCCTGATTCTAAAGATTCTTCTATAACTACATCTAATGTTCTTCCAAGTTCTTTTTTAATTTGTGCCTTTGCCTCTTTAAAAGATTTTTTATTCTTTGCTGCTTCTATTAATATTTCTTCTGCAGATTTTGCAGGCACTTCTTCAAGAAGTGTTTCTTCTTCTACAACATCAAAAGATACAAACTCACCTGTAGGTAGTTCAACCCATTCTTTTTCAGTATCTTTTGCAAGCTCAAATGTATATATATATTTATTTATTTCTTCATTAAAGAAGAAGTCTCCATATTGTTTTCTTTGTGCATATGGTATATAACCATATATAGTATCTGTTTTATCACCTTTTCTTTTTAACCAAGAAGTATTCTTTTTTTCTACTTTATCTTTAGTAACAAACTGATTTCCTAAATCTTTTATAAATTTTTCTTTTCCGTATTGTATTATATTCTTTTTAACAACACCAACTACAAATTTTTTATTATCTAATTCTACTATTTTTTTCTCTCCTAGTTTTATTCCTATTTTTTCATAAGCTTTAATATCTCTTAAAATTATTTTTTGGCTTCCAGAAAGTATTCTTTCTTTATCAGCCGTAGATAATATAGGAGCTTTTTTAGCAGATATATCTTCTTTTGCTACAATAGACTTTCTTAATAATTCCTTTACATCAAATATTTTAAATGCATTTCCATTTGGAGTATCATTATAACCTGCTTCATCACCTGCTTTATCAGGTTGCCACATTCCGTTTGAAAAATGAGCATCAAAACTTTCCCTTAAAGAATTATAACTATCAAGTATTAATTGTTCAGCAAAATCTTTTGCTTTCTTAGTCATAACTACATCACCATCATCATTTATTTCAACAGACTTTAAAACAGGAGCTGGTTGAAAATCAACAGTATTTGCTGACTCAGGAACATTAAGCATATAAGGAACCTCAGCATAAGTATTAGATTTATTATTTTTATCTTGATAAGGTATTAAAGTAAGATTACCACTTTTAGAATTAAAGTTCCATAGGTATTTAGAAAATAATATACCTGCTATTTCAGCTTTAGGTAAAGATCCAAACTTATAATTTTCTACAGTATCTCCAGAAATCAATTCATTTTCTTTACTTAAATGTGTTTCTCCTAATGATACACCTCCCATTCTAACAATTCTATTTCTGTTAGATTGTGTCATATGTTGGTATTCCTCCATAGCAAAAAGAGGATTATTTGCATTAATAGTAAATTGTTTTAAGTTATCTATATATGTTTGGCTATTTTGTTTAGCTATTTGACGTAAATGATAACTTCCAATTTGATGTCTCCAAACTCTATCTCCATTTGCATTAACATAAGATGATAACGCAACTTCAGGATCTAAATATGAATTAGATTCTGCTATCTCTAACAATCTTCCAGCAGCACCATCAAAATTTGTTTCTATAACTTTTTGTTCTTCATCAAGAATAACTTCATTATTAAATAAGTTTTCATGTTTTCCGTCTATGTTTCTTTGTAATATATCCCAAATTATTTTCCAAGTATCTTTTAAAACAGGTTGATGGTCTTTTGCTTGTTGACTTAAAACTAAAATCTTTTGTATAGGCGTCTTCTTTGCTAAACCAGATGAAATCCAATATTGAAGTGTAATAGGTGAAAGTTTAATACCTATAGTGTCATACATTCTTTGAGAAATATCAAGAGTTTTCTTTTCTAAAACAGATTGTGTAAAGCTTTTTTGATTATACATAGCTTGAAGGTCTTCAAATATTGCTTCAGCTTCATCATATCTTAATAGTCTGTAATTTACATCAACATTTTGTCTATATTTTTCTGCCCATTTATTTACTTGATCTATTTTTTTATCAACAGCTGTTGGATCAAAAAATTCTACCATTCCTGTAGAAGGACTTCTTAAAGCGTTTCTAACTTCAAAAGAATAAGTTTGAAGAGGTTTAACTATAGTATAGTACCATGCAGGTCTAGATAACATAGCATTGCTTACTTCAAAATCTTCATTTGCTAATTCATCTGCATTTACACCTATATCATTAAAGAATCTAGAAACAAAAGCTCTAATGTCTGGATTAGCTCTACTTTGAATATATAAATTTCTTAACATTGATTTGTCATCTTGAACTCCAACTAATGCATTTAATATATAATTATAAACAGCAATATGATCTACAGATTTTCTAAGTCTTTCACCGGTAGGTAAATATTCATTACCAAATCTATCTTTAACAGGTACAGTTGTAGAAGAAATGTATTGTCTTATTTCTTCTCTTTGATGTACATATCCACCATATTCATCAAATGACTTACCATATTCATCAGTTGTTATTCCACCTTCTGCTTCTTTTAAGCTTCCTTCAGTATTAATAGGGTCATTAAGTTCATCATCCATTCTAGCTATTCTTTCATCTTCTGCCTCTATCATATCACTCAAAGCTTTTTGAATATCAACCAGTCCATTATCTCTTAAGCCATTATATATAGATGTAAGTTCTGGCTCTATTTTTTCAAATTTTTCTGCAGGTAATCTTTTATATCTATTATCATCAGGATTAAAGTTTTCTATACCTTTAGCAATTGCTTCATTTTTTAATGTATCATAATCAACAGGTGCTTCTGCATTTTGAACAGCTTCATTATATATACTATGAATGGTTGACATTAAAATTCTTGTATCATGTGATCCTAGAATTTTATCTTGAATCATTTGTTTTACTTTAGTTTCACCATTTTCAAAATAAGGTATCTCAAATTTAGCACTATCATATGCAATTCTATTAGGAGCTATTATTGTTGTTCCTACACCATTTTCTAATATATGTCTTGTGTGTGGGTTGTTTGCTATTCTTGTTGTAGAATATTTACCCATATCAATATCTCTAAATAAGATATCTACTTTATTTCCTCTAATATAGTCTATTATATTTTTAATAAGGTCTGCTAAAAATTCAAAGAAAGATCTTATAACTCCTTTTGTATATTTATCTTTTCTATTTTCAGAAAACTTATCAAACATTTGAGCAAGTGTTTCTTCATATAATTCTTTTTTCAATTCCTCAGTAGTCATTTTATAATACTTAGGAGATGAATTTTTCAAACTTTCTAATGCTTCTTTTACAGAATTAACAGTTTTATAATTACCTTTTGCATCTATTACTTGAATCCCTTCTTTATTTCTTATTTTAGAATTAATTATTTTTTTAGCTTCATTGTAATAAGAAGTTTGTTCAGCTTCTGGTAACAACGCTCTAAATACAATATGAAATGGTTCATGACGTTTTTGAGGTGATTCAGGTGCTATAAGTATTTTTCCAGGAACATCTTTAGAAAGCATTTCAAAACTCATTTGCATAAGTCCTGCTGTATATCCTGAGCCAATCATATTATTTTGCAATGTATTCCAGGATACTGTTTCTACTGTTGCTTGAGGAAGAACTCTTTTCATGTAATCAACAAAAGACTTAACATCTTCTATATCATTCCATGTAAAATTTTTACCAATAAAATTAGGAGTAGATGTATCAGTTGGATTGTTTATATCCATCTTTGCTTGATCTAATCTCTTTTTAAAATCTTTTATTTTATTTGCTATAACAGGATTTCTTTTTTCTCTTATAAGACTTCCGTTAGCTTTTATATTTTCATCAGGTGTAAAATCTTGTTTAGATTTATTAAATGTTTTTTCCCATTTAGAATAAACTTTATCTGCTACTTCTTTTAAATATGTTTTATATTCTTGCTCAATTGCTTCATATCTTTTTAAAGGTTCTGGATTAGTAACTCTAAATGATCTATCACCTTCAACTTCTAAAACAAGTGTATTAACATCTTCTTTTCTTGCATTAAATATTGATGTTTCATGTGGTTCTAATTTTATTCCATCAACTATTTTTATAGCAATACCTTTTAATTGTTTATCTGTTATTGTTGTAAAATTAGGATCTTCTATAAATGCTTCAGCTGCATCATCTTGTGAAGTAATTTCTGCTTCTTCCTCTATACCTTCATCCATAGAAATACTTTCAGCTCTTTTTGATATATCATCATCTAAAGCAACTGCATTATCAATTATAGAATCTATATTTTCTTTTTCAATTGTTTCTTGAGAGCTTTCTTCAAAAGTAATTACTAACTTTTGATTTTTAATTACTTCAGGACTAGCTCCTACTGAAAGACTTTCTAAATCACTATCTCCTTCTTCAGGATCTAAATTTAATACAGTTGGTAAATGATTTCTAAAATTTTCTATTCCAAGATGTGATCCAAAATCTTCCCAGCTTTTATTTTCTTTTATAGATGCTACTCTTTTTAAATTATTAGCTTGATCTAATCTTGTATTAAATAAAGCTAATGCATTTTCTGCAAAGTTTCCTTCTTTCTGTTTTAAAGTGTTTATATCTCCACGAGATAAAATTGTTTTGTAACCTATTTCAGGACGCAACCTATCTTTAAATTTCATTAATAATTGCCCATCATTAGTAACTTGAAGATCAATTAAACTACCTGGAACATTAGCAATATAAAAATCATCACTAAACTGATCATTCCATTCTGTATTATATGCTTTACTTTTTATTTGATTTTCTACTACGTTTTCTTCTAATGTTTTGTCTGCTCTTTCTAATGCTTTATTAAATATATCATTTACTTCATTAGCAGTTTTAGGGCCACCTTTTAATTCTATGAAGATATATTTATTCATAGGTGTTTTAACAACTAAACTATATCTTCCTAATTTTCCAGGAACAACTCTTCCGTTTCTTTCTATAACGCTAAATCCTTTTTCTGCATTAGCTCTTAAAGAGTTTTCTATTTCTCCTCTTACTTCTCTAAATCTATCAAGTTGTTCAGAATTATAATTATGATGATAATCAATAGTAATACTACTATCTCCATCATTATCCCAATAAGTTTTCTTTTCTATTATAATATATTTGTTTTCATCTTCAAATTTATCTGCCCACTTAAATTCTAAACTTTGCCAATTGTATACTCCTTTTTTGACATCTTCTAATCTGTAAGTCAATTGCCCTGGTGATACAGATAAATTAAAACCTTTTAGTTTATCATCATTTACAGCTAATGTAATATTTTCTCCAGGCTTTAAGTCAAGATCTTGAAAAAGCTCGTTTACTTTTTCAGCTTGCTTATAATTGTCTATTACATCTAAATATGTTTTACCATCAGGAAGTATAAACATTTTATCTACTAGTTCTGGAGTTAAGTCTTTAGCTTCTATAACTGAACCAGTATCATCAGGATTAGATAATAATTTTATAGAGTTTAATCCTTGTAATCTAGCAACTGGTTTATTATTTGATAGTAAAGTAACTATGGTATCCGTATAACCTCTTCTTAAATAAGGGTTTTGTTCACTAGCTGTAAATCCAAAAGCTGCTCCTATTGTTTTATCTTCTTCATTTAACTTGGGTTTGTATATGTTTATTGTTAGATTGCTTACACCTTCTGGTGTTAATTTTCTAACCCATGTATCAAATAAATCTCTAGATTTTTTTTGAGCCTTTAAATATGCATCATTATTTGTAAATTTACTTTCAGTATAAAATGGATCTTGTTTTTTTAAATCTCTATGTCCTGGAAAAAATCCATAGAATTGTATTGGTTCACTTATTCTTAATTTACTTACCTTTCTTTCAGGTTCATTAATTTTTACACTCTTTGGATTAAACTTTTTAAATCCTTGATCTTTAAAGTCTTGTAAATCTTTAAACCAAACCCATTCACTTTCATTTTGTAAATCACTTGCTAAACCTGCTAAAAGACTTTTATTATCTTTAATAGTAGCTGGAGTTGATAATACTTGATAAGCTCTTCCTTTTTTATCATATATCTCTTCTCCTTTAGTTAATTCTAATACACCTCCTTTTTTTTCTTGTCCTTTTTGCATAGGTGTTGAAAGTAAAACTTCACGGTTAATGTGTCTTTGCAACGCTTGAGCAACATTTTTTGCTTCATTTGAATCAGTGTATTCTTTTTGTAACGGTAGAGTAGTATTACCTTTTTTAATAACATTTCTATAGTCATCATATATGTTTATAGGATTACCTGCTCCAACTTTTATCATAACTTTGTATCCTTCAAAATCTTCTGTTACATCTCCTTGACGTATTTTTCCTGATATCTTATATATATAAACAGTTTTTTCAGGATCGTTTGTAGTAAGTGTGTCAAACAAATTTTGATTTTTAGAAAGCTTTCTTTCTTCTCCTATTTTTTTATTTGTTATTTCATTATAAGCAAGTTGATAATTTTTACCATTAGATTCTATATTCTTAATAACATCTTTTATTTCTACATTTTTATCTTTTATTTCTCCTAATAACCAACTATCAAAATCTACAGGTTTAATTTCTTGCCTAGATAACAAACTATCATATATTAATTTTAATCTATGTCTTGCTCTTAATATAGCACCACCTCTTCCATTTTTTATATACTCTTCTCTATTTTGTTTACCATTTCTACTTTTATATTGTTTCCAATTAGTTTCTATAACCTCTTGAGTTTTTAAATCTTTTTGATAAAAATTTTGTAAATCTTTTAAATCTTCAGAATATGTTTCTTTTTTAACTTCTTTTTGCTCAGGTACTTTTCTTTCTTCTTTAGCTTCTTCTTGTGCTTTTATTTTTCTCATATATCCAGAAAGCATGTTAGATAGAAATTCAAACTTAGCGTTATTTGTTTGCTCACCTATTTGACCATTCTCATCATACCAAGCAATATCTGTAGGCATAAGTGTATCTGATTCTAAAAATTCTAATATATCTGATTTTTCTCCGTATATATCTTTATCAGCTAAAAGTTTTATAAATGTAACTTTATCATTTTGATCAATAAATTTTCTTATTAGTTGTGGTGTTGCATTTTTAGACTCTTGCCATACATTACGTAATACACCTGCTATTCTTTCTTGATAGCTTTTTAAGTATCCAGGATCTTCTAAAACTCTTGCTGCAGAATTAAATTTTTCTGCTCTTACTCTTAACCAATTATTATCAATTATTGTTTCTATGAAGTTATCTATATTATCATAGTTTATAAAGTCATCATTATATCTAGCTAAATACTTTAAATAATTTTCTATAGGTTGCTTAAGCAAATGTTTTTTACTTTTATCAAATACTCCTGAAAGTTTACCATCTTCTTCTTTTAACTGATTTTTATCATTATATAAAACATCTTTAATCTTTGTTAAAAGTTTTAATCTTTGAAGTTTATCTTTTTGTGCAGCTATTAATTCTGGTGTATCTGCTTCTTGTTGAGCTTGTACTCCTAGTAAATTTATCTCTTGATCTAAATCACTCCTTGTAAGTAAAGGTAATACATCTCTTTCAGTAGCTTTACTTACAGGTTTTTCATTTGCTGTAATATCTTTAATTGTAGAATCTATTCTTTTAATTGCGTTTTCAAACATGTCTTCTACAAATAATTTCATTTGCATTGCATGTTCATGAGCCCAATACCTTTCTACTTCTCTTTCATATTCTGGAGTTCCTTTTTTAAACTTTTTAGGATTATTTGGATTTGGATTTTTATCCTGTTGTTTTTCTATCTTTAACTTTAATCTATCTAAGTATTCAATAGTTTCACCTAATCTTTCTTTCATTTTTTCTGGAGAATCATCAACTTCTTTAAATGATGCTTTTAATTCATCATTATCCATTTTTTGAAGATCTTGTAACCAACTTTTTACATCACCATACTTATTTAAAGTAATAGCATTAGAAAGACCTGTGTATAGCTTCATGTGTTTTTCATCATAAAAGATAAATTTATCTCCAGCCTTTTGTGCCATATATTGATTTTGATCATGCATCTGCATAGCAGTTGCTCTAATTCTACTAGGATCTAACATTACAAAAGGATCACTAGTTAAGTCATTTAATGATTCTTCATACTTATCAACCATTTCATGAACCTTAGCTTCTCTTTTTTTCCATTCTTTTTTATTAGCAAATCTTTGGTATAGTTGAGGAGTTAACTCCATTGTAAGATATGAATAAGGTCTAACCAATCCCCCCATCATAAAACCAGACATAAATACATGAAACCCTTCTTTAGTCATCATGGAATTTATACCTTCTTTTACAGCTGCTTTCTTTAAGTTTTTTCTACCTTCTTCAAATGCAGATTCTGAAAAACCAGTATTCATTAATTGTGCTATATGAGAATTACTTTTATATAAGTCTGTGTAATATTTATGAACCCAATGTGATGTTGCTTCTTGAGATACTTCTTGTAAACCTTCAGCTATATTACCACTTAAAAATAAAAGACTTCTTCCAGTTAAATATCTTGCTCCACCTTTAAATCCCATTTTATAAGCTCTTCTAAGAAGATTATCTTTTGACCCTTCAAAGATTTGTTTTACTGAATTTTTATTTCTAAATATTCTATTAGCATAACTATCTAGCGTTTCATTCATCATTCTTCCTAAAGGCTTGAATCCTCTAAGAGCTCCATCTAATAATAATCTATTACTTGCTAGTATAATAGGAAAGTTATTCCAAGTTGTTCTAGCACCTGCTTGTAAAGCATGACTTGATATTTCTTCTAGTTCTGATTGTGAAGGTGCATCTCCTCCATTCATTTGTTTTTGATAAGAGTAAAGATCGTTATATACATCATTTTCAACTAATGATCCTTCCATTTTAGATTCAGATAAAGCTAAATTTAAAGCTCTAAAATCTCTATACAAACTAGCAGCACCATATTTAAGTTTTGACATATTAGTTAAAGCTTTTGTAGTACCTCTAGTACTTGCAAAATGCTTCATAGCATATAAAGTTTCAGGAGCAAATGCAAAACCAAAAGCATTCAAACCTCCTTGTCCAGCTCTTCCAGCCATTCTTGTAGCACCTCTTCCCATAGCACCTATAGCTCTAATTGCTTTAAAGTTATTCATATTATTCATTAACTTTCTAGCAGGACCTGTTGTAGTTCTCCACGCTTTTCCTAATCTACTTAATTTTCTAACTTGATTTGCCTGAACTGCAGGAGCTGCTACTGAAGCATATCCACCAGTAAGACCTATTGCAGCTGCTAATGCTAGTTCTTCTAATACTATATTTGTTATAATGCCAAATGTATATGCGCTATTTAAAGCTAAGTCATTCCAAAATTGTGTAGAACCACCTCTTTGTGATCCTCCAATTCTCATAGCTTCTCTCATGGCATACCCTCCTTCATAGTCTGATTCAGAAACTCTATTACCAAATATATCAGAATAAGATCTATAACTTGATGTCAATGCAGGACCAAACATATTTTTAAATTGCCCCCAAGATCTTGACCAATCATCCCAACCTGTAGAGTTTCTATTATAATAACTTTCATTATCTATAAAAGGATGAAACCCTAATTTATCATATGCTTCATGTAAATAATATCTATCTAAATTAGTTTGTTTTACACCAAATGGTATAGGTTCTTGATATAAAGCTTCTTGGGGATCTAAAGGTTTCCTTATATTAGTTCTAGTATCTGCTGTTGCTAAAGCTTTTCTTTGACCTTCTGGTGTACTTAAATCAAAATCTTTAGTTGCATCTTCATAAGGATTAAAATTAGCAGTAGAATTTTCTGGACGCTCTCCAAAGCTAAAACCGCCATCTACAGCAAAAGGTTGTATTGAACTAGCATTAAAATCAATCATTGTTTTTAATACTTGATTTGGTTCACCTGTTTGTTGTAGAGATATATCTATATCATTTTGAATTTGACCCCAATCTATATTAATTGATCCTCCAGGTGTATTATTAATTGGAGTAATAGGATTTTCAACTAAATCTTCTGTACCAATTTGATCTACACTTTGATTAGGCATAGTTTCATTAGCTTCAGTAAGTGATGATATATTAAGTTCTTCAGCCATTTGTTAGTTTTTATTAATTTTGCACAGCACCACCCATAGATTTTTTATATTGATTTTTAGATTGTATTGTTGTATTTGCTATACCTGTTAATATTTCTAATCTATCAAATAAGTTATCTTGTAATTGTTTATTGCTTACACCAGCCATTTCAGTGTAATTATTAGAAAGAACTACATTACCGCTTTCTTCATCAAATCTATATGTTTGCATATCTATCATAGTTCCATCTGGACTATTTCTGTAAGTAACTGTTCCACCATTTGGTATTGATGCTGTAAAATGTCCATAATGATTCATTATTGAATTGATGTAATCTTGACCTTGATTAGAACTCTTTAAAGGATTATTATCTAAATCTTTTTCAACAAATATCATAATAGAATTTTTTTGCCAAAAATCACTATCTTGGTTTACAGCACCTCCTTTAGGTGAAGCAGTGCTGTTATCTGCTGGTGTTACAGCTTTACTAATTAAATTATTAGCAACTTTATTTGTAAAGCTTAATTCATAAGCAGCATATTTATTTTCTGCATCTTGACCTCCTGCACCATCTGGTATATATTTTAATTGAAATTGTGCTCTTGCAGCATCAGAATTTGTTTTAGGATCATATGCTAAAGTTTTTTTCCATGCCTCTAAAACATTTTCTGCTTCTGGATCACTTATAAATGTACCTAAGTCTTCTTCTTCATCAGTCATTTCATCTTCATCAAAACTATAAGACTGATCTCCAATTCTTGTAATATAATTATTAGGTATTTTTGTCACATCTAAAAGTGATGCTATATGAGGAACAGCCATTTTTGCTGATTGTTTTCCCTTTTTTAAGTCCCATGCATCATAGTCAAAGTTGTATACATAACCTGCTGTTGCACCAGTTCCTAATTGAGGTAAACCTGCTGTAAAAGAACGTACATCAAATGTTGGAAGTCCGCCACCCCAATTAGCATCAGGATCCATAGCTAATCTATTTTGAAAAAATCTTAAATCTTCATATACTTCTTTTGCATCTTTTCTAGCTTTTTCTTCATTAAAAACAATTTGCCCTCCACTACCTTCTCCATAGTTTGTAGGTGTACGAAATTCATAACCTTTAGAAGATCCTAAATCAATTTTAGGAGATATAACTCCCCAATATGGATAATTTTTCTTTAAAGTTTTTGGGTTCATTTTATCCCTATCTTCTTTACTAGGTGCTATACTCTTATAATAGTTTACCCAGTTGTCTATATAAGATTGTTCATCAAAAGTAATAATATTTGCACTATTAAAGTTTTTACCTTCTTTTGAATCTTTTAGTCTTTTTGCAAGCACTTGATCCCAAGTAACACGTTGACCACTATTTAAAAGTTCAAGTTCATGTTCATACATAGCTAAGGGCAACTTCCCATTTAAAGATGGAACTTTACCTGGTATAACATTAGAAAGGTTAAATTTAGTTTTATTAAGTTCTTCTGTAGCTGAATTTGTAATAGAAGTTAATCCTTCAACTTCTAATTGATTTTCAACCATTTGTCTAGAAAAGGCAGGATTATCTGCACCATTTGCATTTTGCCAAACATAAGCATTTATTTGTCTGCCATTAAAATCAACAGGTTGCACTTGAAATTGATTGCTACTTTCAAAAACACTTTGATATAATCTATCTAACTCATCACTATTTTCTGGCATGCTCATGTATTGCTTAAATGTAGCTAGATCTGTACTGACTTGTTCTTTTTCTAAATCATTAGCAGCAGATATAACTGATTCAGCCATAACTCCATCTAGATTTCCATAAATATTTTCAACACTTGAAACCAATGGGTTTTGACGGCTGTATGTGATTTGACCAGGTTGACCTGTTAAATTATTATTTTGAGAAAATCCTGTATCTTTATTATTATAAGCATCTAAAATAGTTTTAATTTTAGCATCTGTTGTTTTGTTAGCTAGATCAGCAATTCCATCATTTTGTATTTTATCCCAATATACATTTTCAAACTTTTTCCTATCTTTACTCTCTTTAATATTTTCCCAATCAATACCTGGATAATTGTATTGTGAAACTTGAGGATCTGCAAAAGGATTCCAAGGTTCTCCTCCTCCAATCTCTCCTTTTTTCATTGCTAGTATTTCATCTAACCGTGCTTTATGAGCTTGTTGTGCTAATTTATGACGGTGTTGCATAAGAAGCTTTTCTCTTTCATTAAATTTAACATCTGTCTTTTTACCTATAGTAGCATAAAGACTTGAAGCATTTGAAATATCTCTAGCAATATTATCTACAGCAATTGCTTTATAAGCTAAACCTTCTAATTGTCTCATGTTTTCTACTGGTGATTTTAAATCTGTAACATTTTTAGACATGCTACGTTTTGTTTCTTCTAATAATTGCAATTGATCTAAAATTCCTGTATAGTATTGATACTCACCAGTTCCTGGAACTATACCAGTTTTTTCCATATATGCTTGCCAATTTTGTGAAGTAGTTTCTAATCCCTTCATTTCACTGTCAAGTCTTACTATTTGTTGTACTTGATTATCAACTGACTGTCTTACTATATCTTGCAACCACCATTGTTTTGCTTTTTCTTCATTACCATATGTTTTAATGTTTTCTGGATTACTCCACCAGTTTCTTCCTTCTACATATGCAGATGTGGCATAATAATCTTGTACTCTAGGATCTTGTAATAATGTTTGATTTAAATAATCTGCAGCTCTATTTACAGTAATAGGTTTTAATTTACCATTTTCTTTTATAAGTCTGCCTTGACTATCTCTTTCATATCCTACAACATCTGCAGTTATAGCTGTACCATTTGTAGTAGTTATTTCTAAACCTTGATCTGTCATCTCCCAAGATGAAATATCTTTATTACCTGTCCATTCTTTTAACTTTTCTATACCTAAATCTATCATATTAACATTAGGAACATACTTTGGAATAGGAACTGACATAGCTTGATCAGGAGTCATTTTAGAAAAGTCTTCTAAATGCCATTGTAATCTTTGCATTCCTTGATTCCAATACATTTCTCTTTGCTTTTCATCATTTGAATACCTTAACTTTTCAGCTTCTTTCATTTGTTTTTTTACTGATGCAGTATATCCCATATCATATAGGATTTTATCATCTTCATAAAACGGTCTAAATAAAGCTTTAGCTTGTTCTACATTACCTTGTAAAGAAAGATCTTTTCCGCTGACTTGTTTTAATTTTTCACTTAAATTTTTAGCATATGAATCTCTAGTTTTTCTGTTGGCATCAATACTAAGATCTGCATTAACTACCTGATTATACAAACTGTTTAATTGCTTAAAATTGCTTGTATATCTATCCTGCCTAACTTCTAGGACATCTTGTAAAAACTTATAATTTGGTGTAAAAGGTTTTAATTTTGGAATATAATCTTTAACACCTGGTATATATGTAGCCATAATTTAAAATTACTAAAATTTTTTAAGTTTTAAAAGTGAATAAACTAAACTTTTAATGTTTAATCTACCCATTTTCCACGTAAAGGAGAAAACCATTTTCTCAATTCTGCTCCTTTATTTGCTATTCTTTGTCTTTTATTTTCACCTCCTCTTTGTGACTTTACACCACCAGGGTAATTCATCATGTTTAACATAGCTTGTCTATTATCAAAATGATGTGCACCTTGATGTTGATTAGGTGCATCAAATCCCTGACTTTTATACAATGCTAATCTTTCTTCTGCAGTTAATTTATCTTTATCAATATTATACATTGCTAAATAATTGTCAACATTTGTACCTTGACTAGAAGTTCCATCCATAGCTGTAGTTGATCTTGTTAAGTCTCCTTGATAACTTGGATCAAATTGAGCAATACCACCTGTTGCTGGATTAATATTAAACTCAGGATACAATTGATTAAGATTATGAGTGTATGCTCTATTGGTATACATGTTCTGCATTTGCTTTGTTATTTCAGCATTAGCTTCTTTTAAAGCATTATCATAATTTTGGTCTGTTAAAATAGTATCATCATATAATTTTTTCAAAGATTCTTTGTTTACTATATCTGCTGTTTGTGATAATTCAACATTTTTAGAATTTACAATATTAGCAGTTTGAACATTTGCTCCTTGAGTTCTAGCCATGGTATCTGCAATCTGTTGTGCAGCAACACCTTGTGCTTTTGCTTGTACAGCAGCAGCTCTTTGAGGTCCAGAAAATGCTGTAGCTGTTTGAGCAGCTATAGCAGCTTGTTCTCCAATAGCAGCAATCTCTCTTGTAGGATCTTGGAATACAGCATCAATTTGTTCTTTTTCAATTCTAGGTGCCCATGGATAATATTTTTTTAATTGGAATTTATTATCTATAGCATTCATTAATCCTAATTGATCTTGTAACCAAAACTCTGGATCAGCTTCTTCTGTAGGTTGTACTTCATCTGGTTCATCTAATTCTCTTACCTCTTCAACAGGAGGTGCACAATCTAATGCAGTTCCTTCTGTAAACCATCCAGGACCGCAACCATCTTTTTTACTAAAGACTTGTGATATTTGTTTTCCTTCTTCAGAACATTTTATACAAACAACTTCCATTGGACTTTTCTTAAAGTCTGAAACTCCTTGTGTAAAAACTCCATGTTTATTATCTTTTCCAAATGGATTACCTTTACCATGATCACCAAATGTTACAGATTGCATGTAAGCTTGTTTAGCAGTTTCTTCATCACCATATGCTGCTATCATTTTTTCTCTTAGTTCAGCATCACTATCCCAAGCGTTTAAAGCACCTTTAGCATGTTGTGATTGGAAGTCTAGAACCATAGTACTATCATTACCTCTACCAACGTATTGATCTTGATACTCTTCATAATTCATAATACCCATATTAGCAAATGACTGCTTGTTGTTTTCATAATGCCATTTTTGTCCTTCAGGACTCATCATCCATTTACTTGTTGCTTCTTCATCAGCAAAATATTCAGAATCTGGTATTCCTGATTGTTGATCTATTCCTTGTATAGAACCAAGATCATCCATATCTTGAATGTTATATCCTAGATCCCTCATCATATCTCTAATCCATTTTGCATCTTCATCATATTGGAATTCTCCTTGTTTTCTAGGTGCTACATTAACACCTTCTTCTTGCTGTTCTTGATCTTCATCTGATAACTCATCTTCATCTGTTTCTCCAGCAAGTTGATACATATCAAGTTCTTCTCCATCAACAAAGGCTTTTAATTCACTAAATGGATCTCCCCCATAACGTGCCTCTTCTTCAGCAGGCTCTTCTGCAGGTTCTGCTTCAGCTACTGGCTCTTCTTCTACTGCTGGCTCTTCTACATCTGCTGTCACTGGTGCTTCATCTACTGTTGCAGTTTCTGTTGGTGGTTCTAATGGTGAAGGTGCTGCATTTGCTGCAGCTGTTGCTGCTCCTGTTGCTCCTGGAGCTGATTCTGTAGCTCCTGTTGCTCCTGCTGCACTTGCAATTGAACCACCTGGTGTAGTACTAGGTGTAATTGAACCACCTGGTGTGGTAGTGCTTGCTGTAGTTGTAGTACTAGTAGGTGTAGTTACACTAGGTCCAGTAGTTGTACTAGGTGGAGTAATGTTACTAGCTGTAGTAGTTGCAGTTGGTGCCGCTTGAGGACCCATAGCTGGCATTCCTGGTATTCCTCCTGGCATTCCTGGTATTGCTGATGTTACTGGCGGTGGAGCTGTAGGATTTGTAGGTGTAGTAGCTTGTGCCAACTGATCTGCAGGTGGAGTAGTTGGTATTGCTCCTGGCTCTTCTTTTGTTTTATTATTTTTTCCAACTACTTCATTTTTAACATTAGATCCTGTAACAAAATCCGCTTTCTTAGCCAAGTTAGTTCCTTGTCCAATTTGCCCTGCTTGTTTAAGACCAGTACCTGTTAAACCTGCTTGATTTTTTACTCCAACAGTTTTTAAACCTTTAGCTTTATACGCATTTCCAACATTTTTCATTGTATCTACAACGCCTTTACCAGCTAAACCTGCGGTTTCATCTATTGCGCCTTTACCTATAGCCTTAACTATATTTGTAGCACCTTTAGCACCTCTTGCTGCTTGACTCATTTGGCCAACACCTGGTATCATAGCTACAGCATTAAGCCCCATCTCTTTAGTGTATTGTGCAGCTCCTGCATCATCTCCGGTTGCTTTAGCATAAGCAGCTCTACCTCCTGATATAGCAACATTAGCTGCATCAGCAAGATTTCCAACACCTGGAATCATACCTGCAACAGCTAAACCTTTTTGACTCCAATCTAAAAAGCTTTTACCCCATCCTGCTTGTGGAAGTTCTTTACCATATCTAGCCATCATTTCTAAATTCTGTTGTTCCATAGGAGGAACAGGTATAGGATTTAATTGTGGTGGAGATTGTTCTTGATGAGGAGCAATTTCTTGTCTATTTGCTTTATCAATATCTGCTTGATTAGGATCTTTTATAGCATCTATTTGATCAAATATTTGTTGAAGTTGCATTACTTTTTCTTGCATGCTTGCTGGCATTTGCATCATTGATTTTGCAATTGCCTCTTCTTTACTTATATTTTCTACAGCTTGAGAAAATTCAATAGGATCAGCACCTTTCTTTTTTATATAAGGGTATGCTGCCATAGGTACACCTTCATCAAATTCTTTTTTTCTTTCTTGAATAAATGCTAGTTGAGATAATTTATTTTTATTTTTATCTAACATATATTCAGCAGTATCTACAGTTATATGATCTGAATTAGGATCATTTAATAATGCTATATAGTCATTTAAATCATATTTTTTTGAAACCTTAGCGGGAGTTATTTTCTTTTTAGACTGAATACCCATTTCTAATAATTCATTCTTGTTAAGCTTCATGCTTCTTGTATCAGAATAAATAAAAGATTGTGGAGGAAGATTTAACGGAGTACCACCACTACTATGTCTATTACCACCAATGTTATATAATTCAAAAGCACCGTCATTGTTAAGATCTGTTAAAGCAGTTTCTCCTCTTTCAGCCTCAAGATTTGATCTGTCTCTAGGTTCTGGTGATAAAGTTTTATTAACTGTAGAAAATGGTCCAGAGTTATCAACATTAGAATTACCAGTAAACGTTACTAAACCAAAATCTGATTGATCTCCTGTTCTAGATACAACAGGAGAAGAAGTTTTAGTAATTTTACCACCTTTAATTTTATAACCTTCTGGTAATTTTTTTATTCTAACTTTTGCCATATTATAAATATTCTATCTCTGCGCCCAGAGCCATTAGTTCATTAATTGTTGATTCATCTAAATCTATAGTTGTATCTATATCATCATATTGTCTACCTCTTAACTGTTCTGTTCTTCCACCCATTTCTTTTATGGTATCTTTTAATATTGTCTTTTTACCCCCGCAAGCTGCTTTACAACATTCTGCATCAGTTCTAGTAGGTGGACATGGATAATAACTTTTATTACAAGAACTACAAAATACAGATCTTGCAGATCCTCCTGATTGCATTTCTGGTAATTGTGGATTATTAAAGATGTCTCCGCCAGCTTGTAAAAATCTAGAAATTTCTTTTCCATATCTTCCTGTTGAACTTACTTCTTCTTTACCAATTTCTTCATTTGGTGTTTTTGAAATTAATTTTTCAGTTTCAGTTGTACCACGTACATTATCTCTTATAGATTCTAGTCTATTGCTTGCATATTCTTTACTACTATCCCATGCATCAGCAATTGGTTTATCTAGTCCGCTTTGTTTAGAAAGTTCCTGTGCTATTTTTATTTGTTTTGGTGTTAACATTTTATTTGCAAACTTTGTATGACCTTCCAACATGTGATTACTTGCATCTCTTATTTGACTAGAAGTTTCTTCTTTTGATTGATTCATATAGTCTATTTGTGATAGCTTATGTGTACCTTGTACAGTTCCTATTCCTGCACTCAAACCAGTTGCTAATTTACCAATAGGACCTATAGGATCTTTTTTAGCAACTTTATCTAATCCTTCTCTCATATCATCTGTTAAATCATAAGTACTTTGACCATAAAAATCTGGAATCATTCCTTGCTCTCCTGCTCTATATCCTTCTAAATCTACAGCTTCATTAAACTCATCTTTTACTGGATTTACAATTTCATCTCTTGTCCAATTTTTAGCTTGATCAATTTTTGAACTAGCATAGTTAGCTGCTTGATCCCACCAAGGAGTACCTCCTTCTTGAGCTATAAATATTTCTTTTCCATATTTACCACTTGCTGATTGAGGTGTTGAAGCATCTGCAAACATAGCTTCTCTCTTACGTCTTTTTTCTTCCCATCTATCTACAACAGGTTCTTCTTCATAATTGTTTTCTGTACTACTAAGTAATGATTCAGTAACTGTATTAGATGGATAGATTAAATTATCATTAGAGCTGCTTGGAAGCTTATTAATAGTTTTAGTAGGTAAACTTATTGAAGTAATATTCTGATCTTTAATATCATTAGAAGCATTTTCAAGTTTATCTTCTTCAGTTAAAAAGTTTTGATTAGGATTATTTATTCTATCAGCATATATAGCATCACCATAATCAGTCCAAACACTTGGATCATTTATATAATCTTGAGGTCTTGGTAAACCTTCTGCAAATATAGGTTGTTGATTAACTCCTGATCCCCATCCTCCTCTAGTACTTTTTCTTTTTAAAGCCCATGCTGCATCTGCAAGCTGCATATCATTCCACGTATGTCCAGAATTTCTTTCCATTACTTCTTTAAACATAACATAATCATCTATGTGTCTGTTATCATCATATGTTCCACTACCTTTAGGTCCTGGTCCAGAATTTTGATTAGGAAAGGGATCTTTTATTCTTCTTGTTTTTCCTTTTCTATCTAATAATTTAGGATTATAATTCATTGTATCAATTAAAATCTTATAATCTTTTTCACTAAAGTTTAAAGGTTCATCTAAACTCCATTGTTGTCCTGAATAATATCCTTCCCATGGTCCTTTTTTATAATGAGTTAAATTTCCTTCAGAATCAAGAACTCTACTTCCAGAAGAATCACCTGCATCATACCAGTTTTGATACTTTTCACTTTTACCATAAGGATGCGTTCCTTCTGGATTCCAATATTCTACATCATAATTATAATCTTGAAAAGGGTCTTGATTAGAACCAGAGGGCATAAACTCATCAGAATTAGGATTATTATTTCTATCTCTTGTTTGCCATGTTCTTTCTATATCTTTATCTCTTACAGTTTGAGGAATCCAATCAGCATTACTCCAAGATCCTCCACTTTGCATAAGAGTTTGTATTTCTGTTCCGTATTTCCCTTGTCTTGACATAACTTTATCATCTTGTCTAAATATTCCTGTGTTAGGATCATAGTCTCCTTTTTGGCCTGATATATCAGCTTCTGTAGTTTGATAAACATTATCAGCCATTGTTTTTTTCATTTGCTCTCTTTTCTGCCTTTTTGCTTCTCTTTTTTCTAAAGTAGCATTTAATACTCTAGATATATCTACAGCACCTTGAGCAATTTTTTCAGCAGTCTGAACTCCTTTGCTATCTTTAAAGTCCTTCCATCCTGATTTTTTTCCTTCACCATCATCTGATCCTTTTGGTTGTCCCTCACTATCATCTTCTGGATCACTATCTCCTTCAGCTTGTGGATCTCCTCCTGCATCATCTTCAGTAGTTGTTGGAGTATTACCAGGATCATCTTGACCAGGATCTTCATCAGCTGGATTTTCAGTAGCTGGATCTGTATTTTCTCCAGGTTGTCCTTCATTACTAGGTGCTTCTTCATCACCTCCTTGATCATCAAATGGAAAATCCTCTTGATTAGTTCCTTCTGGTAATTGAGGACCAATTTGAGGTTGAGCCATGCTTGCTGTATCTGCATCAACTGAATTAGGAATACCATCACTATCAGCATCTTGTCCCATAAAACTAAAATCAGTTTCTTGAGGAGCTTGTTGTCCAGGTACGCCAGTTGAAACAGGACTTTGCATATTTTGACCTTCCTGTCCCATATTAACATTAGCTTCAGGTTGATTATTCATTTGTTGAAGTGTAGCCCAATCTCTTTCCATTGGCCAAACATGACCGGTTCCTTGATCAGCTTTTTTTAATTCTCTTCCATACTTTACATAGTTTTCTGCTTTAAATCTATCTGCAACTCCTTTTAATGTAAATACCCAATCCATTAAATCTCCAGGTTCACCAACACCAGCTGTAGGAGATACGCCTGTTGAGTGACCTGCTATAGGGTAAGGAATTTTATTACTTGGTTTATCAGTCATTCTTGGAGGTGCATGTGTTGCATGATCCTCTGTTGTTTCTTCTTGTTTAGTTTCTTGATTTACAACTTGTCCATTTGCTGTACTATACTGTTCTCCTTGCCACCAAAAATTTTCTAATCCTTGAGATTTTGCTTGTTGAAGAGCTTCTTCAAATTTTAAAGATTGTCCTTCACCGTGTGTAAAGGTTTCTAAAGACTCTTGATCATTCCATTGTACATTAGGATCCATATTCATTTCATTCATGTCTATGCCTAAATAGTTTGCATCAGGATCATACATGCCTGGTTCAACACCTCCTGTTTGATAACGTGGAATAAAATATTGTTTGTTGAAATTCATTTTAAAATTTTACACTATATATTATAATATACTAAATTAAAGCCACATAATCTAATGATTATATAGCTATTGATTATATTAAACCCATACTCATTAATTCATCCATAGCAACCTTAGAAATTTTATTACCTTTCCTATATTCTAATAATTGCTGTCTTAATCTGTTATTCTTTTTATCCACTCTTAAAACCTCACCACCTTTTTCTTCTAAAGGTATATCAAACTTTTTCATAAATATTTCTTTAAATTCTGGATTTTTTTCCATATCTAAACTAAGTGATTCTAAAACTGAATTAAGATTTTCTGTTTGAATTTTTCTATAGTCATTTACACCTTCTCTAAATATTTTAATATATTCATCAGGTGTTTTATTTTGTTGTTTTTTTCTTTTACCATATATTCTAGGTAACGCTTCTTCTAAAGGTTTACCATCTCTTAAATGATATCCTAAGTATTCTCTTGTTCCTTTTCTACCTAACATGTTAGATAATGCAGCAATATCAACAGGACTATAACCATGTTTATCAGCTACTTCTTGATATTCCCAATATAACTCATATCCTGTTTGTTGCATGCCTTTTTCATTTTTAAATAAAGTACCGTTAAACTTTTTTTCAAAAAATTTATTTTGTGCATCTCCGTCTTTTGCAAAAGAGTTTCTATTACCTTTATATTGTTTTCTTATTTGATTAAATAGTTGTCCATATCTTCCTGTAGCTGAAGATTGAGGATTCTTCATTAATTGACCATCTAAACTTTCAACTCTTTGAATACCAGCTTTCATATCATTTAATCTAATAGAATATCTATCAACAACTTCATTTGGTATTCTTCTAGGATTACCATCTTTATCTTTATACTTTTTATCATAATACATTCTACCATATATTTCATAAGGTTCACCAGCAATTCTTTCTCCTTTAATATTACCAATAGCTGTAGGTATATCAAAATCAAATTCATCATAGTAAGAAATATAATCAAGTTTTGTATTAGGGTCATATTTATTTTCTACTGTAAAGTCTTTCATTGTATATCCTCCTGCATCAGAATCTTTAATAAGCACAGACTCTTCTGAATCAAGATATTGAGATGCTGCATCCCATATGTCATCATCATTGCTAAAACTCCAATAGTTTTGTGTACCTTTTTTATCTTCTTTTCTTATTGTTGGTTTAAAGTCAGACTGAACAAATGTTTCATTCTCTTGTGGAAAACCTAAATATTTAAGCCATGCATCCATAGAACTACTTTTAATATGCTGTGCTTGATCTTTAGACATATCAAGGTTATTACCAAATGTATCAAAAGTTTGTTCTGTACCATTCCACATAAAAGGTTGTCTCTTACCTTTAACAAATCCACTAACAGCATTCTTTATATTGTAACCTATTGGATTAACTGTTTTACGTAATCTATTAGCAACCCATCCTGGATTTTGTTTCTTTTTTTCTAACTCTTCAAAGTCTACATCACCACCTTCTTGTTTATTTGGTAATTTACTAACTGGTTTATATCCTCTTAACCAATCTTCTTTATATAATGTTAATCTTGGATCATTAAGTTTTATATTACCCAAGCTAGGATGTTGCCAAACATCATTGTGTTTATTCATAGATTTTAATGTCTCAAGCATATCCCCTGTAGCTCCATCAGTCATACGTTTCCAATTTCCATGTGTCATTTCGGCCATATATGGACCTTTATATCCCATTGGGCTACCTAACTCAATTAATTCTTCAACAGACAGTCTATTAGGATTTAAAGGCATTCCTATATTAAAATGAGCATGATCATACATACTTGTTGGCCTTATCTCTCCAGATTTAATTGCATCAGAGTAACCTTTTTCATCACCAATCATTCTGTATCCAGCATTAGATTTAGGTTTAAATGCCCAAGGGTTATATTTATAAATAGGAGGAGCATTTTTATTCATCCATTTTTTAATACTTTTTACGCCTTTAGTTAAAACCTTACTTGGTATAAATGGTATCATAAATCCTGCTGCATTTAATACAGCATCTCCATATCTACCTTCATACGTAGCTTTTATTGTATTTTTTGCATCTATAAATTCACCAACAAATGGAAAAAAACTAGCTCCTAATTCTATTTGATCTGCTGTTAGTGGTTTTTGCATTTGTGGTTTTATACCTAAATTTCTTTTTACTTGAGCATCTTGTAATATTTCAGCACCTCTTTGAAAATCTTCTAATAACTCAGGATTCTTTTTGACATCAAGTATTTCTACTTTATCTGGATCTATCATTTGTTTTCCCGGTTCACCTACCATATGTGTTGTTCTGTCTGAAATATCTACTCCTGCTTTATTCATTCCTTTTGGACTTTTAACCAAATAACCTGATTTTAAATCTTTTGCTAGATTAGGATTTTTTTGTAAATCAGTTGCATGAAGAGCGTCTTTATACTTTATTCTATTGATCATTTGTATATCAGTTAGATCTTTAATATCATCTTGATATGCAGGAAACTTTGCAAGATTTGGATATCTTTTAGCATAACTATCAAGAGCCCATTGTTTATGAGGTTTTGTAGTAGAAAACATAAAGTCTCTATTTGGTGCTTCTGTTAATAAACCACTAGTAGCTCTGTTTGCAGTAGTTAATGAACGTAATGGTATTGAGCTTCCCATAAACTTTTTAAGAGCTGTAGGATCATTGATATCTACTCCTGCATCAGTAGCAGCTTTTAAAAACTTAGGACTGCTAAGTATATTAGGATCAGCATCAAAAGCTCTATATCTATTATTAGATTTACCATATAGACCAACAAGATTATTACGGGTTCCATCTAAATCTGTAATACCTAAGTCTCTAGCATAATTCATATCTTCTGGACTCAACATTTGTGCTGTTTCTTCTGAAGGACCCTTCCACCAATCTTTAAATTTTTTTAATTGTTTTCCAGGTTTAACATAATTTTTTACAACTTTTTTAAGAGCTCTTCCTGGAACAAATGGTATAAATGCAGCTGCACCATACATGGCCGCATCACCCCATTCACCTTTTCTTGCATGACTTAATGCACTACGAGTGTCAAGAATTTCTCCTGCTATTGGAAAAAATTCTGCAGTTTTTGCTACATCAGAGTCTACTGTTGCATCTTTTATAAATTCTTTTTGATTATCCTTACTTCTAAAATAATCATACACAGGACCAAACATTTGTTGAAGTTCATTTCCTCCAGCTCCTCCACCTCTTTGTTTATCTGGAAGTTCATCAAGATAAACTCTTCCATAAATTTCAGGAGATTTTAAACCTAAAGTTTTGTCAATAAGCTTATCACTTATTTTATCTTTAGTTGGATTTATATTCCATTTGTCATAATAACTTATATATTCTCTATCATCTTCATCTGTACCATAATCTAATGTATAATTACCCAGAACGCTTCCATAAGGATACGCATTACCCTTTTCCCATTCTCCTCTAATAAATTCTGATTTAAAATTATTTCTATCTTTATTTAGCTCTTTGTTACTTCTTAGATTTTCTAAAAGATTTGCATATTGTCCAGTAGTATCATTAATTAAGTGATTGATTATATCTTTTTCTGTTTGTTCTGAACGGTAATACACAGCATCTTTATTTTTAGATTTTGTAGGGCGGTATTGTGATTTTTTTATAGTCCCATATTTTTGAGGTTTGCCTAAAACCATAGATAATAAATCTTGTCTTTCTTTATACTTC